TAAGTGGAAGATGATATTCATTCTTTTGGATGCATAAAAGATATTCGTTCTTTTGGATGCATAAAAGAATGAGGAATACCGAATATTATGCGCTTTTCAATTCATAGAAGGTGAAAAGTTGCATAATATTCGGTTTTATTGTAAAAAAGATGCGGGAAAATTTGGTAGTTTCGCAAAAAAGTATTACCTTTGCACTCGCTAATGAAAATTAGCAGCGTTGGTTCCGTAGCTCAGTTGGATTAGAGCAACAGCCTTCTAAGCTGTGGGTCTTGGGTTCGAACCCCAACGGAATCACAATAACAAAGCATAAAGCGTAGGTGATATAATCGAAAGGTTATGTCACCTATTTTGCTTTAAAACGCTAAAATTCATCTAGTTATAAGCGTGAAGTAAGTCTATTAGTGTCGTATGCGATAGTGTATATGGCGATGATGCGAATTTCACAAGTAAGCCGTACAATCCACAAGTAAAGTGTAGAAATGCCGCAAAATTGCCGCAAATGCACAAAAATGTCCGCAATACATTGTAAATTTAAAGAGAATCATTATGGCAACAATAACATATGAACTTGGAAAACCAAAGCTAGATAAGTCTAGAAAGGTATCTATCGTAGTCTCACACAAGGGACAGAGAAGAAGAATTCCTACCAATATCGTTCTGACTGATAGTGACGTCTCACGAAGCGGGAAGATTTCATCCCGAAAGATACAGAAGGCGATTGATGACAAGATAAATCTCCTTAAGGATAAATTATATGACCTAGAGATTGACTTGTTAGGCAAGGATGTAGATATTGATTGGATTTTCTCGCATATAACAAAAGAAAGCGAAACTCTTGATTTCTTCGAGTATGCAGAGAAATGGATAGAACGTTCCACCAATAAAGGAAAGAAGAATTATTCTATAATGCTGAACTCCTTGGAACGTTTTAATCAATGCAGAAAACTGCCATTCTCGCTTATAGACTATAGTTTCCTTAATAGATATAAAGATTATCTCGATGGGCATCCTAGAGCACAGTCTTTATACCTTGGCAATATCCGTCACTTGTTCAATGAAGCTATTAAGGAATACAACACGGATGATAAGAAAGTGATTGCCAATAATCCTTTCGAGAAATTCTCTATTCCCAAGGATATGCCTAACACAAAGAACAGGGTAATCAGTGAAGAGAACCTTGTTAAGGTGTTTAACTTCAAAGGTACAAGGCGTATCGGTATGGCTAGGGATTGTTACATTATGTCGTTCTGTCTGATGGGAATGAACTCTGTTGATATGTATGAATGTACGCAATACAAGAATGGTGTGCTTGCATACGACAGAGCCAAGACTAGGGATAAGCGAGCTGACAACGCCCACATAGAAATAGAAGTACCTGATGTTATAAAACCTTTATTTAAAAAGTACAAAGGAACATCTAGGGTTTTTGATTTCTATATAAAGTATTCCAATTCGGGTAGCTTCAACAAGCATATCAACAAAGGTCTGCATTATATAGCGGACGAGTTGGGAATACCTCGTTTTGACTTCTACTCAGCCCGTCATACTTGGGCATCAATTGCTAGAAATAAACTGGGAATAGATAAATATACGATTCATGAAGCTCTTAACCATGTTTCGGACTTGGACATAACCGATATTTATATCCAGAAGGATTATACCAATATCAACAAGGCAAATGCAAAGGTCGTTGATTATCTTATCAACCTTGCAGGAAACAATATATAATAAGGAGATAGGGGAAGCTTAGTCTTCCCCCTCTTTGTTTTTGTTCTCCTCTTCCTTTTTATTCATTTTTGCACCAGTAGCTTTCATGATAGCCTTCAGAGCTTCTTCAAAGTTCAAGGAATCCTTTCCGCCATTAGGATGTTTCTCCCACCATTCAGGGTCAACCCAACGCATTGCCTTGTCATACCAAGACTGGTCGATGGAGGTTTTCTTGCCATCTTGACTTATCAACAAATATCCACCTTGTCCATCGCTAGCTATTCGCTGAACTTGTTCAAGGTTGACCCATGTCTTTTGTTTTTCGCTATATACCCACATAGTTATTGATTTAAATTATTTTTGTTCCTATTGTGCAAAGATACCGCAAAGTATTAAAAATACCAAATAAAAACTATTTGTATGTTTCAAGTTTGACCAAATGTGAGTTATTTTGTGTACCTTTGCAGAAAATTCTTAAAATATGATACAAAGATTTACGGAAATGTACTACGATGATGCGGTGCGCTTCGCTCAGTACATACAGGCTACGGAAGGTGGCGAGATTGAACTGGTTAAAGAGGAGGCAGATGGTTTTCCTCTTCCGCCTAAGCACAAGGTGTTTGACAACATGGTGAATTGTCTGAAGATAAGAAACTTTGAGATTGCTTATCTTCAGCAAAGACGTAATCCCGATGATGATAAGAAACATCGCAATCGAAATCTCTATCGCTACATCATGGGTCAGAAGATTAAAGAGGTTCGTGAACTTAGCGGTATGACCTTAGAGGAGCTGGCAGAAAAGTCAGGTTATAAGCCTAACAACATTCGTAACATTGAAATGGGGCGTTTTAACGCAGATATTGATACGTTATGCAATATTGTTGAGGCTATGGATGCTCATTTTGAGGTGATGAAAGATTAAAATGTGTTTCTGTACATAAATTATATTTAATATTTAAAAGAAATGTATTAAATAATTTGCAAGATTTAGGTGTTTTTCTTATCTTTGCAACGTAATATAAAAGGTGAGACACACCCGAAACAACTGTATTGAATATATGAATAAAGCATATTTGATTTTCAGCAAGAACACAAGCATTCAAGAATGTTGTACTTGGTTTCGTTATCGTGACGAAGCTTTAAGATACAATAAAGAACATTTTGAGAACGTGTTTAAGGTATTGCCACATGAGTTTGATTCTTTGAAAGATGTTGACCCTTGCGAGCCGACAGAGTTCACGAAGTCTTCAAGATGCGAGCATTGCTGGAGAAAGATTAAGAATGATTATCTAAAACATATAGGAGATATAAATATGAAGAAAGAAGAAAATTTTGACCCAAATGTCATTGATGACAGCGAGTTTGAAGAAGTAAGAAAGTCGTTTGAAGAGAAGTTTGGCGAAAAGAAATAGTATTTCACTATTAGCCAAAAGTGAGTTTAATAACCCGAACGCATTTGTTAGGATGAAAGAATTATGCTATCTTTGCATTGCGTTCCTTGAAATAATTAATTATGAGTAATAACAAAGAAGATTTTGATGCGCAGGTAAGTGCATTTAAAGAGAAGTATCCCGATTTCAAGCCAGCCAAACCTATTGAGGTTCTTAACTTGATTATGACAAGAAAGAATGCCAAGGAGATTCTTGAAGGCAAGAAGAAGGTTGAATACAGAGCCTATACAGACCATTATATTGGTCGTTTGTTTGACAAGGATGTTTTGGAGTTCCTTAAAAAGCATGGTGAAGAAGAGGATGTAATTAAAGCGCAAGAGGAGGGTATTGTTGACCCATTGCGAGTAGTGAAGACAATCCACTTCCATGATTATAACAACTCGTGGTATCTCGATTGCGATGTTTTGGTGAATGATACCTGCATCGTAATGAAAGAAGATATGGATTTCCTTCATGAAGAGTATGATAGTCATGACCTGGATGAAATGTATGAGGCATTGGAGCTTAAAAAGGAGAAAGAGCGTCCTTTGTTTTTCTTCTTTGTTGTTGACAAGGTAACTAAAACGACTCTAAAGTAGGTGGGCGTAAGTCCACTGACCCTAGATAATTCCTCAAGGGGAGTAGTTTATGATTCGTGGACTTAAAACGTTACAACTATGTCAGAGGCATCAAGAGGTTATCGTTACACCCAATGGAGAGCGGTAACAAATCGTACAACAGGTCTTCGTGCAGGTGAGAGACGACAGCGTGGTAGAAATATCGAATATCGTAACACTGGCGCACAAGGAACTACTTACGGTGGCGCAATGCGTACATTGGCAGCTCGTACAGCAGCTAATAACGTCACAGAGCGTGTAAACCGCAGACTTAGAAGAGGTTAAAAGTCTTAGAGGGGTTGAATGAATTAAGTTTCATTCACCCCTTGTTTTTAAGGAGAATAATGTATGCAAGAACTAAAAAGAGCAAGAGAAATCATTGACGATGTTTCCAAGGAGACAGACAGTATATTGCTTTTCCATTCTTTGAGTGGAAAGGATTCTATCGTCTTGCTTGACTTATGTTACAAGAAGTTCAAGCGAGTTATTGTTGTATTCATGTATCTTGTGAAAGACTTGGAACATATCATGCGTTACTACAATTACGCTAAAGCCAAATACCCGAACATAGAATTTGTTCAAGTTCCCCATTATGCTTTGTTCAATTATATTAAGACAGGGTATATGGGAATAAAGCAGAATACAAAACAAAGGCAATGGACTCTAGCTGACATTACCGAGAAACTTAGTGAGAAGCTAGGAGTTGAGTGGGCTTGTTATGGATTCAAGCAATCGGATTCTTTGAACAGACGCCTTATGCTTAGAAGTTATACGGATGGGAAGGAAGCTATTAATTGGAAGACGAAGAAGTTTTATCCATTATCTACATATAAGAATAAGGAGATTTTGGATTTTATTCTTGACCATCGCTTGAAGAACCCAGAGGTGTGTGGAACGAATAAGCAAAGTTCGGGAGTTGATATTGAAGATATAGAATACCAAAAGTATCTCAAAGAGTTATATCCGGCAGATTTGGAGAAGATATACAAGGTATTCCCTATGGCAAGGATAGTCATGTTAAAAGCTAATAATAAGGAGGAACTGAAATGAAAAAAGGAAGTGAAACAAAGATAATCAAGAGGTCTCAGATAAATCTGAACCCTTGTAATCCGAAGGTGCATACCGATGCAGACATCAAGCAGCAGAAAGCCAACATAAAGAAAGTTGGTCTAATTGGTGGTATTCAATGGAATGAAACAACAGGCAATCTTATAGATGGGCATAAGCGAGTGATGAGTGTTGACCTTATCCAAGGTTATGATGGAACTCCCGAAACGGATTATGACATCAAGGTAGAAGCCGTTGATTTTGATGAGAAGACCGAAAAGGAGCAGTTGTTGTTTATGGCGAAGTCGCAAGACCCGATAGATTACAATTTGGTTGCTAAGAATTTCAGTATAGACGAAATAGATTTCAAGGCTGCTGGCTTCACGGAACAGGACACAGAACAAATCAAGATGTTGCAAGATGATTTGGAAGCATCTTTAAAAGAGTCGGGTATGGATGACTTCAGTGAGGATTTTCTGAATGAACCGATGACTTCTGTAGCTGAGCCAGTACCAATGACGGAATTACCAAACATAGAAAAAACATCTGAAGAGATTGTAGCCGAGCATGCTGCCAAGCCTAAGATGACAAAGGAAGAGGTTAAAGAGCAGAAGCAACATTGTACTGATGTCGGCATGAAAAGGCAGGAAGATATTGATAACTTCATATTTATCGACTTTGAAAGCTTGGAACAGAAGCAGCTGTTTTGTGATATGCTGCACATGGTAGCCACTAGCTCTATGCGTGTTTCCGGAAGTCAGGTCTTAGGTTTATTGTAATATGGGACGTAAGCGAGTAAAGCCTCTTGTAGTGAGGAAGAATCCCTTAGAAGTTGCCAATATGGTAATTGATATGGTTAGGGAACAGAGTCCAGATTGCATTGTTATGATGTCTCTTGGCAAGGATTCCATTGTTACATTGGACTTATTGTATGATAAGTTTGAACGGATAGTGTGTGTATTTATGTATCTCGTAAAAGACTTGGAACATATACAGCGATGGATAAACTGGCTGAGGGCAAGATACCCGAAGATAGAGTTCGAGCAAATTCCGCATTGGAATACTACATACAATCTTCATTATGGGGTGTATTGTGTACCGAACCCAAAGGTAAAGGTACTTAATCTTTCTATGGTCGTAAAAGCCTTAAAGATACGTTTCGGAATAGAATACGTGTTCTTTGGTATGAAAAAAGCAGACTCGATGAACCGTAGCCTTATGTTGAAGTCTTATGAGGATGAAAATTACATTCATGGTGGAAATTGTTATCCTCTTGCTGATTTTACTCAAAAACAAATCCTGCAATATATGAAGCATCGCCATCTACCTAAGCCGATAATGTACTCCAGAGCATTGCGCTCAGAGAACGCTGAGGTGGGGAATGCATCAGGAGGTTTGTCTTTGGACTTGGATTGTTTTGTATGGCTAAGGGATAATGCACCTGAAGACTTAGAGCGTATATATAAGGTGTTTCCGCAAAGTAGGGTGATTCTTTATAAGTATGACAACAAGTAATACTCTTTTTAATTTATATATATAATAATGTATTATTTTCTTTTTGGTATAGGCGGGCTTGTGAAAGTCTGCCTATATTGTTAAAATCATAAAATTACCAATACTTAAAGCGAATAAAGGTTAAATGCATAAAGAAAAACCATAATATATTTGCAAGTTAGAAAATAAAATCGTATCTTTGCAATGTCTTTAAGAGATACTTGAAGATTTGCCGCAAGACAAGTTTCTTGCAATTTAGTGCAGGGCGAGCACGTTAAAAACTAGCACAGACGTTATGAAGATGATTACCGACAAGCAGAAGAAGTTCATCAATGATCTAAAAGGTGTTATCACAGAAAATGGCATAAATGCTATTGATGCATTGGACTTGAATAAGTTTACTTGCTATGATGCATCTAAGCTTATTAGTGGTTTGCTTGGTCTTAGAGATTGCTACAAGGCGATTTCAAGAGGCGCATGTGTAACTAGTACAGCGTATTGCGATGAGGCTTTAGATAATGTCTTTAATACAATTGAAAAGTACAAATAATATAAAAGGTGAGACACACCATAAAAACTGTTTAAGAGAATGAATAGCAAAGAATTAGTAAGAAATATGATAGCTTTCTTAAACGAGCGTCACGATATGGATTGCGCAACGTTATGTCAGCGTTTTGCAGTATGCTATGGTATGAGAGAGGACGAGGCGAAGAAAGTTATTTTGGAGCTGACAATGCTTCAGATATTTGCAGAGAATTTTGGTGTTGAAATTTAGAACTTTGAGATTATGGATAAGAATACAGCATATCAAGTAATAAGCCAATTTAGGGCAAATAATTGCAAAAATGGAGCTTTGGCTAACGCTTTGGATGAAGCATTGAAGGCTTTGAAACCAGTGGCTACAAATAACGTTTATGTTATCAAGTTGGATATATTGGGAAAATTGTCTTTTTGTAAATCTCGGACTACGTTATGGCTAGAAACATCTAATGATAAAAAAAAGCTGCAAGCGCATATTGCAGAATGGAAAAGTAAGATAGTAGAGCGATGTAAGGACGATAACAATTCTTTCGAGTTTGATTTTCATCATGGGAGTCCTTATAATTTCACGGCAAACAAAAAGAATTGCAATGAGTTGCCTTTTTACTTTGATGGTAAACATTATTGCTTTACGATATTAAAGGGCTATAAAAGTCTTAAAAGCAAATATGAGCAGAGTATCGAGCACGATATGGATGCCGTTCAAGATATGATGTCTTATTTAAATTTATAGAGCATGAAGTTATACGAGGTAGGCTGCATCGTCAAAGAGGTGCAGCCAAAGAATGGAGTAAAGATTACTCTAGAGGAGGCTCAGGCTTTAGTTGGTGGTTATGTCGAGTTGGTTCATCTTGATGATAATAACATATTATTGTGCGATGAAGAAGGACTTCTCAAACATAAACCTATAAATACTTTGGCTACAATACAAGCGAAGGGGCTTGGCTGGAAAGGTAGTTATTTGGTTGGGAGCGTTTTATTTTTAAAGGACAAGGAGTTTTAGTTATGAGTAAGGCAAGAAAGAATGATGTGAATAAGGATATACCCGAAGAGCGAATAACTCTTAGGGTATTGAAGAATTATTCAAAAATGCAAGAAGAATTGTGTCATCTTCGTAAGAAAACACGTGAACAAGGCTACAGACTTAATGAACTCAACAATCAGCTACAGAGGCTTCACTCGAAAGAAGTTAGATGTGTGTTAGAGAAGTACAGAAAGTTACTCTTAGAGCGTGATGAGTTGCGTGAGAAGAATAAGGCTTTGGAACAGGTGGTAAATCAATACGATGGGTTAAAAAGGTTTTTTACTAACGAATTGAACAAGAAAGAGGAGGGAAAAGAATGATTATAGGTTCTATGACGGGGCGTGAACTTTTTGAGATATTCAAGAAAGATAAGCCTATGCTAGAAAAGTTTGCTATCGAAAAAGCAAAGAAACTCATCCGTGAGCTTCGTAAGGGAATGGGACGATATACAACCCAGTGTTATGATTTCAAGACGAAAGATGCTACTGAATACAAGGTATGTGTGTTTGTTGATAGAGGGAACATAAGAAAATTCTATTTTGACATGTTTATCTATTGCAAGGAAACGAATGATTACGTATGTGCTACTTCCTTGTTGGACGAAGAGAATAGTGCAGAGCAGTTCAGCTATACGCCTCATTTCTTGCGAAGATATGCTGAGCGAGCATTGGGAGTAGATAACATGTCAATTAATAGGGTATTAGCTCACATTGAAAGAGAAATAGCTTATACGGTGCTTATTTACAAGAATGACGCAAGTAAGGTTGTAGCTACTAGCATGGGGCTTTTCCTGCAAAAGATTGACTATAAACGAGGAATCAATATCTGTAAGACTTTTGTTAGCGTAGATATGCTTAAATCTTCCCAAATTAAAGCATATATGGTAGTTGCCGACTTGATTAAAGAGTATTCAGAGCGGTACAATAAAGTTCAAAGGAATGATAATGTACGAGTAGATTTTACTAATGATTGTTTGAGTAGAGGTATTACTGAAAAAGATTTGGTTAATGCCTATGGTGAATATTTTAAGAACAAAAGATAAAAGAAAGGGGTTCGTATGGAGAGAATGACACGAAATGATGCCGCTGCTTTTTTAGGCGTTGACCCTCAGACGATTACAAACTGGGTTAACAAGGGCTTGCTTGGAGGCTACAATGATAAGAGCAGTAAACGCTTTTGGGTGAATGCTGATGATGTCAAGAAGTATTCCGAGAAGTACAAGATGTTGTCTGTCTCAGAGGATTTGCTTGATAGAGAGCAGAAAGAATTGTTAGCAAGTGAGCGAAAGGTAAATGCTAAGATACAAATGTTAATGCATGATGCGTTAAACATTTCTTCTTTCAGTTATGAAAAAATCGGTAGCTCACTTTGTACGTTATTGGAGTTAACGTCACAAGGTGGAATGCGAGAGAAGAAGATTATGCAAGCATTTTTCAATGGGGACAGGATTAGTAATATAGCCGAAGAGTTTGAACTTTCAAGGGAGAGAGTTCGCCAGATTGTCATTAAGGCTGTTCGGAAGTTCAACTATGCGATTGAAGAACTTGCAGACTTGAAGCAGGAGAACAATTCCTTGAAAGAAGAAATTAAGAATGTAAAAATGCGGTTGATTATGCAAGAGGGTGAAAAAGAAGAAGAACTATCTGAAGATGTTCCCCCTTCAGTGTTCTCCATCCGATTAGTTAATTGTAATTTACCAGTTCGTGTACTTAATGTGACAAAGGCAGCCGATATAGATACTATTGGAGACTTGGTACAATATTCCAAGTTTGATATGGTAAAATTTCGAAACTTCGGAAAGAAAAGCCTTATGCAATTGGATGAATTCATTCACGAAATGGGATTGGAATGGGGCATGGATAAGGCAAAGATATACGCAAGAGGTATTCAGCGAATGAAAGATGACACTTACATTGAAGAGCTATTTAGAATGTACCTTGCGGATATAACAAGCGAGATTGAGAAAAAGTATAATCTTTCTCCGGCTGAGGCTATGAAGAAAGCTTATAGTGAAATGAAGAGATATGTAGGATTTAAAGAGAAGAACAATGAATGAATGTTTTAGGCAAGGCGTTGAATATTAAATCAACCAATAAGATTGCCGTTAAAGTAGAACAAGGAGCATTAGAAGTTAATATGAAACAATGCAGTGTAAAGCGCATTATGTGGTTCTCTGTCTTTTTGATTGACGAATTTACTATGCGCCCATGCAATTATACTTTCTATTCCTCTATGAGTGACGATGAGTTGGATGATACTTTTACACAAGTAGAAGGCAGATTGGGCTTTCTGAAAAACTTAAATTCTAAATAACATGACGGAACAGGAAAGAAGAGTTGTAAACCATGCAATGAAGATACTAGAGCAGAGCCAAGATGATGAGGCTAGGGCGTTGGCTGTCAAGTTGATGGAACAAGGTACAAAAGTTCCTCTTCAGAAAGTGCAGTTTTATGCCGCATATTGCAATGGCTTGCGTGATGCGTATTCAAGAATATTCGACCTAATACAAGGTGGTGGATGGCTTGCAAAAGTGAGCAAGAAGGAAATGCCATACTTCGAAGCAGAGAAGAAACTTGTAGAGAGTTGTATTGATGCTTGCTACGATTATCACATGGGTAAGTATGATATTAGGTACAAGGATAAAGAATTATCTAAGAGTGGTAAGCTATTGTCCTGCAAGGCGGTTTTTGAGAAACAAACGATGATTGATGTTGAGGTTAAATACAACAAAGATAAAGAATGATTGCACAATATAGATAAGTGAAGTTGTAAACCTTTGATATTTAGGTACTCCCTTGCAAATTTTGTATCTTTGCAAATAAAAAAGGAGATTTAAATATGGCAGATAGAGGATATAGAGGCAGACCTCAACGAGGCGAAAGAGCGGATAGGCAAATCAATGCCGGACATAGCCGTGGATTGGATGTGGCTTTGTCCGACACAGAAGCTAAGATTAGAAAGTTAAAGACAGAACGTATTTATGCTTATGACCAAAACGGAAAAGAGATAAGCCATTCCACAAGAGGTACTTCTACAAGTACGAAATTACCAAATGGTTATAATTACAAAGATGCAATATTGACGCATAACCACCCAGGAGAAGGGTTGGATAACAACATAGCAGGTAGGATAGGAAGAAGCTTTAGTAGTGCAGATATTGCTACTGCGGTCATAAATAACGCATCTGAGGTAAGAGCTATCACAAGCACTTATACATACTCTATGAAAAGACCGAAGAATGGTTGGGGAATAAGTACTCAACGACAAGCCGTGAATGTTGCAAGAAAAATAAAGGATAGGCGTAAGAAGTATTTTAATTCATTTGTCGCTAAACCGAGTTCCGATTACACTCACGGAAGAATGAGTAGAGAGCAGTTGTCAATTGCTTGGGACAGAGCTGATGTAGTTAGTACTAATAAAGCTCTTCGTGAAGTCGCAAAGGAATTAGGTTGGGATTATACCCGCAAGCGTACTAGTTAAGGAATATATTCAAAGGAAGGGTAGTATTGTCCTTCTTCATGTGGAAAGAACCTTCCCATCATTGACAATGCCGTAGTACATTTTTCATATTGCTTTTGAAATCCGTACTTCTTAGCTCTCGATAGGTTGTGATGCAGGTCGTTGATTTTGACTTGTATTGCAACCATATCTTTTGAGCCAATGATTGATTGTACGTAGTCAAAGTACGGAACACCTTCCTTGTGGGTTAGTACACATACACTATCGGCAATGTCTTTTCTAACACCTAGTGATAACAGCTTGTCGTAGGTCATATCCGTATCTTCAATCGTATCATGGAGAAATCCGACACAAATCTCTTCGGTACTATTACCCATTTCTCCAACATGGATAGGGTGCAATATAACAGGCAATCCAACCTTATCAATCTGTCCTTTGTGCGCCTTGCAAGCGATACCGAGGCACAATTCTATCATTTCAGAATCTTTCATATTCTTCTTTCGTTATTAACTCACCTAATTCAAGAGCATCTTGTGCATAGGTGTTCTCATTAAACTTAAACTCTTTTGGCTTACGCCCTTTACCTTTTGGGTAACACATAAGTTCTTTATTTACATATTGATAACGGACAACGATGTCATCCTCCCAATAGTAAACATAAACCGACTCTCCGTTTTTAAGGAGGTGGCTGATTTTGTTCTTATCTTTATTGTTCATAGTCTTTATCTCCTTATTACAATGCAAAGATATAAAAAATATATTAAACCTGCAAATAAATTAATGTTTATTATTTGAAATTTAAATATATTAATTATTGAAACGTAGCATAGTAAGCTTGTTGCATAGATACCGACCTTTGCTTCTTACCTCCGTTACTCTTGGCGGTTCTACTTTGCTCGTATAATGCATGTCCCCAACCGGATGGTTTCTTGGTCTCTTTGTAGATTTCTCGCATGGTCTTCCCACCCAACAGCTTATAGGCTATCGAATAATTCTCCTTGGCGTAAATCATCTTGGCGGTGTTAACTTGTATCTCACCAATAAGTCCGGTCTTCTTGTTCCGAATATTGATGATGTTTCCTGAATAGCCCGTATCCAGTTTCTGTTCCTTGAGTCTAACGAACTCAAAGCCTTTGTATCTACCTTGGAGGTCTTTTATGATTTTCGGAATTGACCCTTTGTCTGCGATAATGGTTGTTCTGTACGAGTCCTTTATGTCTTTAATACCATTAGCCTCGCCCTTAGCCTTGCGTACTATGGAGTCAACACTCTTGTAATTGATAGGAGTGACCCTTGCTCCATACTTCTTAGCTATACCTTCCGCTATAGCTTGTAGCTTATTACCAACCGACTCGGCTTTTCTCCGCATAGAGGTAGCTTGTGCTCTCAGCCTAGCATATGCCCCATTATTTCCAACGTCTCCCATATCTTTTTTGTGCAAAAGTAACTAAAATAAAAGCCAATTAACATGTTGCTGCGATATGTTATTTCACTAAAAAGACAAAGTGAAAAGACGCACAGACAAACATTTCTCTTAAACAATTATTATTCATACCTTTGCAAGAAACAATGAGTTGAAAAGATGACGAAACCAAGAGATTATTTCACAGGCAAGCAAGAAGAGTTCAAACGCTCCGAAGTGCAGATAGCACCATATAATCCAAGGAAGATTTCACCGCAGCAGAAAGCTACATTGAAACGTTCCATAAGGAAATATGGCGTTGTTGGAGGTATAACCGTCAATAAGCAGACAATGACCATCGTAGGCGGCAACCAAAAAGTAACCATCATGGATGAGATTATGGGCTATCCCGAAAAGGATTATGCTCTTTTGGCTGAGGCTATAGATGTGGATTACAGGACCGAAGTTGAACTTAACCTCATGCTTAATTCCGAGAATGCTCATGGAGAATGGGATGACATGAAAGTCCGTGAGTTACTGCCGGACATAAACTATATGGATGCCGGATTAACGGAAGAAGACCTGTCCCTGTTCGGATATGATGCAATGGTAAAGACTGAAGGCGAAGACGAGTTAGGCAAAGAACTCAATTCCTTACTAGACCCATTTGCCCAAGAAAGCGAAAACAGAAAAGTGCCAGCACCAAAGGAAGTGCAAGAAGAGCAGAGACGACAGATAGAACAAAATCAAATTATAGCCAATCAGCAGCAAGAGGCTCAATACCAAGCGAATAAGGAACGTATGCAGCAGGTGAAGAAAGAAGTAAATACCAAGGCAGCGGAAAAGGCATTGGAAGCCGAGTCTTACGTCATGCTATCCTTTGATAACATCGAGAACAAGGAACGCTTTATGAGCACCTTTGGCTTTATCGAAACCGATAAGGTAATAAAGGGAGAAATGCTTATGAAGGTTGCAAAACGAATATAAACAAAAACAAAATGAAAGCAATGAAAAAGATTATAAGATTCTCGTTAGGGTTTATAATGGCGGCAATAACAATAGTTATGCTCATTCCATTTATGATTGTTTCTATGTTTCTTGGCAAGAGGAGAAAGAAAGCGTTCAATATATGGGTGTCGTGTCTTTTTACCTCTTTGATAAACAAGATAGGGCAATTGGTCAACTCATAAATATCGAAAGATTATGAAGGAGAACAAGAAAAGATTAATGAAGATTGCGAACTTGGCTATAGCTATGGTATTGGCAATACCGATGTTCATTCTAGCCGTTCCTTTCTATATGTATAACAAGATTAGAGGCAAGGTATAAATCCCATCTGCCCAATATATAGCGAAACAATAATAAATACAAGAAAATGGCAAAACCGAAATTTGATTACAATGGCGATGCTTTCTACGATGAGATAGAACAGCTTGCAAAGCAAGGTCAGAAGGATTCTGAAATTGCCTACGCCCTTGGCTTGAAGTTTGGGGTTGACCTAAATCCGCAGGTCTTCAACCGAATGAAAAACGGAAAATACGAGAATTGGAATGAAGACGAAAATGCGGAAAGAGGCGAAAGAATAACTCAATCCCTCGTGCGTGGCAGAGAGTTTATTAATGCAATCGTGCGTGGCAGATTCCTCAAATGCGCCCTTGGTGGTGTCAAGGTAAAAGGCAAGACGACCACCAAAAGACACATGGTTGTAGATGGAGTTATGACAGATGATATAGTAGTGGAAACTAGAGAAACCGAGCAGGAGACCCCACCTAACGTACAAGCTCTTTCAACTTGGCTATTCCATTACGATATGACTTGGAGAGAGATACAGAGAGGTAAGAAGGATGAAGAGGAAAAGGGCATTCCTTTTGACCCTAAGAAAGGTATATCCGTCAATAAGTGGATAGAAAGAGAGATAGAGCAGGAAGCAGAAGAGCAAGAGGAGGGTGAATAATGACAAAAACACATTCCGTTTATTATCCGTTGTATAATGACAAGACGCATTTCATTTACCTTATTACAGGAAGCCGTGCGTCAGGAAAAAGCTTCTCAGCCTCTCAGTTTATCGAAAGACTAACCTTCGAATACAATGCGGAAAGAAAGATAGCACATAAGATTCTTTATACACGTTATACGATGGTGAGTGCCGCTATTTCCGTAATTCCAGAGGTTAAAGAGAAAATAGAGATAGATGGTACACAGGATTATTTCAAGAACACGAAGACGGATATAGTCAATAAAATGACGGGAGCTGAAATCATGTTCCGTGGTATCAATACTTCTAGTGGTAATCAGACCGCCAAGTTAAAGTCTATTCATGGTGTGACTACGTTTGTCGTTGATGAGGCTGAGGAATGGACGAGTGAGGAGGATTTTGAGCGTATCATGCTTTCAATCCGTCAGAAAGGCTTGCACAACCGAGTAATAATCATTATGAACCCTTGTGATTCTAATCATTGGGTATATAAGCGTTTCATCGAAAAGACACATAAAGAGGTATATTTTGATGGCGTTCCCGTCCAGATCAGTACAGACCCTAGAGTACTTCATATACATACGACCTATCTTGATAATATAAAGCATCTTTCACCTGAGTTCCTTAACGAGGTATTAGAGATGAAGGAGAATGAACCGGAGAAATATGCTCATATAATGATAGGTAGATGGTCTGACGTGTCAGAGGGTGCAATCTTCAAGCATGTTGGCATCGTAGATAAGTTCCCTAGCAACGCAAGGAAAGTAGCTATCGGTGTGGATTGGGGATATTCTAAAGATTATACTGCTATTGTTAAATGCGGTATCGTTGATAATCGCCTGTACATAGAAGAGCTTTGCTATAGAACGGAAATGTTGTCCAGTGATATTATAAAATTCTTGCGCCCTTATGCGGACGAAGGCTTGTTTGTGTATGCGGATAGTGCCGACCCTAGACTGATAGATGAGGTTGCTCTTGGTGGAATAGTTATATATGGAGCACAAAAGGGTGCTGGTTCAATATTGGCTGGCATAGACAAGATGCAGACATTCGAAATCTTCACAACTAGGCAATCAGTCCATTTACAGAGCGAGTTCCGTAAATATGTGTGGTCAAAGGATAAGGATGGTAATTATATCAATGTTCCGGAAGACCATGACAATCATTTAATAGATGCTGCTAGGTATTATATTCTTGCTGTATTACTCGGTAAGGTGATGAAGCCAAGGAAAGCATCAAAATCAGACTTAGGAGTGTACTAAACGACAAATATAATTACTTTTGTAATAAAAATACAAATATTTAACTATTAGATAGTTAGTGTAAGTACTCTATAAGGGTGAATAAAAGTCTAGTGTAAATAAAAAAGATTGTTTACTAAATAAAGATAGATTCTTTAGTAAATAGTCTTTTTTTATTCACTTAAAAACTAAGTGAAAGGCATACGTAGATTAAAGCGTGTAGAAACCATGTTTATTATTACCTTTGCTTCAAAAAGTTATAAGGATGTTTGTAGATTCAATTATTCAGATAAAGACATATTTTCGAAACCTCACGCTCAATGCATTGGGTGTGGAGAGAAGCATCTTCGAACGTTTGGAAGATAATGATGTTGATTCTGTCGTAAACATGATGGAACAACATGATTTCGATGTGGATAATGCCATTTCGGAATATAATCCGCAAACTCACAAGGTGATGAGCCGTGAGGATAAATGGGTAAAGGGAGAAAAACCATATAGGACGGAGAAGTTGGCAAGGACAAGGCAGAGATACATCAATGAGGTAGAGTTGTTCTTCTTGTTAGGTAATCCGATAATGTGGAAGAAAGTAGAAGGTGACGATGAAGCCTTTGAGCTATACAAAAAATACTTGAAGAATATATACTTCAATACCAAGCTTCGCCAATGCAAGCGACTTGCCGGAGCGGAAACCGAAAGCGGACTTGTCTTTAATTTCTCGCAAAAAGACGGAAACATGCACGTTGACGTATATGTTGCAGCTCGTTCAAAGGGACATAAGATGCGAGAGTTGTTTGACCAGTATGGAAATATGCTTGCTTTTGCGATTGGTTATTCTCTAAAACGAGAAGCAAGGACAGTTGAATGTTGGGATATACTTACATCAATCTTCAACTATCATTGTGAGCGTGGTGGATTTGGATGGAAAGTGTATAAGTATCCTAATCCAACCGGAAAGATTAATGGCGTTTATTTTCATCAGCCGAAGTCATGGGAAGGAGCAGAACCGAGAATGGAACGTGAAGAGATGCTAGATTCCAAGATTGGAGATACCAACAACTACTTTGCCGACCCTATTGCAGCGGCTACTGCTGACGTGATACATTCTATTCCTAAGCGGAATAAGCCAGGGAAGCTGATACAACTGACAGGCAAGAATTCTAGGTTTGAATACATCAATCCTCCTCAGAACTCGGAAATCCGCAAGGCGGAGAAAGAGGACTTGGCTCAATCTATATTGTTTGATACATTTACACCGGATATGTCACCGGAATTAATGAAAGCCATGAGCACGCTTACCAGTGTAGGTATAAAGCGAGCGTTGGTATTGGGCTATGTCAAGAGGGCGAACCGAATGGAAATTTACGAAGAGCTTGTCGGTAGATTGTCGCATGTGATTATTGCCGTTATGAAGGAACTATATCCCGAGATGAGAAGCAAATTGGATAAGCTTGAGGTTGAATTCGAATTTTCAGAGCCGTTTGAGGATGACAAAAAGGATAAGTGGAAAGTTATTGCGGAACTATATAATCAAGGCGTACTCTCGTTAGAGACTGCTGTTCAAATGCTTGCACTCACGGACGCTCCTGCTGAAGAGATAGAAAAGATACGCAAGGATTCCGAAGAAAAAGTTGCGTTAGCTGCAAAGGTAAAGGGAGACGAAAATTCAACTTCATAACATCAAATGCTTATTGTTTTTTGGGGGCGCATTTCCTGCTCGGATTTGCGCCCTTTTTGCACTTAAATTTTAAGTGAAAGCATTGTGGTAAAAATATAATATTATTCCTCATTTTGTTTTTAACTTTGCTGACATGAATTCGAATGAACTTATCATAAACGGAAAGGATGCTTGGACTAACTATCGTGTAAAGATGGGTAGTGGATTCTTAGATGCATTAGAGGCTGATGCAGACAATAAGAGTTATATTGCCAACGAGGTAAGAACTGAGCATGGAACTAGGGTTGTTCCTATTCGTCCAAAAAAGGCAGAAAGAAGCATTACATTAGAGTTTGTCATTATTGGCAGAGACCATACTGACTACAATAAAAGGGTAAAAGCCTTTGATGCGCTTATGGATAATGGCTTTGTTACTATACAGGTTCCGAAATCAAAAGATGATGTTTATCGTTTGTATTGTGCAAGAAAATCATCTAGCTATTCTAGGGGAAAAGGAGGTTCTATAGGCAAGAAGAGTTTGAAGTTAGTGGAGTACAATCCTACAAATAGAGGAGAACTGACGGATTCGGATAGAGAAAAATTCACTTTAAAAGAATTTGAGGATATAGAATAATTATGAAAACTTTCAAGGAAATCGACATAAAGTACTACGATAATAGCGGAAACGTACAAGTAAGATGTACTGTTCCTGTTACACAAGAAGCATTAGTTCATTATGAATTGATGCAGTCTCACTATTGTAAGCTTTCGTTTAAACTTTCTAGACCGACATATTTCTTGCTTGGTGATTTTATCGAAACACCATATGGGCGATTTGAGCTTATAGATTTAACTAAGGCCAAAGATAATGATACTATCGGATATTCCTATGAAATCCAATTCGATGCCTATTATCGTAAGTTAAAGAATAAGATCCTGAAGTATCGCCCGAATACAGGTTCACAAGAAGCGACATTCTCTCTTACTTCAAAAATTAGTACTCATATAGAAGTGATAATGAAAAATCTAGCTTATTATGCGAAGTTAGATAAGTCTTACCTTTATGACCCTAATTTTGAAGGAGAAGGAACGGATTATACTTATGTTATAGATGCGAGTGTAGATGCGAATGCTGCAAAGCTTATAACCTATTCCAATTCTAGCATATTGGATGCTATTGCGAATATAGCCCAGACGTTTGGTTGTGAATGGTGGTTTGAGGGAAATATACTGCATTTTGGAACTTGTGAGAATACGAATGCTATTACTGATTTCAGACTTAACGACAATATCGTTTCTATGTCAAGCTCACAAAGCCAATCCACTTATGCAAACAGGGTATATGCCTTTGGAGCAGCAAGGAACTTGCCTAGCGGATACAAGAATGATTCCGATGCAGATATAACAAAGGATGGTGTTGTCGAAAAACGCCTTATGCTTCCAACGTCAGCAGAATGTTCTGAACAAAACAAGCAAATGCTGGCAGAGAATGGCTTTGAACTGAAAAATGGATATATACAAGTAGGTGGACTCCGTGAAGACCAATATGTTGAGGGAGTAACTACAAATGATGATATTTATCCAAGAAATCTTATCAAGACTTCTAAGGTAACATCATATGAAAAAGATGTAGAAGATGAAAGTACACCAGAAGAAGGAGATTACATCAAACGGACTTTCTATCGTGTAAATTCGCTTACTATTGTCAATGAAGATGGCGAAAAAACAGGTGATATGGCTTTCCGAAAGGCGTATATCCTTAGTGGCAAGAACTTACATATAGTATTCCAAAGCGGTTCTCTTAATGGTATGGACTTCGAATGTGAGTTTAATCCAGATGGAGTTCCTGAAATACTTTTAGATGATGATGGAAATCCTATATTTAAGGATGGAAAAGAACAGATAAATCCTAAGTCGCAGGTATTTGAGATTGTTGCTAATGAGGATTATGGTCGTTTTTTGCCGGACACAACTTTGCATCCAAAGGACGGAGATACTTTTGTTCTCTATAATTGGAATTCTACCAAATTGGGCGATGCTTTGGTTCCTTCTGCTTCTAATGAACTGCTGGCGGACGCTATCAAGAATTTGAAGAAGTCCGTGATAGATCCTACAACATATACATGTACTGCCGAGGATAACTATTCCTATAATCATGGTAGAGGAAACTTGCATGGGGTAGGTGACAGGGTTAATCTTTATAATAAAGGTTATGGCGATGGATATAGGTCTTCAAGAGTTATTGGATATGAATTCATCCTTGATATTCCTTTTGATGGTGCGAAGTATTATGTTGGAGAAAAGCCTTCGTATTCCCGCCTCAATGCAATGGAGTCAAAGATAGAAGAACTTATCTATAATGGACAGAGTTATCTTAATGGTAATGGCGGAAGCGGAAGGTCGATTTACATCATTAAGAGTTATGATAGCATAACTCCTACGGATTATAATGTATTTTCAGCAAAAGCTGTTGATGAACAAAGATTAAACAAGACAAAGGACGACACCGCCAAGGGTACTATCACCTGGGAGAAGGTGCAGAAGCTTTTAAGTGGTTTGCTTGTCGGTAACTCCAATTTCGAGAACGGAGGCTCGTGGACTCCCGATACAGAAGGTCGCTCGCATCTCATCACCGATTACCTGGAGGTGAGAATGAAGGCTATCTTCGAAGAGCTGGTTGTCAAGAAAACATCCACCATTGGCGGTAAGGAGATTATTTCTCCTGCTGGAGGCGTGGTGGCTCATAAGGTAGAAGATGTTACTGTGACATATAATAATGTGTCACAGAAGGCTTATCGTTGCTATTTCTTAGCAGAGCAGGAAGGTGATGCCGTAGATAATGATTTCTCCGTTAACGACCAAGTGCGCTCGGAATCATTCAATGTACGCAAGGGAACTTACCACAAAGTTGGCAATCACTTCTATTGGCGATTGGTAATCGGTCGCGATGAAGACCCTGTGGAGTTGGAAGGAAAGAAGTATCATTATATCGACCTCTCAGATGCCGATTGTGCCACGGCAAGCGATGTCCCTGCTAAAGGTGATGTGCTCAATCAGTGCGGTAATAGAACCGATGTAGAACGTCAGAACTGCCTTATCTTCTCGGCGGTAGATACCTATTCGCCATCAATCGAATTGTATCACGGCATCAACAGCTATTCCTTTGCCAACAAGGAGTACGTGGAATATGGTGTGAATAAGCAGACTAACAAGGCATTTTTTAATGTCTATGGTGATATGTATGTGGGCGACCGACCTACCAAGGAGAATGGTTACGAGGGAAGCTCTTATGTTAAATATGACAGCGCAACCAAGCAGGTAGTCATCAAGGGTAAGCTTTCGGCTAAATCCACCGTGGATGGCAAGGAATTGTCTCAGTATATCAAGGAGAACTCAGCAAAGGGCTTGACCGAGGAGCAGGTGAACAATCTCATAAAGAACTCGCAGGTGATAACCGACCTTCAGAATCAGGTGGATGGAGCTATCGAGACGTGGTTCTACGAGGGTGTTCCTACTTTGAAGAATGCCCCAGCCAACAGTTGGAAGACCGATAAGGATAAAGAAACCCATCTTGGCGACCTTTACTACGACAACAAGACGGGCAAGGCATACCGCTTTGCCAAGGATGGAAACACCTACAAGTGGACTATCATTACTGACACCGATATTGCCAAAGCCCTCTCTGATGCCAGCAAGGCGCAGGAGACGGCAGACGGGAAAATGAAGGTGTTCAGTGCCCAGCCTATTCCGCCTTATCAGTTGGGTGACATTTGGGTAAACGCTACCTATCCGTCTGACGGAAGCACATACAAGAATGAGGTATTGCGCTGTCAGACCAACAAGGCGGCTGGTTCTCAGTTCGCCATCGGTGATTGGATTAAAGCATCTAAATATACCGATGACACCGTTGCCAACGCAGCCAAGAAAGCGGCAGAGGATGCTCAGAAGGCAGCACAGACCGCACAGACGAACATTACGAACCTCGGAAAGACCGTCACCAGCAACAAGAAGGCATTCGATAATTATGTTACAGATGGCTATCTTGAGCCATCGGAGATTGCGGCAATGGCTCAGGACTCAAAGCGACTCGAAGATGATTTTGCGGCAGCGCAGAAGTCATATAATGAGGTGAAGGATGCAGAGGTACTGAAGGGCACCAAGGAACTCACTGACCTCACTTCCGCTTTCACTGTCCTCTCTACTGCCAAGAAAGAACTCATCGAGTATCTTTCAGATATTTCTGCGAGATATAATGCGGCTGATACTAAAGGTAAGGCTACCATCGTATCTGCTGTCGGAACGAAGTTTACCAACTTCCAAAGCGCATATTCTGCCTTCTATGACAAGTTGGGTTTGGCAAACGCATATATCACTAGCAAGATATATGGCGACCTCGGTGTAGTTATCGGTGACGTAACCAGCCTTGCTTACCTAAAGAAGGCTCTGATGGATGCTCCCGATACTGAGATTAACGGAGGTCTGGTTCTTACATCACTCATCGGTTTGCGAGACACGGACGGAAACACTACGGCAGGTATCAATGGTATAACGGAGAAGTCTGCAAAGGGAGGCGGTGTTGCCGCTTGGTTCGGTGGCGAAATGGTCGATAAGGACTACAACGACGGCTCTAAGACTCCTGCTAACACCATCTTCCGCTTCGATGGTTCTGGCTACGTGGCAGGTGGTGCAATCTGGTGGGGAACTGATGGTAGAGTGCACGCTGACCCTACATCTTTCATTATCAGCGAGAAGAACTTGGGCGCATACCTCACCTTCTTCGAACCAACATGGAAGGCAGGAAGTGCAGGAACGAGCGTTGCCGACCTTGTGTCTTTGAAGCCAAACGCTCCATTCACCAAATTGGGTGTTTCGGGCGATGCTACATTCGAGGGCGCAATCTCCTTTCATGGCATCAAGCTCACGTTTGATGCAACCAACAAGGCTATCAAGATTGATGGTAATCTCTATGCCACAGGCGGCATCACAGCATACGGAGCAGCAAGTAGTGGCGCAGGCGGTGGCGGCTTGAATGGTAGTGTGAAGAGCTATGCAGATGCCTTGAAACTTGCTAGCGAATCTCTGTCTGAGACAGCTTCTGCCTACTCCATCAAGGCTCTTGATAGTCGTATCGTCAGCCTAGAAGGAGGCTCGGCTATGGACGTTAGTGTTAGCGGTAGTGGAAACGCAGTGACAGCCATCAGTAAGAGCGGAACGACTATCAGCGTGACAAAGGGAATAATGTTCTTGACTTCACATCAGAGCCTAGATGGCTACGTCAATGAGGTTGCGACCAGCGGCACTGGCAACGCCATCACTTCGGTATCGAAAAGTGGCAAGAAACTCACCTTTACTAAAGGTGTAACGTTCCTGACTAGTCATCAAAGTCTTAGTGCTTATTTGAAGTCTGCGGATGCAGCTAATACTTACAGTAAGCTTGGACACACTCATAGTCAGTACTTGACTTCTCATCAAAGCTTTACTGATTTGTGTGCAACACTTGATGTAGGTAATAGTGTTGTTGTGAATGATACTGAATTTGTTACATCAATCGCAGATGCAGATGGATTTAGTAACACAAGTGCATTAAATAAACCATATAAACGAAAAGCTAGTAAATTGTGGGAATATATTAAAAATAAAGCTGATTTTTTGTATCAACCTGTAGGAAATTATGCAACTCAATCGTGGGTTAATAATAAGGGTTATATTACATCTTCTAGTTCTATATCAGGTAATGCTGCAACAGCAACAAATGCTGATAAAGTAGATGGTTATCACGCTTATCAATTATTTCGAGATTTAGGATGGTGGAATAGTAGTGAAACGCATAATGCTAATGATATAGAAGGTAATGCTTCAGTATTTGCATATAGTATTCATTCTAATGCTCCAGTAACTGGAGTACTTACTACATTTAGTGGAGGAGATGATGGTTATAACTGGCAAATGAGTAAAGCATATTATAATAGAGCATTATATATTAGGTATCGTAATGGAGATACTCAAACTTGGTCAGATTGGTTACGTTTACTTGATGAAAACGACTTGACATGGAGCAGTATTTCTAATAAACCAACAAACGTAAGTCAATTTACAAATGATAGCGGTTATATTACATCTTCTAGTTCTATATCAGGTAATGCTGCAACAGCAACAAATGCTGATAAAGTAGATGGTTATCACGCTTATCAATTATTTCGAGATTTAGGATGGTGGAATAGTAGTGAAACGCATAATGCTAATGATATAGAAGGTAATGCTTCAGTATTTGCATATAGTATTCATTCTAATGCTCCAGTAACTGGAGTACTTACTACATTTAGTGGAGGAGATGATGGTTATAACTGGCAAATGAGTAAAGCATATTATAATAGAGCATTATATATTAGGTATCGTAATGGAGATACTCAAACTTGGTCAGATTGGTTACGTTTACTTGATGAAAACGACTTGACATGGAGCAGTATTTCTAATAAACCAACAAACGTAAGTCAATTTACAAATGATAGCGGTTATATTACATCATCTGCTAATATTAGTGGTAACGCAGGTAGTGCTACAAAATTGCGAACATCTCGCAATCTTTGGGGTAATTCATTCAATGGTACAGAAAATATTGGTGGTACTATACTTCCATCTGCCACACATAGGTACAATCTTGGTAGTACAACATATATGTTTGAGAGAACATATACTAGATATATAGAAACAGATAATGGATATGACCTTAGAGTTATTTGTGCAGGTAATGAGCTAATAAGATTAGGTTCTGCTGATAATGTAGTATATTTTAATAATCAAGGCTTAAGTATAAAGAATAATGTCAGTAGTAGTTGTTCTATGGCAATATCAGAGATTAAAGATAGTAAATTAAATTACGGTCAAATTAATGTTGTAGATACCAACGGGTCTAGACCTAAAGGTCGTCATTTAGTGTTACAATACGAGCAAGGAAATGTAGGTATAGGAGTAAAATATCCTTCAGAGAAACTTGAAGTTAATGGAAATATATTAGTTAATACTTCTAATACTTCTGGCGATAAAGGTCTTAAAATTAAAGCTAATAGTAGAAATTTATTATTTGGCGTTGGAACTTCAACTAAAATAGGAGTATATAGTTATAGTGATAATAAATGGCTATTTTATACTGATACTTCTACATTTTATACTAGTGGTGGCATTCTTGCTACTGGTGGCGTTACCGCCTACTCATCCTCAGATATCCGTTTGAAGCAGGATTTGCGCAAGCTTGACTACTTAGGCATTATCAAGGCGATGGGCGGCACGTTCGGCTTTGCTTGGAAGAAGGACAACACAAGATCTATCGGTTGGATTGCCCAGCACGTCTTGTGCAACCCTCACTTAAAGGACATCGTGGAGACTGACGAGAAGGGCTACTACAAGATTAACTACTGGTCTCCGAAGCTGATTGCAACGGCATTCGGTGCTATCGAGCAGGTGGGCGATGAGGTCAGTAGGTTGAAGGCTCGGGTGGTCTTCCTCGAATCAGAGGTTCAGCGATTGGGCGGAAAGCAGGACGGCAATAACAAGAAGAGATTAGATAACAAGAATATTAATTTATTAAATTAGTTAAGAAAATGGAGAATTTAAAGATTAACAAGAAGAGTGAACAGACAACCGCCACTTACACAAAGGGTGGCTATCGAGTAGAAATTACTTACAACGTTGACAAGACGGGTGGCAACATCGACAGCATCAATATGAGTATCTACGCAGATACCAATGGTAACTATCTCGGCAACGCGAACGCAAGCTCCAACGGCAGCGAGCTGACCTACAACATCAGCGGTGTTCCGCAGAGCAAGCTCAGTGAGGTATCAGCATTGATCAAGGAGGTTAATTCCGCTATCGCCGCTAATATGACAAGCGAGGCAGCAGAGTAAGTATTAACGCAGGGTGGCTCTTATAGAGCTGCCTTGCCTAGTGTTTTAAGTTCTAAAGATTAAGCGTATGGAACGATTTATGTTATAGCTTGCGAAAGTGTTCAATGTAACAGTAGAGCGAGTTGTTACCAAAGAAGTTGTAACAGAATAAGGAACTAAAGTTGAATATTTAAAAATAAAGATTATGTCTTACAATAGTGATAGTGGAATTATTAGTGCTCCTGTTAGCATTGATGATGTTAAACAAGCTCTTGGAGAGAGTAGCAATGACCTTGCTACTCTTTGTAAGAGTGAAAATATAAATATATGGAGTAAGTATAAACCTATTAGTTGTAAAGGTGAATTTAAAGAATATCCTATTAGAGAAGACTCTGAGGAAATAGTAACATCTTCATATAGTAAATATACTTGTGTTGTTCGCTGTGGTATGAATATACCTATGGACACTTATAAGAACTTACGTTATAATTATGGTGGAGAAGGTTTTGCTATTGAAGCATGTAAATATCTTTATATTGATAATGTATATGGAGTTAGAGGTATTGATAAAGATGCAAGTGCTAATTCGCATACTGTATATGCTTCAGGAAAACATTTTCCAAAAGGTGGTGCTAATTCTCCTTATAGATTAGGTGATTTTAGAAACTATAATAGTAAAGCAATAAGTAATATGTTCCAATCTTCTATTCCTACGTTATTTAATGTTGAAATTTATTATTCTTCAACTCCTAAATTTAATTGTGTTCTATATAAGAATACAAATGTGGATGATAATACAAATGTTACTATGGAAGATATAATTACCGATTTGTATTTAGCTTGGTCTTTTTGGATTCAAATTTGTTATGATTCACCATATAATAATACTGATAAGATTTATAAAAATTATTATGTTGGTAATTGCAAAAAACCAACAGATTTTATATATGCAAGTAGAGAAATAACTTTTGATGTAGGTAATGATAAAGATGTTACTATTGTACCTTTTTTAGCATATACTCGTAATGCAACTTTATATGATAATACAAAAATAATTTTTATATCTCCTCCGGGTGCTATTAGTTTTAAATATTATCCTAGACAAATTAATATGGAAAGTATTAAAAGTGGTTCTAGTGGTTTTGTTAATTTCTCATCGTTGAGACAATTAGTTGGTGCTACTTGTATTTGTAAAGCTAGAATATATAAACTTCCTGATGCTACATTTACAGTTAATGATGGTATATTTAGAAGCGTTTGTAAGTATGGTAATAATAAGACAACATACGGAAGAGGTTATGTATCTAATAGCTCTGGTCAAGATACAGGCTCTGTAACTATTCCTAAAGGTGATAGAACAGATTATGTTGAAACATATATAAGATTTGATAATATTTATGATGGAGGTTATTATGGACAAAGATGTCAATTATCTTTTGAAATTAATATAGATGGTGGATGGAAACAAGTTCCTCCAGGAGGTAGTTATATTATGTATTAAAACGTAGATGTTCTTAAAATAATAAATGTGCTAGAAATGTATTTGTGGTTTACGTTCTCACCGAGAAAGCAGACACGTTGCGACCTAGTGATTACCCAACGTGGGGAAGCTGATTTTTAAATTCGTAAATTTTGCTACTCCTGCATTGCTATTCGGAATTATTTTCTTAACTTTGCACTGTTAATAGGAAAGGTATTCTGCTATGGTAATCTGGAGAAGAATATTGTATAACATAAAAATAAAGAAACAATTATGAAAAAGATTAAGACAATCGAGGCTGTTGCAGCCTACAGAACATTGAAGGCATTTAAGACATCATCAATGAGTGATGATGCCGCTATGCGAGTTTGGAAGAATATGAAGGCTCTGCGCCACGTAGCCGATACCTACGACAAGGATGTGGAGGAAGCACAGGAGAGCTTGAAGGACGATAAGTTCGAGGAGATGCAGCGCAAGCTCCAGGAGTGCCAGCAGCTAGAGCAGAAGCACGCCGATGAGGGCTACGAATACACCAAGGATGATTCCACCAAGTTTGCGGAGGTCAACCAGTACTTCTTTAATCAGAAGCAGAAGACCGAGAAGTACTTCTCAGACCTTGCCAATGCTGAGGTAGAGGTAGCCATCGAGGACGTTGACGAGAAAGAGCTTTTCAAGGCAGCGAAAGATTGCGGCTTGAAGTTCGCCGATATGGAGAGCCTTGAGGTTGTGATAGGATAAGCACTAATAGGTAGATATAGAAATAGCGTTAGACTGGCATTCTTTTTCAGTTCTAACGCTATTTTTGTGATTTATTACTTTCAGATTGTTACTTTTTATAAAGTTTAACAATAAAATATTGCGCAAAATGAACGGAATTGTGCAATATTGTTTATTTTTGCAGAACTTTCCTTATTATTAAGAATAAGGAACTAAGAATAAATAATAACCCCAAAAACAAAAGGAGAAGAATTTATGACTAAAGAGGAAGAAGATGAAGTCCATCGGTTAGTTCAATCAGTCGGTGTTGTACAGTTGTCAAGAGTAATGTTTAAGGACATGGACGTTAGCGAAATGATAAACGTCATTATCCTTGCAGGTAGAGGCTACAGCATAAAGCTACTCACTTGGTTTAAGTATTATTGTGAAGTGATGCCTCTGTTTATCATGCTTTTTCATATTGCATGCATGGTAACATTTGCGTCTCATGAAAAAGAAATGTGCGTATGGTTTAAGGAGAATTGGGTATCGGCAGCATTTATCTATTTTTCCGTTTACATCCATCCGCTTGTACTTATAATTGCGAGCAGATTCTTTTGGCTCTGCTACAGATGGCGTATTCCGATGATCATCTACCTATTTGGGATAAATGCTATTCATATCGATACTGGAATGTTTTTACCACCAACGAAATGGTGGAAGCTAATGTTGTAATACTTGTAATGACCATTATATTTTATGTATATGGTTTTGCCGATAAGTATTTCTCAGGCAAGGGCTGTCAAAGTTTAATCTCTAGATTATAATGATATGAGAAAGTTATTTGGTTATCACACCTTGGGAGTGTTATTAAAATCGTTATCGGATTCTTGTTTTCGAGCAGACGAGCAAGAGAAGAGAGGGGAGAAGGTAACTGCTTGCGGAATGAGCAGCGATGAGATAGAAGACCTTTGTGAGAACTATCTGCCGTATGCTCTTAACCCTATGTTGAGCACCGAGGAAGTCAAGGAGAAGCTTCACGTTTCTGATGCAACGTTGAACCGCATGGTGGCTAAGGGCGAAATCCCGAATGGCGAGTGCAAGAAGCGAGGACATACTAGGTATTGGAAGAAGTGGGATATACTACACTTCATAAAAAGCAAGAGAAAATCATAACGTATGAAAGCCCTATCGCAGCACGGATAAGCGAGCATATATGAGTATGGATTATATGTTTTGTACTTTGATTATAGTAGCGATACTGGTAATCATCAACTGCTCGTTCATTGCTTATTTGTATCTTTCCTATAAATATAAGAAGGTCGATAAGTTTTTCATGGCTTGGGTGACATCATCAACTATGATATTGATAATGTGGTTCGGGGTAGGATTGTATCTGTACTTTGAACATTTCTTATAAGTTAAAGAGAGGTAAGTGATTGCCTCTCTTTTTTATTGCTTTCATATTTTCAAGAAGTCTTCTACATCAATGTACTCAATTCCGAAATTCTCTGCGCATTTTTTGTCGGAGTCTGAGAAATCTCCATCTTTTCCGCTAGCATCACCTATCATTATCAGCTCACTTTTCTTCCAAGAAGAATACGACTCAAGCATTCCAGTATTTGGCTTTCTCATTCCTATCTCTGCATGCGATGGGCAATACATAGAGTTGACGAAGATATTTCGTCCGGTATGATTGCGAAGATATTTTTGCATAAAGCTTTCAATCGCTTTTATCTTTCCTATGAAGTCCTGTTCGTCAACGAATTGAGGGATGCCTCCTTGGTTTGAAACTATTTCCACATAGTAAAGAGTAGGGAACACCTCTACGATCTTATCCAAAACCTCTTTCCGGATTTTGAAATCTGTCACATCTATTGGAAATTTGTTTCCTGAAATAGTCTTGATAATAGTATCATCTAAATCAATGAACAATACTTTTTTCTTGATAAAATATCCTTTTCCTGTCATATCTTTGCTTTCTATATTGTTGTTTAATAGCTATATTTTCTAATATAGAGTTCGAAAAAACACAGTTGTTATGGTGTGTCTCACCTTTTTAATAATGCAAAGATACGACAAAAAAGACAGCCTTGCAAATAAATTAATGCAAATTTTAAAACGTTATCTGTTTTTAATGAAATCTTTAATAATTCTCGTAATAGAATCTTCCTTGATCGCCATAGGAGCATCGCCTTGGTACTCTATTACTTGGTTGCCACATTCCTGCCAAAACAAATTGCTATTAATACGTTCTCCATCTACTAATAGCCAATTTGGATGAAACTCAAATGAATGCATCTTAGTTAACGGAACAAGAATAAACATTTTATTCTCCTTCTTGTTCACTAGTACAGACAAGTCTGAATCATCAAATGTGATGATAACTCGATTTTCATTCTCGGAAAGAACGTTGTAATCCTCGTTATAACGTTCGAAAAGATAATTTTTAATGCTAGAACAACTCATATTCTTGTAATTTTATAGGAGGGCAGATGGAAAAATCCAAGTTCTGCCCGCCAAGTTAAACTTATAAGGAAATCTTCTATAATATAGACTGGCAAAGCCATCCCATGAGATAGCATGGTTCTTCGCCTTGCATGTCTATTCCCAGATGGTTGCATATATGTGCAACTACATGGAACATTTCATGTGTGAGGCTGTTTATATACTCGCCTTCAGATGTTGACTTACAGATAAGGACGACACTTGTGTTCTTTGAAACATTTGTGTATGTCAAGCCTTTGTTTGGTGAATTGGTTGAGATGTGGTCGTATGCATCCAGCAATGGTTGCCCTTTACAATCAATGGAACTTAGTACATCTATAGCCTCATCAACCTCTTCTTGATTAACAACATGACATACAATCACATTCCAATCATATTTCTCTAAGTAAATTTCTTGTTTAATCATAATACATCATCCCATGGTATGCCGATACCGTTATGGTTGCAATCTGCATAAAATCTATTGAAAATGAATCCATCCTCTTGGTCTGGGTCATCCACCATATCCTTAATAAATTGAGCCAAAGCAGCTTCATCCTTTAAAGAGGACTTAAAGAAATCGGCTCTAGCCATGTTTGCGACATAGACAAAATCGTAATTGTCAGCATTCTCCAACTTTACGTTGTTGACTTTAAGGAGTTCCTCCACAGTGTCTTTTTCTGTAGGTTCTACTCTTTCTAACTTGCCTGTCGTTGCGTTTGTCTTGCGCATTAAGGTGATAGCCCAATCACACATCTTTTTATTGAAGTGCCATCCATTATAGCGAAGGTATGCAATCATTCCTTCGGGCTTCATGTCGTATGCATCAAGTGGTATTTTGTATCTTCCCATAACTGAAATTTTTAAGGAGGTGGAGATTTCTCCCCACCTCAAAGTGTAATACTAATAGCGATAACCGCCACCTCTGCGACCACCATGTCTTTCACCATAGCGGTCTTCATCGTCATCCCAATTGTCTCGGTAATCCGGCATTGGGTTTCTGTGACCCATTCGTCCATACTTGTCATCCCCCATTTCATCAATGCAGTGCATGAGTTTACCACCATACTTAAGCATCTTCTCTACAAGTTCTGACATTTCATTTACCTTGTTTTCGGTAATTTCTATCATGTATCCCATAATGATTTACTTTTTTGTATTAACTTTTTCCAAAGCCACTGACAACATAGACTTAATATCGGTCAAAGTTCCCTTCATTCCGCTAACCTCGCTTTTGAGGTTGTTGATGTCTTCTTCCTGTTGTCTGTCTTTGGCTATTTGTGGATTCAAGATGGCACGCATCTTTGCGCACTCTTCCATAACCTTTTTGTGGTATGACTCGCTTTCCACAATCTCCTTAGAATGCCGATACATAGCCTCAACTTCTGCATCCATGGCTTCACGACTTTCAGAAACCACGAGGTTCTCTGAGTTTGCGATTTGCATATTGGATGGGAGTTGTTTGAACTCCATTTGCTCATTCGGCAATTTCACGACAACATCAACGGTAGTCTCCATTGGTTGTGGGTTGAATTGCCCAGGAGTATATGTTGGGAACTTAGGTTGTGGGTTACTGACCGACACAACCTGTCCGATTTTGAGACTTGGGTTTTCACCCTTGTCAAGCACATAGAATATGCTGTTAGGTCGAAGTCCTTGAAACATAGCTTTGTAATGTTAATTGTTAAACAATACCCGTCATTAGCTGAAGGGTGTTAGTATCTCGCTCGAACCAAAACTGATAAACTCCAGTTCCTGCAATATCGGCTACCGTCAAAGGATTGCCGTTGAACTTAGTTACAGCTTGGGTTACGCCATTGGTCTCGAAAAGGATTGGCAGCGTATTTGTCGTACCTGTCGGAATGGCTTGATGTAGGTTCACAAAGATAGTTCCCCTATAGTTAGCATTCACGAAGGCGTGGTTTCTGAACGAGAAAACAACATTTTCGGTGTTCACCACCACGCCTGTAGATGCGATAGCTGCCGAGCCGTTACGATTAACCCATGCAAAAGGTCTCATCCATAACATAGCAGCCTCCTTTCTTTAACCCCAGAATCCGTTGTTGGCAGCATTCAAACCATACAGACCAGCCTGATAAGCGACACAATTAGGAACCGCAGTAAATGGGCTGTAAGGAGTAGTTACCGTCTCTGGCAACTTACACTTGATACCAGCCACCTCACTCTGCAAGCCAGCCAATACCGCATTGATAGGTGCTACAGCCTGACCCACAATCTGTGATGTCATAGCGGAAGACTTGAAGGTACTGTTCTCCTCACGAAGAGAATCAATCTTGTTCTGCATCTCACGCATCTCAGCCTGCTTCTGACCGTCAACGATGGTCTGAGTGCTTTCCTTTATTGCGTTGTGCAAATCACAAGTCTGTCTCTGAGTCTCGTAAGCCACGTTAGAGAAGCCACGCTCCTGTCCTACGGCTACATTGTTGATGGCATTCTGCAAAGTGCCAGTCTGCTGACACATAGCCAACTTGACGTTTCCGTCCATAGCCGTAATATTGTTATTTACACGGCAGCAGCAATCAGCGAGTTGTGATGCAATCTGCATATTACCTTGCTGAAGAGCGTTGATAGTTTGCATTCCGCTCATGCCTACTTGGTTGCCCACGTTCTGGACTTGGGTAGTCAAAGCAGAGATTGCTTGCTGAATCTGTCCTTCTGTACAATTGAGCTGGGTAGCGAGATTACTGAGTGCATTACGATTGCCACCGATTGCATCCATAAGCAAGGAACGACCATAGTCATTGTTGATTTCATTAGCAAGACCTGCGCCATTGCCACGGCCACCAAAGCCGAAACCATTACCGCCCCAACCGCAGAAGCAAAGGATAAAGAGCAGCCAAATGAACCAAGAACCATCACCATTGCCGAATCCGTTATTACCCTTCATCGCAAGAAGAACGTTTGGGTCAACGCCTCTCTGTTGGAGCAAAGGAGCTATCAAGCTCATCATTCCTCCATTGTTACCTGAACCCTCTGGATTAAAAACATAAGTTTTTGATGTCTCCATAAGAATAATCTTTTTGTGTTAAACCTTAATTAAACTAACTCTATGTAACGTTACGGCTGCAAAGTTACGAATAATAAGCAAAAGGTTTAATAACTCTATCAAACTTTCTTTTATCCGCTAATAATCAAGTAGTTAAGGTGATAGGAGGTAATATCATACTTTCGAATGGGCGAAAAAAACAAAGGCTTGTTTGCAAATTCCGTTTGCAGAAAACAAAAAAAATGCAAACGGAATTGCAAACGGAAACTAAGCGCACACAAATTTAAAGCCAAACTTTCGTGTATAGTATTCCTCTTTCGGATGTCTTTTCGTCTCGGAGTCATAGCAGAGAATAAACGGCTCACCCTTAGAGTAGAAATAGTTATAAGACTTTCGCAAATACATCTTTGCATTCAAAGCCTTTGGGGAGAGTTTTCTTATTCTTAACCTTGTTTCTTGAGGCTTACCCGACAACACTCTAAGTTCGTCCATTTTATATTGCATATGCAACTTTCTGCCTTTATTGGCATACTTTTCTTTATTCCAATAGTTTCTCAAAGACTTGTTACGCTCTTTGCGAATTCTGTCTGCCGTTTCTGCGTTATGTTTCAATCCAAGCTTACTGACCTGTCCTAAAATTGTCGATTGAGGAATATTCGTTACTTCTGATATTTCTCTTGCCGTCATCGTTTGGTACATGTCGGAGATTTTACGGATAGTCTCATTATTCAATTTATTGTCTATTTTCGTACCACCTAAAATAGTGATATACTTATATAATGTATGTAAGGTTACACCAGCAGCCTTGGCTACTTCCTTTCGTGGGTAGTCATTGATATGGGCTTTGATGTAGTCCATCTGTTCCTGTGTCAATCTTCTTGGCATTCTTCGTCCTCCTCAAAAGAAAATCCATATTTGTTCTTGTAGTATTCCTCATCCATCCTACGAGTATTCCGGTCATAACCCAAGATATAAGGTTCGCCTTCAAAACCGAAATACCCATGTTTCGTAATGAGATTGTATTTGGCGTGATATGCTTTTGCAGGTAACTCTGAAAATCTAAGATTCGTTTTCTGCGGAATGCAGGACATAAATCTGAGCTTTTCTGCACGCATAGTTCTTTTCCAACTTTTTACCCTCTTATTTATTATTGCTTTCTCATACGCTTTCTTTAAGTTTGCCAAACTATTCTTTTTAAGTCTTTCGATAGTTTCTTTCGAATGAGTAAGCTTTAGTCTTTTTGCCGCCTTTCCTACTGTAGATGGATGACACCCTACAATCTCGGCAATCTCTTTGACCGAATGGTTAGGATAGAGATTTATGATTTGTTCATCACGTTTCCTGTTGGGTTGTGGAACAAATCTTTTGTGCTCAAAATTACAATCGCATTCGTGCAATATCTTATATAGAAATTTTACGCTGACACCCATTCTTTGTGCCAACTTGTATCTTGGTCGCTCATTTATGTGCGTCTTAATGATGTCTATTGTGTCTTGTTCTATTATCTTCATTTTTATTCAGTTTTTTATGGTGTGACTCACCTGTATTTGCAAAGGTAATGAGATTTTATTGATAGAGCAAATAATTTAATGTGTTATAACTTTGTTTAAGGAAAAATTTAATTATTTGCACAAAAATTAATTGTGTAGTTTTCTGACTCGGCTATTTTCACATTATTATATATAAATAGCTATCTTTGCAACAAAAAACATAAGGAAATGACAGCGGAAACTATTCAATTAATACAGACGGGAATTAATCTTCTTTGCGCATCGGGAGTTATCTCCACGTTGCTGTACTATAATAGTAGAAAACGAAAGGAGGCGGCACTCGCATCACAGGAAGAGAATAAGACTATTTCATCATATGCCGATGAGTGGAAGGCTCTCTATGAACGTTCCAACGAGTCGGTCGTTAATCTTAACAGTAAAGTAGATGAATTGTATGAGGAAATCAACCAATACAGAATTACGATACGCAATCTTAGGGACGAGAAGAACGATTTGAAGCTTGCCTTGCATGAGGCACAATGGAATAGATGCATCAAGGATGGATGTCAACTTAGAACCCCACCAAGAAAGCGAGAATCCTTAGAATCGTTGGTTGAAAAGGAAGAAGATGCGATATATCGTGATAGGGAGGATTAAATTATGATAAAGTATCTGAAATTACTCATACAAGTTAATAGCGGACATTCAAGCAAGGCATTCTTTTTAGTGTCCGTTACTTTGATAGGTTTCTTGATGCTCCTGGTTGTCTGCTTTATTTTAGTGTGGGAAGTGGTAACTTATGGGACTATCAAGACCGATTTGATGGGGTTAAGTGCATTTGTTGGTAGTGTGGCTAGTTTGTTCGTCACGGCTGGCATTACCAAGACTATAGGGGAACGTGGCGAACACAATAACAATAACTTAAAGTTGGAGGAAAAAGACAATGGCTAAATCGGAGATTTTAAGCGAGTTCGTACTTAGTTGGGAATCGTCTAAGTACACCAACAGAAAAAGCGACCGTGGAAATGCGACAAAATACGGAATCACGCTCGCTACTTGGAAGAAGGTTGGATATGACAAGAATGGTGATGGGGTAATCAATGCCGAGGATGTGAAGTTGCTTACCAAGGCAGATTATGACCGAGTGTTCAAGAGGAACTACTGGGATGTTTGCATGGCTGACAAGATAAACAACCAGTCAGTGGCGAACCTCCTAGTGGACTTCGCCTACAATAGCGGATGTTCAAAGGCCATCCAGAAGATACAGGAAGTTGTAGGAACAAAGGTGGACGGCATCATGGGCAAGAACACCTTGGCGGCTATCAATAACTTCAATCAAGGACAGTGGGTCTTGTTCGACAGTCTGAAGGTCGCTAGGATTACCTACCTTAACGACATCGTGAAGAACGACCCTAAGCAAGAGGTAAATCTGAAGGGTTGGCTCAGACGTGTCGGGAACATCAAGTACGGAAAGCTCGTCTGCAATGATGGACGTGTAATAAACAGCTAATAACACAAAAATAGCTCCATCGTTCTAGTCGGTGGGGCTATCTTCGTTAAAGTCCTAGCTTGGTGGTTATCCAAGAGCCTATTGGAACATTTTCCTCCTTGGACTTCTGCTTTATATAGTCCACGGTTTCCTTTGGCATCCTTATGCAAAGGTTCACGTTGTTCCCTTTCTTTCGTCCGCTTCCAGCCCTTGCACCTCCTCTGTTACTTTTCTTGTTATCCATATCTATTTTGTTAAGAGCCTTACGTTTGCTAGGGTGGTACTTCTATTGGAAACGAAAAAGTGCTCTCGTTCTAATTTATCCCTAACCAAATTGTCTATTTCTCCCATTTTTTTCTTGCATACATTAAGTCTGTTCGTTAAGTCTTTGACTTGTCCATCTAGTTTCTTGAATTGGAGGACGGTATCTTCGGGCTTACAAACTTTGCTTATGTTCGCTATAATAGCTTTCATTGCTTTGTTTCCTTCTACCAGCTTGTCGTAGTTGCGAAGAATGGGAAGCATCTGCCTCTCATACGGAATATTGTTTTTTGTCTTACTCATATAGTTTTATTTTAAAGTTCAACACCTCGCCATCTCTTGATGGTACAAAGACTCTCGAAATTATCAATATACACTTTGTCCTTATTGAAGTGGGCTTGTTGTATTTGGTATTTCATCCAACCGATGTTGCAACCATTCTCGCCACCTTCCCAATGGTAGTAGCGATAATGCAAGCTAACGTCTATGTCAAGCACATCATCTTCTCCCGATACTTCTGAAGGGTAAATGCGGAGGTCAGCCTCAACGTGAATGCTCTTGAAGATTGCAGGCTGCATCTTGAAGTCAGAACTCACGATGTGCTTCTCGTCCATGGGTATGAACTCAGCGTAAATGCCAAGTCTCTCACAAGTCTTTTGTATGTCCTTTGCTATGTAGGACAGAATGTTTTGATGCTCCATATTATATTATGAATATTTTATAAATTACATACCAAATTATCAATGCGACCAAGGAACATACAATGTGCGTCTTAGTCATTCGTGGGTCTCTAAGATTATACATCTTCTTTGAGGTAATCCGCTGATGCTTGCAACATCTTGATGGTGTTCTCCACAACTTTGTGGGCATCGTAGTCTGAGCCAGCCTCGTCAAGAGCTTGCTTGTTCATTCTGATAAGCATCTCTAGGAACGTGGCACACTCATCCTTGGTTGGTGCATTGACGTGGATAGGTTTTTGAACCGTCTTCACGAAATAGTCCATACCCTTTTTAAGCAAGGTTCTAATCTCGTTTGGTCGGCTGTTTTTGCCTATCATTTGTTGTATCTGGATGCGGCAACTCACACCACGCTTTGGGCAACCTATGCGATAATCATCGCCTACTTCTTCTATTTCTCCGTCCATATAGTCAACCTTTGCGATAAAGCCGTTGTCCTTATCCGTGCAAACTAGGAAGTCACATTCTCCTCGCTTGTGATTTCGAGTGTTGTCAATGATGAAAAGTGGTATTTCTCTCTTTGCCATATTATGCGTTTTTAATGTTGTCTATCCATTGTTTGGCTTCTGAACAGGTATTGCAGCAAGCCGCATTCTTGTAACCATTGCAGATGGTAGGATAATACTTTCCATCTTCAATATAAATAATCTCACCTCTGTACATGATGTGGGTATTGGTGTTTGTGCAACCAACTTCTTGCAATTTATGTGGAATCATATTTTTTGTTATTCTTTATAAAGGTTTGCTTGGTCTTCTAACGCAGCGTCTAGCGTCCATTCTGTTTTGTCGTAGATACCATCTCCAAGTCCTGTATTGAAGTTGATATAGTAGAACTGACTATCTTCTGCAATAGTTACTTTGAAGCCATTATACTCACGTTCATCAACATTCATTCGGATAAAGCGAATGTTGTTAGCCTTAAACATTCTTTCAATTGGTTCTTCGGCTATATCGCTTACATTGAGATAATATGAGCCGTTCTTATAGTGTAAGTCTGTATCCCATGACTCTGGTAGGTCGGTCATTACCTTATAACGAAACTCTCGCTCGTCCATTAAGTCTATGATGTTATATCTCTTCATATCTATAATGAATTAAAAAATATATTGAACTTCTGCAATACCATCTTCGTTGATAGCTACCTTGCGATTATCGTCTTGACACACATCAAACTCGTTGTCGGACAACTCCTCCCAAGAATTCGCCTCAATGATTTCTGCTACCTCGTTAGACCACTCGTCTTGCTCATTGATAAACTCTACCAATTCGTCTAATGTTCTTACATCTGTTGCTTTCATATTCATTTCGCTTGCCGTGATGCGATAGGGCTTAATTGTTAATAATACAGTTTCTGAAGGTGTGTCTCACCTTTCTATTTCTAATGCAAAGATACAAAGAATATTTGAAATATGCAATAAAAAATCAAGCTATTTTCTTTGCATTAACTTTTATTGGATATAATAGTAGGCTTGATTACATTCGTTAACAGAAAATGGCTAGTTTTTCACTTATTCGGGTTTTGGAAATAACCCAAATGGCTCTTTTTATGCCATATATAATATAATTTGTACCTTTGCACTCAAAAAGGAGGTTGATATGCAACTAAGATTTGATTGGTGGCGTTGGCTCGTTACCATATTGGTAGGTTTCTTCATCATGCTGATGATGTACGGATGCCGGACAACGAAATATGTAGAAGTGGAAAAGGTGGTGCGAGACACTACTAATTATGCTCACTGGGACTCTATCGTCAATGAAAGGGTCAGGCTCATTCAGGATAGCTTACTCTCTTATCATTGGGAGCAGACCGAAAAGCAGGTTAAGGATTCCACATACATAAAGGATGATGTCAAGACAAGGGTAGATGAGAGTGGTAAAGTGCTAGGTAAGGATTCTATTCACATAGAGATTAGATACAGGGATAGCAAGGAACTATCCAAGGTTCGTGATAGCCTTATTCATTATAAGGAGATAGCAGAGCGAGCAAGTATATACAAGGCTCAGAGGGATAGTATCAACAGAGAGTTGAGTATTGTCCAGACCAAAAAGGAATATATCGAGAAAGACTTGGCGGGATGGGACTTATTCTATTGGAAATTCGGAATGATTTCCTTTTGGGTCGTTTCCTTGACGCTGGTAGCAATGATTTTCTTTCTCACGGTAAAATACAAGAAAAAGTTATTTTATTAGGTTGGTTTTTAGTTATTAAGGTTTTAGATTGGTTTAAGGTAACAACTTATGGAGGAGGGGAATGCGTGAGTATTCCCCTTTGTTTTTTTGGGGGGATATTGAAAATAATACATTTATTTCCCCTCCTTTTTGTTTTCCAGCGTATCCAGCACATTCCTAGCCTCAGCGATGGATGATGCGGAATACAACTCACCACCTTGTTTTATTAGGGCGATAAAATCCGATTTATCGTCATAAGTAGGTTTGCTGCATCTTTCAACAATATCCTCTTCTGATATGAAGAGTTGCCAAATCGGTACGTTGAGGGCATTGGCGATTTTTTCCATCGTTGTGTATGATGGTCTTTCTATTTGCCCTAATAACGTACTACGAGTAACACCTATCAATTTAGCAAATTCTTCTTGATTATAGCCTTTGCTTTTTATAAGTTCTCTTATTCTCATAATCTATATAATAATGTATTATACTTATTTCGATTGCAAAGTTATGCAAATTTTCTATATGTACGGCATTTTCCGTACTAAAATACGTTAAAATACGGAAAAAACCACACAAAATATTTGGTAGTGTACGGAAAAAGCCGTATCTTTGCATTGTGATTAAGAAACAAAGGTCACAATAACATTATTAATTTAGCTGAGGTTGCACCTCCGAGTCGGCACTCGTAAAACGGTATAGCAATATGACTACTTCAATGATAAGAAGAAACTTGATTCAGAAGTTCGTTATGATAGAGTTCGTAAGCAACAGAATGAACACCCAAAAAGATGTTGATAGAATGTTGAATATGATAACAATAAAGCTCAATATGAACAACGATGAGGCTAAGAGCTTCTTGCGTGAGAGCATCGGACTTGCAAAGTAAGTAATTTAAGTTTAACGTTTAAAATTGAAAGATTATGGCTACTACATTTAAGAATATGATGAGAGAAGTGATGAATATGGCACACAGAGCCTTTCAGCTTAAAGGTGCTTATATGAGTTGGGCAGAATGCTTGAAGCAAGCTTGGCAGGTTATCAAACTGAAGGCTCGCATGAAGAAGCAGGTCGTTGAGTTCTACTTTCAGAAAATGAATGGTGAGATTCGTCAGGCTTTCGGTACTTTGATGGAGAGTCACATTGACTACACTCCAAACGGCAAGGGTTACGCTTGCAAGGACTGCACAAAGTATTGGGATGAAGTTAAGGGCGAGTGGAGACAATTCAAGAACTACAACTTGATTAGAGTTGCATAACAGATTTCTAACGATTTAAAAAGAAACTAGATATGAGCGCAAAGATTATCGTGATGCAAGGCAACATGGTTGCAACCATCGAAGAGACAAACAAGGACGCATTTATCAAGCGTGGAGAGTATAAAGAGACCGACCTGGACAGACATAAGCGTGAGGTTGATTTCTTGATTACAAGCATCGCAAACCGCTACGAAGTGACATTCAATCACAAGGTAGAGCTGAAGGAAAGCCGAAGCATCAAGAAAAGCGAGTATTTCGATAACATCTACTACGTTACCGAGAATGCATTGAACAAGCTGAAAAAGCAATACTCATACGAGTGTGACTTGTAATAGATTTCGTGAGGCACACGCTAAACTGCACCGGACTTTGAACATTAAATATTTAAGAGATATGGATAAGAATTTGATGGATGCTCTTTATGTGAGCTACAATGAGAAGATTGGTGTATTGTGTGACGACGAAGACAACATTATTTTACATGTATTGGGTACTGACCTTACACTGGTGTTGGATAAAAAGGACATGGCGGTCTATCTGCTAGTCCCATTGACCCGAAACCACAAATTTGAGTGTAAGGGTGATTACATTATCGTGGATGGCAAGAGGTTTGATTCAGACATCTTTTTCCGCAAGTATGGTTGCCAATGGATTCAGATGCAATCTAAAGAAATGCTATCAATGGTTGCGTAAAGAAACAAGGTATAATTATTCGGTGAAAGTTCTTGCCAATTCCCTTGCATATATGAAGAAAATTTCGTATCTTTGCAAGTGGATTTCGGTGAGACACACCTTTCAAAAACTGTTTAAAATTTAGGAATATGATTTCATACAAGTACAAGCTATATCGGACAAAGAAGACGAAGCATTTGGATAAGATGCTCCGAGAGGCTTGCTATGTTTGGAATCGTGCGCTTGCCTTGCAGAAGAGATATTACAAGTTGTATCACAAGTACATTCCAAAATTTACGATGTTTAAGCATTTTTCTAAGCGATATAAGCCAACGTTATTGCATAGTCATACCGTTAGAGAAATCTTGGATAGATTGGATATAGCTTACAAGCGTTTCTTCAAGCATGATGCGAAGCGTCCACCGAAGTTCAAGAAAGCATCTGAATTTTGTTCTTTTGTTTTCAAACAAGGTGGCTATACCCTTAGTGGAAATGAGCTAATTATAAACAAGATAAAGAAGTCCTTCAAGTTCTCTTTGAGCCGTCCCTACGATGGCAAGGTCAAGAGGGTATCAGTTAAGCGCAATAATTTGGGTGAATACTTCATCGTCCTTTGCTTGGACAAGCAAGCCGAGCCTTACGGAAAGTCACATAATGGTGCATCCGTGGGCATCGACTTTGGATTGAAGAAGTACATGACTTTGAGTGATGGGCGTGAGATTAACAATCCTCAGTTCCTTAAAGCTAACTTGCAGGAACTCAGACGCAGGTCTCGTAACTTCTCGAAGTGCAAGAATGGCAGCAACAACCGCAAACGAAAGAAGCTGGAACTGGAGCGGTTGTATCGAAACATCGTGAACAAGCGTTCCGATTTCCAGTGGAAGCTGGCGCATGAGTTGTGCAGGCGTTACGACTTGATCTGCTTGGAGGATTTGAACTTGGAGGGAATGACAAGGCATTGGGGACGAAAGATGTCTGACTTGGCTCATGGCGATTTCGTTGTGAAGTTGGAGTATGTTGCGAAGAAATATGGTGTTAAGGTTCACAAGATAGACCGCTTCTTCCCTTCGAGCCGCCTTTGTACTTGTGGTTATAAGAATGATAAGCTGTCGTTGAGTGATAGGATTTGGACTTGCCCTAGTTGTGGTGCAGTTCATTCTAGAGACCTCTTCGCGGCTGAGAATATACTTCGGCAGGGCATTGTCGAATTGGGGAGTGGTAGTAAGTCACCTAAGCACTCGCAAGGGCGCAGCCACGATAGTCACCCAACAATTCCTTGCAAGTAGCAAGGAAGTATGCCAAGGTTGCTCTTTTTTTTATCTTGAAAATGCCTTAGAGTGTGAAATATAAAAAATGCAAGCGATTTAATGCATTTATAGTTTTATATATGTAACTAAATATGGCATTCTCTGTTAAGAAAGTATAATACCGGTAATTCTGTGCATTAAAACCCTTGCAGTTTGAAAACAAATTAGTAACTTTGCAACGTGCTTTGTTGGTGCTGACCCGCTTACAAGAATCAATAAGATTTCCAGTGGCGAAAGCCATACTACGATAATCCTTACCTAGATTTCGGGGTCAGACGAATGAAGGGTAAGGATTTCTTTTTAGAATCCTTGTTTTGAGTCGAAACATCCTTAGATAGTTCTAAGTTAATAATGGGCTATAATTGTTGGAGTAGGCGAAACACAGATAAGTTAAATAAATAAGGAAACGAGTTCTTATGCATCAGATTAGAATTGGTATCAAGCAAGCTAAAATTGCACTAGGCGATAAGAATCGCTTGGTGGGATTTTGTTTTGCCTTAAAGATAAAATTTTTATTCCGTGCATCAGACCTTCATTTTAGATCTACAAACCAAGCAGCTAAAGTGATGGGCTACAACAAGAAAGATTTCAAACAATATTTGGATTTATCAGTTAAATTTGGATATTGTAGAATCGAAACTAATAAGTTCGGTGTGAAGAGAATCATAGCGAACAGGTTGTATGACAGTTTCCAGTACAGCTACAAGACAAGACGATGCGAGATAGCTAAACTTACCTTGCCTCAGTTGAGAAGTCTTTTGTGTGATGTTGTTGTGAGTAACAAAATCAATGTCATTGAAAATGTCTCCAATACGCATTGTAGAGCCGTTAATGGAAATACGATTAAAAGTGTACGTAGTGCCAAAAAAACGGAAGCTCGTATGTTGGAAAGACCATTCAATGAAAAGTACACAAGTTATTCATACACCAGCATGATGAAAGATACCTGTTCAACTAGATACCAAGTTGGGAAGACTATCAAGAAGCTTGTTAAGTCTGGTGCGGTAAAAAAAATAGTCCAATGTACAGAAGTCGGAATAGACGCATGTGCTTGTACTAACAATTGGCATTATTATGATGCGTTTGGAAATCTTATCATCATTTCGGCAAAATATCGAAAGGGGCAACTGCGATGCGCTAACAAATACAAAGTCCTAAAAAGCCAAGTATCTAAGTCGAAGAGTGGAACGAACCCAAAAATTATTGAGCGAAAGATGAAGTGGGTAAAAAATCGAACGTAATAATAGTAGATGAGAGAATCAATAAATAACCTGCGCTCGTAAGGGAGTTCGTAAAGGTAAGGGGAATATACGAAGTATATTTCACTTACGTATATAAACTACTCGTATGTGTGTGAGGTTGATTGAAGAAACTAAGAAAAGAAAGAAGCTATGGGAGAAAGAAGACAAACGAAGGGGGATGAGCACAGAAGCGTTACAAAGCCAACTTATGAAGAGTTTGCAATGTTTTGCTTGATGGCAGGTTTCACGAAAGACAACCTGAAGTGGCTTTATGGTCGCTTCGATGATGTCGGATGGTTGCTGCCAAGCGGTAAAGTCCCTAAGAAATGGGAGGATTTGGTCAAGAAATGGAATTCCTTGAAAAATCCAAGCCAGACTTACCGCAAGCATGGTTTCAAGTTCAAGACCAAGGAAGAGAAGATGCACGACTGCTACGAAGTGTGGACAGATGGTTCTGCGGTACTTAGGACTGATACCAAGCGAAGGAAGTACACTGGTGGTGCTGCCTATGTAATTTTACACGAAGGCAAGGTGTATAAGCAGGGAAACTACGGAACTATAGACACGACAATAAGCCGAATGGAGCTTTTGGCAATCATCTGTGGTGTTGGTCATTGTCCACAAGGTGCGGTTGTGACGGTTCATAGCGATAGCCAATATGCACTTAAGACCTTGAGTGGTGTTTATTCTGCCCACAAGAATTTAGACTTGATGGAGAAGTTTAGAAAGCATTCCGCTCATGTAGCACACATTACTTGGCGCAAGGTGAAGAGCCATTCGGGAGTTGAATATAACGAGCTTTGCGACAGATTGGCAAACGAAGGTAGAATAGCTGCCGAGATAAAGGCAGGGTTAAGAGTTAATTCAAAAGCTTAGAGAAATGAAGATACGGACATTTGAACTATGTGCCGGATATGACTCTCAACTGATGGCTTTGGAGCGACTGAAGAAGAAATATTCTGATTTCGATTACGAGTGCATCGGATGGTCTGAGATAGAGCCAAGTGCAATAGCCTTGCATAATGCTTGCTTTCCTAGTCTGTCCGAAAAGAATTTCGGTGATATGACAAAGATAGATTGGAGCAAGGTTAAAGACTTTGACTTGCTGACATATTCAACACCTTGCCAGTCTGTTTCGCAAGCTGGAAAACAGAAAGGAATAGAGGAGGGAAGCAATACACGATCCTCTATCCTTTGGTTCACAAGAAACGCCATTATTACCAAGAGACCGAAATACCTCTTAATGGAGAATGTAGAGGCTTTGGTTCAAACAAAGTTCATCGGGTTCTTCAACAAGTGGCGCAAGGAGCTGGAATCATACGGATATGCCAATTATGCAAAGGTGGTAAATGCTGCCGACTGCGGTGTTCCTCAGAACAGAAAACGTGTCTTCATGCTCTCTATACGAAATGATGGTGATAAGATGGATTATCATTTTCCGAGAAAGACAAAGCTGAAGAAACATTTGGTTGATGTCTTGGAGGAAAATGTGGACGAAAAGTACTTTTTGAGCGATGCTCTGCTATGTAAAGAGAAATTTGTACCAAATGAATGGAAAGAGCCTATGGGTGCAGCTATAAGGACTCGTTCTGAAGGGGAGTGGATAAAAGGCGAAAAGCATAGTCCAAAGGTTGAGTTTGGAAAGAATATAGCTAATACCATTACATCTGCGAGCAAGGACTCCTTGGTTGTGCTTGGAAAGACAAGGTTACGCATTAGGCGTTTGACTCCGAGAGAACTCTTCCGTTTGATGAACGTTGACGAAGAATACATAGACCGGATGCTTGAAAGTGGAGTGTCAAAGTCAAGTCTTCAAAAAGCTGCAGGAAACTCTATTGTTGTAGCATGCATGGAGATAATATTTGAGGAACTTTGGTTTCCTGAGAATAATGTTAAGGTCGCTGATGATGGTCAGCTATGTCTATTTTAAATAATGATGATATGATGTTTTTGAATAATAAAGAGAAAAAGGAGAAAGCAAATGCTATCTCATACAAGATAGATGAGTACATCTGGGGAAGAAAGGATTTCGTTACCAATTGCCCCTATGGTGAGAAAGGCAGATACACCAATGCTGTTAATAAGGTAGGTGACTTGGGATGCAACACTTGCGAATGGCAGGTAAGACACAATCAAAGAGCGCAAGTTGTGATGTGCTCCCATTCAAAGGAGGAGAAGAGCGAGGTTAAGAAACTTTTTAATGATTTATGATTATGGATAAGGAAAAATTAAAGAAAGATTACGAGAATGCTTGCAATGCTTACTTGGAGGCATTTTGTGAGAAGCATGAGTTTTACGGATTGGATAATCCGGAGACATATTGGATTGATACAGGTGGAATAGCCAATTGCGGTGATTTAACTTTCGATATGGCTACTATTGTAACTGATATTGCCAAGGAAGCTCCTGAAGAAGAGTTGTTGAAGTGGTACGATTATACGATTGAAGCTAGTGAGTTCAATTTGCCTATTCCAAACTTCGATCATTGGCTCATAGGATGTCCAAGAACACCGAGCAAATGGTTTGAAGACATGCGGGCAAAGCGCAAGGAGATTGATGATTTATTGAAGGAGGAAAATGAAAGATTGAAAAATGGAAAAGAGTAACCTTTTTAATTATCTACAGAGGCTCTTTGATGAAGGTCTCTGTATAAACACTACCGAACTTGAATTCGGAACACTTGAAGTAACGGCAGAGAATCGAAGCCAAGGCAAGCAAATCACATTCTTTGCAAAGGGCATGGAGGATGCAAAGCAGAAAGCCATGGAGTGGCAGGCAGGGCAAATACTCTTGAATTGCGATGACTTTGAAGAGATAGTAATGTTCTTGGCTAATAGAAAGAAACTTAAAAAGGAAATGTCAAATGGATAAGAATTTTAGAAGTTGTTTTTGTTGCGCCCATTTTTTGGAAATACAAAATACAAGTACAGGAAATATTTTGAAATGTAAGAAAGGTAGCACTACGAAAGTACAAGGGAAGAGACTGACAGAAATTGCTGCAAGATGCAAAAACTACAAAGCGTGAGGCACACGTTAAAGAACATAGTAAGATGAAACTAAAGTTAAAGGGAATAGACAACAGGGGTATTTGAAAGAGAACGAAATGTAAAAAACTGCAAAACAAATAGTAGATTCTATATAGCAAGATTAAAATATGTTAATATGAATAATAAACACATTAAATTATTTGCATATTACAATAATTCTTTGTATCTTTGCATCGTAATTAAGAAACAAATGTTATTAATTAAAATGGTGAGACACACCACAAAAACTGTAAGACATGATGATTACATCAAATGATTGCTACAAGATTTTTCCAAGTATCGAAAAGTTCTTCGAGAAGACCGAAAACAATTCGGTTGAAGAGTTGATTGATAATTTGCACCATGCTTTAGAGCGCAATGGTAATGCTCTTTGTGCAGATGCAGTTTTTGACAAGGACAATAAAAAGTCTTTTTCCATTTGGGTTTGCGGTAAGCATGGTAAGACAATGGATGAGCGAAATGACTTGCATACTTTGGATGAAGTTAAACAAGCAGCTATCGAGCTTTCTACTAAGTTTGACTTGAACGATTATACAACGAACAAAATTCGTTATAAGAGTATCTGGGCTTAGTGCCCATACTCTTCAGGAGAAGTTAAATCGGTATTTTGGCGAGGAGGCAAACCTCTTCGCCAATCTAATAAGGGAAAGGTGAGGCACACCTCAAAAACTGGTGGTAATGACAAAGAAAGAAATTTTAAAAAAATGGCTTGAAGAACCAAAAGTGAGATATGGTAGCAATTCAAATTTCACTTTGGGATATGGTGATGGATGGGATTGGTGTAAAGATACCCTACGACCAGCTATCACGAAGAATGCGATGTTCCTTAGATTCTTAGAACATGGCTTCCGTGAGATAGAAGAGTTTTTGAAATCAAAAACCGGAAAGCCGAGCGAAGAGGATTGTTCCTTGTATTCTGTTGGATATAAGGATGGAGTCAAGGATGCGATGATTGCAATTAAGAATAGATTTGAAAAATTAAAATAGGAGGTTAAATGGATTTAGGAAAGGCGATTAAGACAATTAGGGTAAGCAAGGGCTTGACCCAACGACAACTGGCTAAGGCTATCGGTTGTAGCGAGACGAATATGTTGTTTATGGAAACCGGAAGAACGTTTCCACGCAAAAGTAAGATTGATGCAATTTGTAAGGTGTTGGGGATTCCGATGTCTTACTTGTTGATGTTCTCTATTACACCGGATGATATTCCGGAAGACAAGAAGAGTTTGTACACAAGCATCGTAGAGCCGATGCGTAACGAATTTACTAGGGAGTTACTGCGATGAAAAGATACTTTTATTTTTCCGCAAGATTCATCAAGAATGGACGTATGGCGTATTCCGTCGGAATTTTAGAATCAGATGAAGGGTATTTTGATTTCGTTAAGGCCTCAAAGGATATTGCACAAGGAGAAGGGGTTGATGTAAAAAAGGTTATCATAGTTTTTTGGACAGAGACCAATTCTATTATGAAGGATAAGTTTGAAGCTTTAAAAGAGGAGGAAAATTGGTAGAATATAAATAAAAGGATTGAATATGAGAATACGAATAGTTAAACATGTTTGTGCCGATGGAGTAGAAAGGGGTATCTTGGAATACCGCAACCATTGGTGGGAGAAGTGGAGACCATTGCACCAGGAAGGCAAGTTGGCTTATGTAGCATATATGGGGGCGAATCCATATAAGTCTTTACAAGAAGAGTGCTTTGATATGCTCGAATTGAATGAAGAGCAGAGAAAGGTACGTGAACAGATGTTCCACTACATCTTAGATGCAGAAGAGATATATGTTGGTGCAAGAATTGGTAGCGAGTATCATATCGGCTATGATGCTGAAAATGATGAGAGTATGGAGACACTTAGAAATTTGGAGGAATAGTTATGCTCGGAAAGATTTTTTCGGTTATGACCGATATTATATATCGAAGACAGGAAAGTTTGAATCTCTTTGAAGGAAAGAAGAAACTTGATAAGGTGGTGTCTGGTCGGGTAATCAGAGAACAAATCAAGTTGTTTGGTTTCACCGTCAGGACAAAGTATTTTTATCAGATTTGCTGCCCACAAGTCAATATGAATGATACCCACGAGGTTTGCACATTGAATAAGGTCGAGGATTTGGTAAGAACAGAGTGCTATAACAAGGTCGTTGAATATTCAAACAGAAAACATCATGTCTAGTGTTAATTGTTTCAGAAGAGTTCTGTTAGATGTCGGTGGTAAGAAGACAATCATCAGTGTTCCGCATGAAATGTCCGAAACCGAAGTAAATAAGGTTATGGTTGTTACCAGAGCCTATCTACAGCAGTATGTCTATGTCGAAATGATATTGGCAGAGTGTTTCATTCAAAAAATCGAAAAGAGTATTCTGAAGAAGAAATGCGTTAGGTTTGAAGTTAAGAAGAAGTGGGTGGACTGCAAGAAGAATCTTCGCAAGGTGGTTAAGTATTATGACGCTTATGTTCCTAATGCAGATTTTAATAACGAATTCGCAATGACGTTCTATGACAAGATTAGTGGAGACTTGTATAAGTTGCGAGATAAGATCGCGGTGAGGTTACAGAACTTAGGAATTGGTGAAAAATCGGGAGTTTATGCGAATGCAATTATCCTTTATAATCTCACTAACCTTTGTTTGGGCACTTATGAGAATATCATACGTAAGCTGTTTGAAGAATTGCACGTTAACTTAATGCAAGCGTTCAAGGATTTTGCCCCAATACTTGCTTTTGAAAACTCCTATGACTTCATGGCGTTAGTGATGGATAAGGATTTCGAGAGACTGGCAGACCATTTGATGACCAAAGAAATTCTTTCTTATTTCGACAAGGTGAGAGTGTCTTTGACGAACAGACATTAAATGAGGCTGCTATTAATGCAACGGAAGACTTAAAAGGCGATGAGAAGGATTTGCAGCGGACTTACATAGGGATTAATGACTTTATGAAGAGTGACTTCCCTTTGGAGAGAACAACATCAAAGAAAGCAAGCTGATGGAAATAGACCCAAATGAGTTATTGGCGATAGGTAATGAATTTCAGCGAATCTTTGGGGAAAACTTTGGAAAGTTCATAGATATGCGGTTTCTTTTAGCGAGAAGAGAGTTGGTCTTCAACTTACTGAAGTTTTCGGATTGGCTTGAAGAACGCTATCCGGATGAGTGTTCCATTGATGGAGTTAGTTACAATGAGGTTGTTGAGCGAAAATTTGGCAACCGAGGTATTAAAATGATAAAGAAGTTGATAGGATGAAGTACATGGGTAGTAAGGCTAGAATCGTGCATGAAATATTGCCGATTATGCTGGACAAGGAACATGATACGTTTGTAGATGCTTTCTGTGGTGGCTGTAGCGTTATTGAGAACGTTCCGGACACGTATCGCAGGATTGCCAACGATAAGAATAGGTATCTTATCGAAATGTGGAAGCATCTTCAGGATGGAGGATTTGTCTTCAGTCATATTAGCAAGGAGACGTATGACAAGGCACGAGACTGCTATCACGGAAAGAATAATTTCTTTACCGAAGCTGGTGTAGGACTAGTCGGCTTCATGGCAAGCTTTAATGGTCGCTTCTTTTATGGTGGCTATAGCGGACATAATGTTGTCGGCAAGAACGGAAAGGCAAGGGATTACATAAGGGAGCAGATAGAAAATACAATGCGTGATGTGCCTCTCATTAAAGGTGTTGAGTTCTATAGCGGCAGTTATGATGAACTTGTGATACCGGAAAGGAGTATAGTGTATTGCGATATACCTTACAAAGCTACGAAAAAGTATGATGTATCAAAGAACTTCGATTATGAAAGTTTCTATATTTGGTGCATGGAAATGGCTAGAAGAGGACATAAGGTCTTTATCAGCGAGTATCAGATGCCGCAAGAGTTCAGATGTGTCTGGGAAAAGGAAGTAACTAATTCCATTAACCCGAATATTACAAAGAGACCAGTCGAAAGGTTGTTTACTATTGATTAGAAAGAAGAAATGAAAGAAACTTATTGCTTGGAGGATACGCTTTACAATACAAAGCGTTACTTCACTATAGAGAATGGAGTGGTATCAGGAACAGAACTTGCACAGGAAGACTTTTACGTATTTCTTGATCTTGCAAGTCGGCTTGGCTATAAGGTGGTGAAATTATGACAAGGCGAGTAAACAAGGATTGTCCGTTCACGGCAGAAGAATTGGATGAGTTCAGAGCTGCCTTGTATAATGTGAATACATCTTTTCACTGTTGTAATGCAGCTCCGGTAGACTGGGCGGCAGGATGGCAGCGGAATGATATAAGAAAGACGAGGTAGGAAAGCCATAATCTACCAAATACCCACGTCTCAAAGCCGTGTGATGCCCAGCGTGGGGGCGGGATTGTAAACTTAGGAGTCACACGGCTTTATTTTGAAGTTTCATAACTACAAATAGCCTATCGCTAATGGTTGTTCCCTTGGGCAGGGAGATAGTTAATACCGCATCGTAAGATGTGAACACTTAAAATTTGCCGACAGCCATTGGCACAAGCCCATAAGTCAGCGACAGAAACCCTTGGGCAAGGTTGGGAATGGTGCATAGTCTTCAAATTCGCATCTGTCGCTGACAAACGGATGAGTGGCATTGGCAACTGAAAGCAATGCGACCCTCGCAAACTTGGAGCGGATTTCTTGATTAAACATTCCGTGTACCAGGTCACTGGGGGAGGTATTGACACCAACAAGGGTTTAAATCCCTTGTCATCCACTAATTTTAAAAGGTTAAATTATGAATGAGTATTGTGAGAATTTGATTTCAAATGGAGTTCCTAGCTGGATAGTAGAGGAGGCTTATAAATTTACAATTGAGCCTTTGAAATCAACAGAAGGCTTGGTAGGAATTGATAAGGAAAATAGTGAGCTATATAGAAATGTCATTATCGCAGCCTATATTGAGGGTGCTAGTGCTACATTGGTAAAAGTGCAAAAATATTATGGCGGTGAGGAACATAGTTAGACAATGGAACGAGGCAACTGAAGGATATTCGTACCGCTTCAAAGGTGGAGATATTTTCCTCCGGTTGGTTAAGGCTGATGGTAGTTATGAATTGCGTAACCCTATAGGTTATGGTGTTCAAGTAGTCATATGCAAAGACTTGGATGAAGCAGATGCAAAAGCCAAGGAAGTGCTAGAAGCGTTTTTTGAAGACAAAGTTAACATAAAAGTTATTTGATTATGGACTTAGAATTATTGATAGATAAGATAGACTTTAGTCAAGGTGCAAGGCAGATAGCCAAACAAGCCTTGGAGTTGGGAATGAAATGCCAAAAGGATAGTGCTTGGCATCCGGTAGAAGAATTACCTGAGCACAACAGACGCATTGTCGGTCTTACCAAGGTTCGCAAGCGTTTCAAGCATCTGAATTTCTTGGGCGAGGAATGGTGGAAGAAGTTCACGAAGTCAAACGCCATCTATAAATGGGCTTATGTTGACGATTTAGTTTGATAGTAATCGTAGAAATCCATAATGCTATTTTGTTTTAAATGTTTGCCCCATCACTATATATAATAATGTAGTGGTGGGGATTTTTGTGTTAACATCAGCAAATTATCTGTCCGTATTATTATAGTATGTTAAATACTAAAAGAAACACATTAAATAATTTGCATATTTCGAATATTCTTTGTATCTTTGCATCTGGATTTCGGTGAGACACACCTTTCAAAAACTGTTTAAAATTGAGGAATATGATTTCATACAAGTACAAGATATATCGGACAAAGAAGACGAAGCTTTTGGATAAGATGCTCCGAGAGTCTTGCTATGTTTGGAATCACGCTCTCGCCTTGCAGAAGAGATACTATAAGTTGTATCACAAGTACATCAAGTTGAATGATATGCAAAAGCATCAAGCAAAGCGCATTAAACGCAATTTGTTGTGTGCTCAAACAGTTCAAGAGATATTGGAACGTTTAGATATAGCCTATAAGCGTTTTTTTAAGCATGATGCGAAGCGTCCACCAAAATTTAAGAAAGCTATAGATTTTTCATCAATAGTATATAAACAAAACGGATATTCTTTAAAAGATAATAGTTTGACTATTAGCAGTATTAAGAAGTCCTTCAAGTTCTCTCTGAGCCGTCCTTATGATGGTAAAGTCAAGAGGGTGTCAGTTAAGCGCAACAAGCTGGGCGAGTACTTCGTCATCCTTTGCTTAGATAAAGAAGCCGAGCCTTACGGAAAGTCACACGATGGTGCATCCGTGGGCATCGACTTCGGATTGAAGAAGTACATGACTTTGAGTGATGGGCGTGAGATTAACAACCCTCAGTTCCTTAAAGCTGACTTGCAGGAGCTTAGGCGCAAGTCTCGCAATCTTTCCAAGTGCAAGAAGGGCAGCAACAACCGCAAACGCAAGAAGTTGGAGTTGGAGCGATTGTATCGAAATATCGTGAACAAACGTTCCGATTTCCAGTGGAAGTTGGCTCACGAATTGTGCAAGCGATACGACTTGATTTGCTTGGAGGATTTGAACTTGGAGGGAATGACAAGGCATTGGGGACGAAAGATGTCTGACTTGGCTCATGGCGATTTCGTTGTGAAGTTGGAGTATGTTGCGAAGAAATATGGTGTTAAGGTTCACAAGATAGACCGCTTCTTCCCTTCGAGCCGCCTTTGTACTTGTGGTTATAAGAATGATAAGCTGTCGTTGAGTGATAGGATTTGGACTTGTCCTAGTTGTGGTGCTGTTCATCCTAGAGACCTCTTCGCAGCTGAGAATATACTTCGGCAGGGCATTGCCGAATTGGGGAGTGGTAGTAAGTCGCCCAAGCACTCGCAAGGGCGCAGCCACGCTAGCAACCCAACAATCTCTTGCAAGTAGCAAGGGAGTATGTCATAAGATGTACACTTTCCGTTCCTCTATGAACGAGGGTGAACTTGGCGACAAGTACAAGGCGATGGTCGGCACGATGGATGTGCTAAAACCGGATTGGGACAGAATCTCAAAGAAAAGACGGAAGAGGATCTAACCTCTTACCGCCTTAAGTACAGAAGAAACATACTTGATGGTTATTTATCTGAATACATCAAGCAAAAGTGTGTTGAAATATCAGAGAATGCAAATTATTTCAAGATTATTTTTAGAAAAGATGAAAATAAATTAGAGTTTTCTTGCATTTCTCAAAGGTTTTTATTACCTTTGCGAATGTAAACAACAAAACAATGAGCTTATGAAAGTATTATCAATTCGCCAGCCGTATGCTTGGTTAATCGCTATCGGCTGCAAGACCATTGAAAACAGAACCTGGAATAGAAAGTTCCGTGGTCGTTTCCTTATTCATGCTAGCCAAGCCAAACCTGAAAAACTTGACGGATGGCAGGAGAGCGCAATGAAGAAATATTGCCAAGAGCATGGTATTGTTATTCCAGACTTCAAAGACTTACCAACGTCAGCCATTATCGGCAGTGTAGAATTGGATGATATTCAATTTCATGAGGCTTATCCGGATGCGTTTGCTGAAGATTTCCAATATCATTGGTTCTTGAAGAATGCTAAATTGTTCGATGAGCCGATTAGAAACGTCAAAGGCAAGTTATTCCTCTGGGATTATGAGTACAATGAAGCCGAAAAGTAAAATAACAATACTTATGTAATAAAAATACAAGTCGTTGGAAATTAGCGCAAAAGTGCTTGTGGGTCTAAGAGGTAAATAAGGAAATAATATAAACATATTGTAAAATATTGAAGTTATGAAGAAGAAATTGATTATTGCCATCATCGCAGCTATCGTTGTGCTAGGTGGCGGCATTGGTGGCTATGTGTATCATTCTAACCAAGTTAAGGCAGAAAAAATGGCTAATTACAAGAAGGCGTTGTCTGATTATCGCTTCAATAGCAACAGATTAATATATTCTTTGGATTTCGTAGTAACGGATTTTATAATCAATTGGAACTCGGCTATAACGAATAAAAAGGCTATGAACACAAAGAACGAAATCGTTCCTTGCTCCGATTTCGAGGATGCCGTTTCTTTTCGATATGCCTTCTATGATAAGTATGGCGCATATAAGATTTTAGATAGCGTATATGTCTCATTAGGAAAACATTTGGAAAAGATGCGTGTAAATGCTAATGAAGAACAGCAAAAAATCGTAGAAACCTGTAGTAATGAATACAGGGAGTTGAATAATGCTATTGTTCTTGTGAAAAAGCCTTATGGCGCATTGGTGCAATATTCTAAACAGAAAGGAGACTTATTCTTTAAACTTTATGCTTTTGATAGCGAATTGGCTAAAGTTTCCCCATTGGAAGAAGATAAGGGCGATGAGAGAATAAAAGCAATGAATATGGAATTATACGGAACGGATTTGTTTGTTACGGCAGACTTTGACAAAGAACCGCAAAAGGCAAAAAAGCAAAGTTATACGTTTAGTAACATTTCAACAAATTGGATTTATTTGAAATGATATTTTTATTATAATAATAAGGTGTAATTTTAAAAATAGGTTTCTAAAAGAAAATAAAGTTTAAAAGAACAAAGAAATACACTAAATAATTTGTGTGTTTCAGAAATTATGCTTACCTTTGCAAACGAAATCAGAAATGGTTCAACCGTGAAGTGGTAAGCATGGTTACTGAGATAAGAAGAAATTTAAGAGTCTTCGGACTTTTCTATACTTTTAGCCTCGTTCGCACTTACCACATTAGCGGGCGGGGCTTTTGTTTTGCCCCAAAGGTAAGAGGCATACCTGTAAAACTGCCGTGTTTAATTAATAATTATGTAGAGTAATGAAGACGATTTCATTGAAATTGGTAGGCACTAAGCCTTTGATGGTTCACAATCCAAGAGTAGTTGACCCATTTGACAAGTACAAGAAACTTTTGCAGCCACTGACTAGCAAGCGAACAAAGACAGATGATGATTTGTTGGAGATTTGCCGATTGCAATTCCTTGCATCCTTGTATTATCGTAATGGTGAGTATGTGCTACCACAGTCACACGTAGAGGGTAGTTTTCAAGCTGCTGCCAAAGAACGTAAGCTTGGCAAGAAGTTCGAGCGTTCCTTCGGCCTTTATGGTGATGGTGTATTGCAATTCAAGGACAACGACAAGACACCGGAAGAACTTTTTGAAGTTGGTCGCACAAAGGAGGGTTATTTTGACCCATCAATATCTTATGTTGACACAAGAGCGTGCGGTATCAAAGGTTCAATTAAAGTCCCTGCAACAAGAGCGATATTCCCAGAGTGGTCAACGGAAGTTACTTGTTGGTTCGATGAGACGCAGCTGAACGAGGAGGAAGTATTACAGGTGGCTGAGATTGCAGGTCTTCGCTATCATGTTGGTACTTACAGAAAGCTTTACGGAGCGTTTAAAGTAGAAAAGAAATAATACATTTAGAAATGAAAATAGATATGGTAGTGTTTTGTGTAGTGGGGTGGAGTCTAGTGGAGTTTGGTGAGGTCTAGTTTGGTGCGGTGGGGTACAGTTTGGTTGAGAAGAACTCTCTACATGGTGGTAATCTAAGGTTCGATTCCTTAGTAGAGAGCTAACAATAGAGGAAATAAGATGGAAAATAATAAAGTTGGTGATTTTAGTTTTTGTAGTTTGGAGGAAGAAATTCTTTCTACATTTAAAGATGGTCAATTGATTTCGCATGAATGGATGAAGTCAAAGTTTGGCATTATCCCTTTATGTTGGGATGATTACAAGGATGTCCAGAAGTTATTCCAAGCGAAGGACAAGCAACAGTTTGATTATATGACCTTGGTAGATAAATTGCGTTGGGATATGTTGAAGCGAACGAAATGCTATCTTAAAAATATCTATGGTGATGGCTATGTGATTGTTCCAAAGGAAGAACAGGCTGAATATGGATTCAGCCAAACAATGAAGGAAATCAAGGAGTCCTTGCGCAAAGGTGCTTTGATAATTGGAAACGTGAGACCTTTGCCAATGTTTGCCGTATCATCCTATAATGATATTAAAAGCCGTTTCGGCACAATAAAAAGCGTGTTGTCTGCGTTAAAGCTATAGAGCCGCAACCTTTTAAGCGTGTGGCTTCAATTGTTACAATATAGAACTCAGAGTCTTCTGCATGTGAATGTAGAAGACTTTTTGTTAATTGTGGTTAATATAACAAAAAAGTTATCCTTTTATTTGCGTATATAACAAAAAAGTTATATCTTTGCATTGTCTTAAGGACAAAAGAGGTCTTTTACTTATTTATTAATTTCTTCTATATATGATGAAGACTAGTCAATTAGTGAGAAAGCTGACCCAAGCAGGTTGCTATGTGGTTCGGCATGGTGGTAATCACGACATTTGGTTTAGTCCAACAACAAAACTTAAATGTCCAGTGCCACGGCACGGCAGTCGTGAAGTTTCTCGAAAGACTTACGACAGTATTCTTGAAAGATTGCTTGGGCTTTAAGCCCAGCAATTTTTCGCTTATATAGCAAGACGTTGATATGGGTTTAAGACCTCTTTTTAAAGTTTAGAATCGGGATTATGGCAACAAAGGTAATTATACAAGTAGAAAAGTGTAAAGAAGAAAAGAATTTTTCTTGCTATATGGTGGATAAATTTCCAGACTTCCATCTAGTCGGATTTGGCAACTCTGCAAAACAAGCGATGGATGATATTTTTGTAGCAAAGGAAGAGATTAAAGAGCTTCTTGAAGAAGAGGGAAAACAAATGCCTGAATTGGTGTTTGAGTTCCGGTATGATATAGGTTCTTTCTTCGATTATTTTTCATATCTGAATATAAATGGTGTCGCAAAGAAAGCTGGCATTAATGCTTCTCTGATGCGTCAGTATGCAATGGGAATCCATGAGCCTAGCAAAAAACGTAAGCAGCAAATTCTTGATTGCTTACATGGAATTTCAAAAGAATTACAGGCTGTCGTGATTTGACGGTCTTTATATATAGAAGAAAAATAAGTAAACAACCGAGCCTTCTGCATGTGAATGTGGAAGGCTTTTTGTAACTATACCTTAATCTTTGCACTTAAATCTTTTGTGAAATAGCACGCCTTTATTCTTTCGTTATTCCTTTGAATATTAGCTAATTTTGCCAATAAAACATAAAATATGGCAGAATTAAGATTCGATGTCAAAGCGAATTTCGAGGAGGTTACGAAACTTCGTTCCGAGTGTGAAAAGTTGAGGGCTGAGTTGTTGAAGACCAATAAGTCAACCGACCCAGCTATTGTTGCGGATTTGACGGAAAAATATGCAGATGCAAGCAATCGCTTAAAGGATTTAACGCAAGCAGCTTCAAGAGCCGCTTACGTGATGTCTTCTGAGTTTAATAAGAAGATGCAAGCAGCCGCAAGGGAAGTTTATAGCTATGAACTTCAAATGCAAGCTACCAAAGACCGAATAGAGAAAATCCAACAGCAAATCACGAACAAGAGATTAACTCTAGGAGTTACAACGGATAAGTCATCCATAGATTCTTTACAGAAGAATATTGACTATTTAAAAGGCTCTTTGGCAGGTCAAACAGCTCAGTTGAAGAACTTAGAAGGAGGTGCTGTCGGTGCTCGTCAGACCTTGGAGAATATGCGGAAAGAGTATGTTTTGTATGCAGGTTCAGCAAATCCGGCAAAAGAGGCAACAAATATGTTGACCGATAGCATGAGCCAAATGATAGAACGTATGAAGTCCGCTCCAACTGCCGGAGAGGGTATGTCTAGCTTGTTCCAAAGAGTTACTGGCGATGCTCACATGCTTTCGGCTGCTTTGCTTGGCGGTTTAGGATTTGAACAACTGACAAGTAGTATTTTCAATACTCGTTCCCAATTCCAGCAACTTGAAATATCTTTCAATACAATGCTTGGTAGTGAGCAGAGAGCAGGAGCATTGATGAACCAACTTGTTCAAACGGCAGCTCATACGCCTTTTGACATGTCCAGTATTACGAGCGGAGCAAAACAACTTTTGGCATACGGAACGGAAGCGAAAGATGTTAATAAAACTCTTGTTCAGCTAGGTGACATTGCTTCGGGCTTGAACATTCCGCTTGGAGAACTTGTTTATCTTTACGGAACGACCGTTTCGCAAGGAAGAATGTTTACAATGGACTTGCGTCAGTTTATGGGTAGAGGTGTTCCTTTGGCAGAAGAGTTGGGTAAAATTTTGCACCAAAATACAACTGAGGTTCAAGAGTCTGTTTCTAAGGGAAAAGTCACATCAGACATCTTCAAGGAAGCTATCGCCAACATGACGCAAGCTGGCGGACGTTTCGGAGGCCTGATGGAGCAACAATCAAAGACATTGGAGGGTCAGTGGAGTAACATTGGCGACTCTATCCAACAGATGTTTAACGAAATCGGCAAAAAATCCGAGGGCGTGTTCTCTAGTGGATTGTCAATTATTTCTGCTATGGTAGAGAATTGGCAAGAGGTAATAAAAGTTATTGGCGTTGCTACAGTAGCTGTTGGTTCTTATCGTGCATCATTAATGGCGGCTGCTTCTATTCGCAAAGCAGAGGAAGCTCAAAAAGCCGATGATATGATGAAGGGAATTGACGCAGAAATCAAGCGTTTGCAAGACCTAGAAAACTCTAACTACAAGTCGCTGGGTAAGGATAAAAAGCAAGAGCGAGTAAATAAACAACAAGACTTGGCAAGTATTGTTGGAGATACATCTGTTTCCGATGACTTTGTAAAGGCAAGGTTAGATGCAGCCGAGCAAGAGGGCGTTATTTCGGCACAAATGCGTTCCCAGCTAGAGACGAAACGTGAACTCTTACAGACTCAACAACAAGCAACGGCACAAAGCCAAATTGAGCTTGATGAAGAAAAAAGAAAGACAGAGGAACTTCGTCAACAAAAGATAGAATCTCTTAAAGAAGATTTGAAAACAACCACAGAGAAAATATCAAATCTTGATGATAGGGATATTGAGTTAGCTAGACAATATACAGCAGCCTTGAATGATTTGCAAGATGCCCAAGATGCCTTTGCTGAGGCTCAAAAATTGGTTGAGGAAACCGCTGATGGTGCAAACTTAGCTTTTGACGCAGAGGGTAATGCCGTGAATGCACTAGAAGCAAAGGAACGTTTGGCCACCGCTGCGAAGAAAGTGAATACTGCTCAAACAAATGTTTCGACAATTGCAAGTCAGCAAAGAGGAGCTGCGCTTATTCGTGAGCAATTACAAGAGAGACAAGCAACACTACAAACGCAGTTGAATTCTGTTAGTCAAGCTACAAATACGACTACGAAGAAGGCTAGTACTTTAGCTACGGCTGCTTCAACGGTAAAAAATGCCATCCATACTGCAAGTGTTAAAATAATGACAACTGCTGAATTGATGCTCAGTAATGCGGTAAAATCCACAACTATGGCTTTAAAGGGAATGTGGGCGGCTATGCTCGCAAATCCGATTACTGGTATTATAACATTGGTAACAACGCTTGCTAGTGCCGTTGCTATGTTCGGAAGTGAAGAGGAAGATATTTCTGTTGACACAAAGCATTTTGGAGATTCCGCTGAAAATACAAGGGCGAAAGTTGATGGCTTGCTTAACGTAATGAGGTCTTCTAAGGAAGGAACTGATGCTTACAACAAAGCTAAAGAAGAACTTATTCAAACCTACGAGCAGTTCGGGATTAAGTGTGATTCCGAAAAGGACAATTTAACAACACTTAAAGGCAAGCATGACGAATTTGTTGCAACCTTACAATTGGAGAATGCAGAAAGAGAAAAGGCTAATGCTTTAATGTCTGCCACTTCTCAATACACAGAAGCAAGAAACAAAGAAGATGACAATTTTAGCAAAGACTTATCCGGTCATTGGTATCAAGGTGGGCAACATGTAGATAAGGAAGATATAACATCAATTCAAATGATGTATAACTCTATAGCAACCGATAAAGTTTTAGATAGGTTGGCTAAGTTGAAACAAAGAATAGATGGTAGCACATCGTCTTACATGGAATATATAGATGCTGTAAGAAAAACTTTCGCGCCTATTGATTCGTTCTTAGAGAGACAACATTACAATATAGTGACTATAGGGAATTCAGACCATTCGATATTGGAGCATACGAATAATCTTATAAAGTTGAAGACAAGTTATAAAAACGCAGAGAATGCGATAATGAAGGCGGCTGCTGAAAATGTAGATTGGAATAATGCACAGGCTAGGTCACAATGGGTAGCCCAGCAAAATAAACAAAGCATTGAAGCTTTAATTTCCTCTACAGAACAGCTTATTTCTACATGGAATCAGGAGTATGGATTAAATTTAAAAATCCATTACGATGATACTGAAATTCCAAGTTGGATGAAAACTTTGACGGACAAGCAGTTGCAATCTTTGATTAATAGACGTAGGGCAGACATAAAAAAGCAAAAGCAATACCGGACTAATCACAAAGGTGTTAAATTGCTGACAAAGCAAGGAAATCAGCTAAGAGACGAAAATGATAATATGCTTGATGTCGCTATGGCTGGTTCTATTCTGAAAGATAGAGAGGTGAAAAGAAAAGCCGATGCAAATAAGCCGAAGGAAACGACAAAGAAAACAACACCTAAGAAAACAGGTGCAACGGATGACCCACAAGCAAGAGCGTATGAACGCAAGAAGGCTGAGGAGGACTATTCCAAGTCTATTTCATCCTATTCGGAGAAAGCCAGCGATGAGTTGTCAAAGCGAAGAACGGAATTGATTAAGAATGAGACCGAAAAGGAGATTGCTCAAATCAACATGTCTTCAGACAAGGAGAAAAAGGCTATAGAGGATTCGATTGACAAACTCGTTGAGGCTAAGAAGAAGAAAGACCAGATCGTTTGGGTAAATTCGGGAAAAGGTCGTAAAGCCAACATGTGGAAACAGGGTAAGTCCGATGCGGAATACCGCAAAGAGGTATTGGGCACACAAATGGTTGACGACAAGGGTAATCATCTTGGGAAGACCATTGGACAGAACTCAGAAGACCAAATTGCCTTGATTGAGAAACAAAGACAATTAAAGCTGAAGGAAATCCAGCAAGCGGAGATAAAGGACATGTTGGATTTCATGAAGCAATACGGTAGTTTGGAACAGCAGCGTTATGCTATCTTGAAAGAATATGCCGACAAGATAGACCTTGCAAGAGAAAAGGGAGATACTTTTGGTGCAGCGAGTGCGGAAATGGAGATGAACGACCAGTTGAAGAAGTTGAATTTTACGGATTTCAAGGATTCAATCAATTGGGATGTTGTCTTTCAGGATATGAACCGATTGAGTATTCCTTATCTTGAAGACCTTCGCAAGAAGATGAAGGAGTTGCTTGGTTCGGGTACATTGGAAATTGATGACATGAAAACCGTATCTGACCAAATCTACAAGATTGATGATGCGATTTCCCAGCAGAAGGATAGATGGGGATTGGTTAATGATGCAGTCCGTGAACACCGTAGGCTTATTGATGAGGCGAAGGATGCGCAAGACCGATTGGCACAAGCTAGGAAGGGGGAGTTTGATGCCAAGGCTGATAATATGAGCCAAAGGAGAAAAATCCAAGGCGTGTTTGCTGAAAGTGGGGTTAACATAGATACCAGTAATATCACTTCTGCCAATAAGGACAAACTTATGGGTTCTACCAAGAATCTCAGTGTAAGCCAAACGGAGAAGTTACGTAAGCTTTTTGATGATTTGGCGGTTTCAGAGGTTAAGGTTGGAAAGGCAACAAAGGAAGTTGGAAAGGCACAGGAAGAAGCCAAGGTAAAGCAGGATGCCGCAAAGAAGAGCTTGCACGATACTATCGAGGAATGGGCTGAGGGTTTGAGGAAAATCCAAGAGAAGCTGAAAGACCTTCCTGGGTTAGTCGATGCTTTGGGTCTCGGAAACACAGGCTTTGGTAAAGCTGTGAATAACGGAATGGATGCATTGAACAGTGGAACACAAGCCTTTTCTGATTTTGCAAGCGGAAACTACATAGGCGCAGCTATGAATGGAATAAAAACCATTGGTTCGTTGGGCAAGATGTTCGGTATTGGTGGAGGTAATGGTGCAGAAGTTGCGAAGAAAACAGAAGAGCTGACCGAGAGCAATGACAGATTGATGTATTCCATTGATAAGTTAAAAGAGTCTATTGACAAATCTTCCGGTTATACAGCCGTAAGCAACTATAATGCTGCTTACGATGCTCAAAAACAGGTTAACACCCAAACGATGGATATTCTCAAAACACAGATGGGGTATCATGGGGAACACCATTCAAATGCTTATTATTGGAATCTTTCTGCACAAGATTATGCGGCAATCAATAAGACTTTGGCTGAGCAAAGTAAGATAAGGGGTGGTTATACTAATTCTTCGATAAACAAGGTTAATTCCTTGGAGGATATATACAAGCTCACTCCAGAGCAGATGGCTGACATTCGTACACATAATGCGGATGTATGGAAGAACATGACAGACCAAGGCAAGTATGATAAGACGGAATATTGGGAGCAATATACAGAACTGGCGGGAAAACTAGAGGAGTTGACGGAGCAAATCAATGAGAATTTGACTCAAACAACCTTTGATTCGATGAAGAGTGACTTCATAAACAATCTTATGGATATGAGCAAGTCTGCAAAGGATTTTTCTAATGACTTCACTACAATGCTCAACCAGTCGATGCTTAACTTCGCTTTGGGAGACCTTATGAATAAAAAGCTTAAGCCTCTTTATGATAGCTGGGCAAACAAGATGAAGGAGAATGGAGGAAGGCAGCTCACGCCAACCGAATTGAATAATCTTAAAGAAGAGTATGATAAGATAGTTCAAGAGGGTTTGGCTATTCGTGATAATATTGCTGATATTACGGGTTACAAGCAATCTTACGAGCAGTCCGCTTCTTCCGGTTCTTTTGAATCAATGAGCCAAGATACAGGAGAAGAGTTGAATGGTCGTTTCACTGCGGTACAAATCGCCACAGAGGGAACATATGAGGAAGCAAAGCTCATAAATACCAAGTTGGATGCTATTGCGACTCGTGATGGTGGTACAGAGGGTAGCTTATTAACGGCTAGCGTGAATACCATTATGGGTAATGTAGGTAATATATGGGTTGCCGTTGATGAGGGAAGAACCATTCTTGCACAAAGCTTGATGTACTTACAGTCGATTGATGAGCGACAAGAGCGATGGCATAAGCCTATGCTGCAAGCATTCAATGATATTCACGAATTAAAAGACAAGATGAGTAGATTGTAAAAGCTATAAAGGGTGTCATATTACGTGATACCCTTTATATCCTTAAATAAATATAAAAGTTTAATACGAATATTTGATTATTAAACTAAATGTTGTATATTTGCAAGCGTAATTAAACTTTTATATTATGAACAGAATAAAGGAAATTTTACAAGAGATAGGAATGTCTCAAAAAACGTTGGCTGAAAAGATAGGCATGACGGAGGTCGGTGTTAGCAAGATTGTTAATGGCACTTCAACAAAGGAGACCATGAAGAAAATAGCCAATATCCTAGGTGTTAAGGTCGAAGACCTGTACTATAAAGATAATATGGTTAAATATCGTGGAGAACTTGACTTGAATGGCACCAAGATACCTTGTTATGTTTTGGGCAACGGAACTAGGGTAATATCTGGTCGTGGAATGCAAGAAGCATTAAAGATGGTAGATACGGAAGATGGTAAGCAAACTGCCGGGACCAGATTAGTGAGATATTTAAATCAAAAATCTCTTAACCCTTTTATTTCCAAATACATAGAAATGGACCACTTGTCACCTTTGGTGTGTAACGATAATGGAAAGGTTCTTCATGGTTATAAGGCAACCGCTTTGGCGGACATCTGTGATGCTTTTTTGGAGGCACGCAAGAACATTCCGTTATCACCTAGACAAGAGATTATAGCCGAGCAATGCGAAATCCTCATGCGTGCATTCGCTAGGGTTGGTATCATCGCATTGGTAGATGAGGCAACAGGCTTTGATAAGGAAAAGAGCGAGGTTAAGGACAAGCTGCAAACGTTCTTTAATCAATTCCTCTTAGAGGAGGCTGCGAAGTGGGTTAAGGTGTTCCCCGACCAATTCTTTATGGACATATACAAGATGAGGGGCTGGACGTGGCATGAGTCGAGGAATATGCCTGGTGTTATGGGCAATTGGATAAGAGATATTGTCTATGAGCGCATAGCGCCAATTATGGAGGAGCTTGACAAGAGAAATCCAAAGAATGAGCATGGAAACCGTACAAAGAGATTTCATCAGTTCATTAACCAAGAGAAGGGAATACCAAAACTGAAGGAGTATCTCTCTTCCATTCATGCCTTGGTTGTGGTGTCAGATTATGATTGGGCAAAGTTTATGGATAATCTGAACAAAGTATATCCTAGAACCGACATTGAGTTGTTCTTGGCTTTCGATGCGTAAAACAAAGAAGAGGAATGCGTGATGCGTTCCTCTTTCTTTTTATAGTTTCTTTTCTTCCAGTAATTCGTCAACTCTCGCTTGAAATGCCAGCTCTGTCTCTGAAAGGCTGTAGCCAGAGTAAGAATAGCTTGTCCCGATGATGTGGCCATCAAACCTTCCAGTATTGTCATCCTTTGTGAAAGTGCCTTTGTAGCCCTTGTATTGGAATACTATTTCCTTGTTGTCCTCTTGCTCATCCTTGTCGTAAGACTTAGCTATCTTAATCAGGTAGCAGAAGCCGAACATGAATAGGCAAGAGATAAAGGAAGAGATTGAGAATCCAACCATTGCCCATCCTATCGCCTTCGTCTCCTGCTCTCCAAAGAAGCCCATCATCAAGCCGATGACAAACAATAAGATAGTTAACCATAGTGCTATTACACTAATTAACGAGAGAACACGGAATACCGCTGCACCTCTCAAATTGAAAAAATCTGTCATAGTCGTAAAAGTTTTAATTATTAATACTTGCAAGGAATGTTCCTTACGTTACTTAACACATTCCAACTTGTCCAGCACGTCCCTAGCCTCAGCAATGGACGATGCGGAATACAACTCACCACCTTGTTTTATTAGGGCGATGAAATCAGAACTATCAGCTTCGGAAACTAGTTCTGCAAGCGTTACACCTATAATGCTTGCTATCTCCTGAAGACTAGCGACAGTCGGATTCCCATCAATAGTTTGTATCAAGGATGGCAAAGATACTCCCTTACCACCTTTTTTATTAGTCAGCCTATCCGCTACATACGTTAGCGTAAAGCCTTTTCGTTTAATTATGCCTCGTATATCCATACCTTATTATATATTAAGTTCTAACTTTATTTATTGATGTTGCAAAGATACAAATATTTTCGCAAACAGCCAAACTTATTATGAAAAACTAAGTTTTTAACCTAACTATGCAAACATATCTTAATTTGTATATTAAATCAGCAAACAAAGGTTAAAGTTAGGATAAAACTTAATAAAATATTTGGCAGTTAGGATAAAACTTAGTATCTTTGCATCGTGATTAAGAAACAAAGGTCACAATAACATTATTAATTTAGCTGAGGTTGCACCTCCGAGTCGGCACTCGTAAAACGGTATAGCAATATGACTACTTCAATGATAAGAAGAAACTTGATTCAGAAGTTCGTTATGATAGAGTTCGTAAGCAACAGAATGAACACCCAAAAAGATGTTGATAGAATGTTGAATATGATAACAATAAAGCTCAATATGAACAACGATGAGGCTAAGAGCTTCTTGCGTGAGAGCATCGGACTTGCAAAGTAAGTAATTTAAGTTTAACGTTTAAAATTGAAAGATTATGGCTACTACATTTAAGAATATGATGAGAGAAGTGATGAATATGGCACACAGAGCCTTTCAGCTTAAAGGTGCTTATATGAGTTGGGCAGAATGCTTGAAGCAAGCTTGGCAGGTTATCAAACTGAAGGCTCGCATGAAGAAGCAGGTCGTTGAGTTCTACTTTCAGAAAATGAATGGTGAGATTCGTCAGGCTTTCGGTACTTTGATGGAGAGTCACATTGACTACACTCCAAACGGCAAGGGTTACGCTTGCAAGGACTGCACAAAGTATTGGGATGAAGTTAAGGGCGAGTGGAGACAATTCAAGAACTACAACTTGATTAGAGTTGCATAACAGATTTCTAACGATTTAAAAAGAAACTAGATATGAGCGCAAAGATTATCGTGATGCAAGGCAACATGGTTGCAACCATCGAAGAGACAAACAAGGACGCATTTATCAAGCGTGGAGAGTATAAAGAGACCGACCTGGACAGACATAAGCGTGAGGTTGATTTCTTGATTACAAGCATCGCAAACCGCTACGAAGTGACATTCAATCACAAGGTAGAGCTGAAGGAAAGCCGAAGCATCAAGAAAAGCGAGTATTTCGATAACATCTACTACGTTACCGAGAATGCATTGAACAAGCTGAAAAAGCAATACTCATACGAGTGTGACTTGTAATAGATTTCGTGAGGCACACGCTAAACTGCACCGGACTTTGAACATTAAATATTTAAGAGATATGGATAAGAATTTGATGGATGCTCTTTATGTTGAGCATGATGGCAAGATTGGTGTTTTAAGCTCAGATGAGCACAAGGTGGTATCACAGGTTATCGGCACGGATTTGACGCTTGTGTACGACAAGAAAGAGGGTGATACATACCTTTTGATACCATTGACCCGAAACCATAAGTTCGAATGCAATTGTAGTCACATTATCGTGGATGGCAAGCGGTTCGATTCTGACATCTTTTTCCGAAAGGATGCTTGCCAATGGATTCAGATGCAATCAAAAGAAATGCTATTAATGGTAGCGTAACAATATATAAGGTGAGGCACACCCGAGCAACTGCACATTATCTTTGAAGTTTAACTATTAAATTCCGTGAGCAATGGAAAGAAGAAGTAATGTGCAGAAAAGTGCCATAAGAATTGGTCGTGCTGGTGAAGACAGAAGTCCTCCAAAGCAAAACAAACGTTAATGTTTTAAATTAAACACTAAAGCGTTTGCAAGTTAAAGAAAATAGCATTAACTTTGCAGCCGAAATAACAAGGTTGTGAAGTAAGGCGCACGACTGACTGACATTTGAATAATTTTACAAAATAAATATTTTCATTTGCTCCAAGCGTGGAGCATCGTCATTCCGTTCATCGCCTTACATAAGTGGACGGTTGACACAAGCCCTGTCCGCACTCGTGACTTTAGCGGATGGGGCTTTTCGTTTCCACCACAGCCAAATATAATTATTAACAAATTAAATTTGGAGTTACTATGACAGAAAATGTAAACCGAATGATGGTGAATCCGCCAGTGTTCCCATCGGGTATTGTGGAATCTGGTATGACAGGTGATGGAGAAGAAAGAATCACCTCGTTGGAAATTGCAACTATGACAAATAAGTTGCATAAGAATGTTATGCAGTCTATTCGTAAGATGGAGGCTGCGTGGATAAAGGTTAACGGGCTAGGTTTTAAGCTCGTTAATTACCAAGACCAAAAGGGAGAGACTAGACCTTGCTATTCCCTTACCAAACGTGAGAGTCTTTACATTGCCACCAAGTTTAATGATGAGGCAAGAGCGAAGTTGGTTTTGCGTTGGGAGGAGTTGGAAATTAAACATCGTGAGCAGGTGCAAGCCGAGCAAATGAAGCCTCAGCAAAGTTTCTTGCAAGACAAGTTGACAGTTGCCAATTGGGTAATGGACTCGTTGCGATATAGTGATGCCGCACGCTTGCAGTTGGTGAGTCAGATAGCAGAGCCTTATGGTGTTCCGGTTCCCGATTACGTCCACGCTCCGAATGGTGCTTCGCACGCAGTCAGTGAATTATTGAAAGAACGTGATGTTGAGTTATCAGCCATCAAGTTCAATAAGCTGGCATTGGCTGCTGGCTTATTGGAAGAGAAGACCCGAAAGGGTGCGCACGGCAAGGTTCACAAGTACTATTCCGTCACAGAGAAAGGATTGGAGTATGCTTTGAATGACATCTACAAGGATGTGCCTGGACAAACCATTCCAAAGTGGTATGACAACAAGTTTGTGGAGGTGTTGGAAATCATCGGTTACAAGCCATCTAGTCAAGGAGCTATGTTTGCAAGCGGTGAGACACACTAGAACAACTGTAGTAATATTGATATATAATCGAGAAGGAGGGGAAGGCGTGATGCACTCTCCTCTTTTTTTTTATGGAGAAAGTTTTTGTTTTTCACAATATAGATAAGTGTTGTTAAACTGAGTGCTAATTTTTGGTAGAGTGGAATATAATAGCTATCTTTGTGGTCGATTTTTAAAACTTATAAGGACATGAAGATATTAGAACCGAGATATGAAATCCTATCCCAAGGTGAGGGCATGGATGGAGTTTATAAGCAGATAGAGTTGTGTGGTCGCACTTGCTATGCGTCAAGCATGAAGATTGATAAAGACAGCGCAAAGCCTTTCGTTGAGCGTATGGTAAGCAGCAATCATCTTGCCATGTGTGAGCATGGAACGATTTATCTCCATGTAGCCTATGAAGAAGGATTTTTTGTACCGGAGTCTTTGTTGGTCAAGCACTATCGTGAGAACAAATATTCAAAGGTGATGCAGATTGGCAGCGACTACTATATCACAACCAACTACAGAGTGATAGTTGAAAATAACTGGTTTGAGGATTTGGACTATATTTGCGAGCCTACGGAATGGCATGAGAAGCGAATAACAGTCCGCTTTACTACTCAGATTGCGGTAAGTAGAGAGGCTAACAGACATCGTGTAGATTCCGTAGCGGAACAAAGCACCCGATATTGCAACTATAGTAAAGATAAGTTCGGAGGAGAGATTGCTATCAACAAGCCAAAGTGGGTTAGCGAAGATGATGCGGTTAATCCATCGTCTTTTGATGGTGGAACATTTGTTGACCTATCAAAGAACATCGGTAGTTATGAGCATTGGAGTCCGGTAGAAAAATGGTGGTTTGCAAATAGAGTATGCGAAATGATGTATTTGTCTTTGGTCAAGGATGATGGTCTTAAGCCACAGGATGCGAGAACGATACTTCCTCTTGATACCAACACGGAGTTGATTCATACTGCATTCGTGAGTGATTGGCTTCATTTCTTCGATTTGCGATCAAAAGGAACTACCGGAAAGCCTCATCCAGATATTGAGGTCTTGGCAACCCCATTGATGAATGAGTTCAAGGAACGAGGTTTGATTTAATCGCTTATGAAGAAGAAAGCCAAGCAAATAGCCAATGTGATGAGCAATGACTCTTTGGAGGTTGTTGCTCAGATGATTGTTGATGAGGCTAAAGGTGTGCGCTATGAAGTGTATGCTGATGGCTCTAGTAAGAACAACAAGTGTGGTTGCGGTTGGCTTTTGCTTCATAAGGGAGCGATTATCAATAGTGGGAAATATACATTTATCACAGCCAAAGTGAACGATTCGGTGAGAGCCGAAATAAGGGCGGTCATTCAAGCATTGGGTGATTGCCCTCTTTTGTGTTCTGTTGATGTATATGTGGATTGCCAAGTGGCTATAGAGAGAATACAGGCTTGCAAGTTAGGAGACTTACAGCCTATATATAATAAGGTAGCGAAAGGCAAGGTGATAAGATACCATTGGGTTAAGGCTCATAGAGGTAATATGTATAATGAAATGGTGGATTCTTTGGCTTTTTCTGCTACAGAAAGTTAATTTTGTGCCCGTATATATAACAAGCGTTAAAATATAAAAGAAACACATTAAATAATTTGCATATTTCAATTATTCTTTGTATCTTTGCATCGTAATTAAGAAACAAGGTTACTAATTAAAATGGTGAGACACACCTTAAAAACTGTGATTCGTTATGAATACTAGATTGAGTAAGAAAGAGACAATGGTTTATGGCAACATCGAAGTGATGGCTGATGTAATTGGTGGTAACAAGTACTTTACATTTGCTGAGTTGTATGATTTCGATTTGGATAATACCAAGGATGAGTTGAAAGAAATTTTAAACTCTTTGACTGAGAAAGGTTACTTGAAGAGTTTTAATGATTTCGATAAAACTTATCGAGTTTTGAAGTAAGAACAACAAAGGGGATAATCCCCTTACAATATAAATTTAGAGCGTGAGACACACGTAAAACTGTATTGAAACAATGAAAAAGGTATTCACAATTGAGAATGCGTTAGCGTTTTTATTTGCTCTTGAAATAGTATCATTAATTTATTTTCTTGGATAGGGCTTATGCAGATTAAGTTTGGTAAGATAAAGTTTACTGCGGCTAATTCCGAAAAAGGATGCCGCTTTGATGCTTGCTACAAAGGGGAGCATGTGGCTTTTGAGAGTGAAGATATGTCTTTGTATGATGATGTTTTTTCTGATAATAACAGAAGAGCAAAGGCTGCAAAGAGAGTGATTTACGAGAATATTAAGCACAAGTATTATGAGACCCATAGAGATTAGCGATTTCAACGCTGCCGATGAATTTGTCGTTGAGGCGATGATGCAAGATGGCAAATTCAAGGTTATCGGCAAGGTTATTATTGATAATAATCTTCTGAATGATGATGATTTGGAAACCATCTGGGATTATGCCAACTGGGAGACGAACGGCTATGAAAAGATGGTTGTCTCTAACGGAGTGTACAAAGGCTTGAAAGCATTTAGCGATGGGCGTTTGTTCTATGTAATTACTGATGATGAGCTTGGAGTGGTAAATGACAATATCATGGTACGTAAGCATTATGATGTCAACAATGGCTATTATATTAAGTCATCAAGGTTGCACAAGGAACAATCCAGGGACTTATGGTGCTTTGGTAGCCGTGAGACCATAACTAGAGAATATAAGTCAAACCATTTTATATGTGGTAAGTGATGGCAAAAAAGATTAATCATATTAAGCCTTCCTTCATTGAAGGTGGTGAAGTCTGGCATGATATTGATAAGTTCCCGATGCTAGACCACACTATTCTAGTTGAGTTACAGGTAAAAGGCTCAGACGGATTGATTTACCGGACGCAAGATGTATGTGTTGAGCGTACGGATAGGTTCGTACCTACGATGTCTTTTGTTCCTAAGCGTTGGGCGTATGCAATAGACTTAGCTCAATGCAGGCAACTTGAAGGATAAAAACAAAATACAAATTAAGAATAAGCATATGGAAGAATCAAGAGGTGTTTACACATTACCCGTCTTGTATAATGAACAAAGTGGTAGAAATGAAGGTGTATGTGTCAGAAGTGAACTTGGAGTAGTTGTTGCAATTGACAATGAAGATGAGTTTAAAGGTGTTTTTTCAAAGGATGGTGAGGTTGATGTATTCAAGCAGCTACTATCACAAGAAGTGTATCGTTTCAACACAGAACACCATGCATTCCCAACTGAGCCTTTGATTTCTTACAAGATGGATGGCGACATTATCTTTGATTTCGTTGAAGTAACAATCGGAAAGATGTATGGCGGTTATGTTTATATCGTGCATTACAACTTTGCAAGCACGGCATCATAATAAACAAGTTTGATTATGACAGTAGTAAGAGAAAGATTAAAAATTGCGGCTCAGATTGAGGTGCTGGAAGATATTGCTATTGATTATAGGGGAAAGACTATAGATAACATCATCCAACAGCTAGAAGCGAGGTTGACTGCGTTGAAGTTAGTTCAAGTTTGAAGTTAAAAGTCAATGAGTGGTGGACGTTTTGATTATGCTCAGTATCGGATTGCTGACATATATACAAAGATAGAAGATTATGTTGATGGTCATCCATTGGATGAGGAAGACGAAAGATGCTTTCTCGAAGACCGATGGTTAGAAGAGGATGAAGACAAGTATGTTAGAAAACATCATCATACGATGCCTAACAGATATGGCTTATCTAAAGAGACTATCAAGGAATTCAAAAAGGGTATTGAACTTCTGAAGAAAGCTCAGGTTTATGCCCAAAGAATTGATTGGCTTCTTTCCGGTGATGATGGAGAAGATAATTTCCATCTACGTTTGAAAGAGGATTTGGCAAATTTAAAAAGTAAGAAAGGATAGATTATGAGTTGGAATTATCGCTTAGATACACCTATGATGCAATTAGCTGAAGAGGTGAACATGAAATATGATACTGATGCAGGTAAGATGCTTCTTTGCACTTATCTCTTCATGGTATCAAGTGAAGAGATCAAGGACAAACAAGCTTTCTTTGATTGGGTAGAAGAGCTGAATAAGTCCTGTAAGTGCGATGCGGTAAGGGAGTACGTGAAAATCAACGGCAAAGCCGATTGGCTGCATGGTGGATTCAGTAAGCCGATTTACCGACACTATAAGGGCAATTTCTATGAGTACCTTGGTGAGGTTACTGATAGCGAGACTTCTGAAGCTAAGGTTGCGTATCAAGCAGTGTGCGGACAGCATGAAGTTTGGGTGCGACCAAAGGAAATGTTCTTTGGTAATGTTGAGGTAGATGGTAAGCCAGTTCCTCGATTTGAGAAGGTAGATTTAAAAAACTTAGAGAAACAAACCGAGAAGAGCAATGGACAGAGAAAAGATTAAGAGCTTGTTAGGTCAAGCAATCTTGCGAGTTAATGAAGTCGTACCGGATTTCGAAGACTTGGATAAGGTTCTTCCTTTGCTTAAACAAGCATATGATGAAGCGGATAAGTCTGATTGGATTTCGGTTAAGGAGCGTTTGCCGGAGTTCGGTGAAGAAGTTCTTGTCACTAATGAAGAGGATAAGGATATGTGGTTTTGTCATCGAAGTAACGACCCGTCAGTAAAAACCGCAGAGTATGAGTTTTGTAATTACATCGGGATACCAGTAACGCATTGGCAAGAAATTAAAGAGTTGGATAATGGCAAATAGGCATACGGTAAAACCAAAGGTAGTTCCTTTTGAGATAGCCAAGCTTCTGAAGGAGGTTGGCTACGATGAGAAGATAGCCGAATTTTGGGCTTACGCCAGCCCTTGGACAGCAAAGGGTGGTATTCGTAAGGGTGGAAAATATAGTGAGCATTACGGCAGTTATATTGCTTACTCCAATTCCGAGTGGGAGAAATCCAATATTGAGTTTTCTGCTGCATTAAAGTTGAGTAGTAAGCATCCGGCAATATCCGCTCCAAGCTATGATATGGTGCTTGATTGGCTTTTAGAGCATTTCGGTTATTATATTTGTGTCGCAAATGTCTCGAAAGGAAAGTTCTGTTGGCAAACTACATCATGGCGTGTAGAGGAAGGCTTGTGTCATACGGATGGCAAGGAGTATTTAGGCAGATACGAGGCGATGGATGCCGCTTTCAAGAGTATCTTAAAGGCTCGCATTGAGAATAAAGATAACGAGGAAATCAAAAGACTTTTGGAGGAAATACAAGATGGAAAGACTTTATGATACTTTTGTACACGCAATAATGATGAAGTTAGAAACTCGTTTATGTATTGAACTCGAATGTGTTTATAAGAATATAACAAACAAGATTGTTGAGAAGAAAGGTAAACTCACCAACGAAGACGTAATTGAGTTTCAGAAAAAACTACAAGAAGTGTACGACACGAATGCTGCTATTCGTGAAAAGGTTACTGGTATTAAAGATTTCAAGAATTGCATCTTAACTAAAGAAGCATGTGAAGAGCTAATAAAGCGACTTAGCATGATTAATATAAAAGAAAATGAACAAGCAAAGAATGATAGAGTGGATAGCCACTTGTGATACAGGTGGCTCTTCAATGACTATGTGGAGTGCATTGATGGGGGTAAAACGAAAGAAAGATTTGAATATTCCCAAAGACAATAGTGACTTCCGTAGATGCTATGACATGGTAGAATACGGACACGTAACCTTGGATGAACTACAAGCTGTGAAGGAGCAGTATCCTTGGTTTGCTCCTGTTGTTGACAATTGGAAGGAATTGTCTCTTCTGTTTGAAGAAGAGCTGGACAAACGCTTGTATATGCGTATTCGTCAGCTTTGCGAAGAGTCAGATGCTATCCGGTATGAGAAAAAGGGAGAACTTTATTATGAGAGGAAATTTTGGTATAATATAACATAATAATCAAATTAAGAATGAAGAAAATTATCTTAATGTTTTGTTTTGCGATACTCGGCATGAGTGCGCTTACAAGTTGTCATTCGGTTTCTCCCGATGCAGACGAAGAAGCCGTAATCGTAAAGAAGCCTTGGTTTATTGGGCATGGAGGTGTTGAACAGCAAGCAGTGCAGACTGGTCTCACTTGGTGTTGGTGGTCAACGAGTGGTTATTACTTCAAGATTGTTCCAGTCCGTCATGAGATTACCTTAGATGATTTGTTTAGTGACGATAACACGCCACTTGACTTCCATACTGTAATCATTACTCAGATTGAGCAAGGCAAGTCCCCAATTCTTTTGCAAAATTATGGAGAGAAATGGTTTGATACTAATCTCAACAATTATTTCTGCAATCTGGTTCGAGACCATATTTCTCAGCATTCCCCATTTGACTTGATGTCGAATCGGCAAGTGCTTAATCAGATTGACACCAAGATACGCAAGCAGATGCAGGACTATGTGAACGCTCTATCAAAGAAAAAGCAGATGCCTATCATCATAAAGGAGGTTATCATCGGTAAAGCTACACCAAACAAGGAACAGCTTGATGAAATGAACCGCACGGCAAAGGTTGTGCAAGCCAAGCAGACACAAGAACGTGAATATGAAGTGCAGATAGCAAGAGAAAAGGCTGAGCGACAAAAGGCAAAGGCAGATAAGGCATATATGGAAGAAATGAACCTTTCCGCTGGTCAGTTTATCAACCTTAAGTGGATTGAGACAGTAGCAAATAAGCAAGGAGCAAATATTGATGTTATGGTTGGTCCTGCGGAAAGCATGTGGAATATAAGACGCAATTAATTAATTTTTAAATCAAGTAAACAGAAATGAATAAAGACAAATTAAAGGTCAGTTTTGAGATTGACCGTTACAAGGTGATTGGTATGCTCTCACGAAATTGTGAGAGTGCTGAAGAATACAACGAGATTGTGGGTATTCTTGAAGGCAAGAATGAGTTTGTGCGTGATGCGAATGGTAACGAGGAACTTGCAAGCCGCATTTGCAATTATGCTTTGGATTCTATCTTGGTAGAGAATCCAGACTTGGCTCTTCGTAAGCGTTTGGATAAGGAACAGAAAGACGAGGATGTTCCTGATGGAAATTCCAATGTCATCGAAATCAAAGGTGATGACGCAAAGAAACTTGTAGAAACCCTCTGTGGTATTCTTCGTAAGGATGAATGATGTAAAAATCATCAAAAGAATTTAAATAAACACTAAAACATTTGCAAGGACAAAATAAAATGCTTATCTTTGCATCGTGTTTGAAACAGATGGCCTTATGAGAGGTCGCTTCTACCATAAGTCAAGACTTAGGAGTTTACGGCATGGTTTCCAGGTTACCCAGCCCAGCTAGACTATAACAAGGCAACTCTAATTAGGGTGAGAATCCCTAGGCGCTGCATTAGACAAGTGGTTAAGTCGCCAGTTTTTCACGCTGGTATTCAAAGGTTCGAATCCTTTATGCAGTACAAATTTGCCCTATGGTGTAATGGCAACACTACAGGTTTTGGTTCTGTCATTAGTGGTTCGAATCCACTTGGGGCAACAAAGTAATGTTAGGAATGTGTTCCATAGATGGTGCGATATTCAAGCGGTTAAAGAAGATTGACTGTAAATCAATTCCCATTGCGGGTTCGGTGAGTTCGAATCTCCCTTGCACCACGAGTAATTTTTGTCATATTACGAGGAATGTAGCTCAGTAGTAGAGCACTTGGTTTGGTAACTAAGTGGGCGTTGGTGCGAATCCAATCATTCCTTTACGCTTTCGTAGCTCAGTGGCAGAGCATAGGTTTTTTAATCCTAGGGTCGAAGGTTCGAATCCTTCCGTTGGCACAATGATACACAAGAAGAGAGCCGTGATGTTTGTTCTGTTGGAATCTCGGACATCTGTCAACGGATAACGTAGAAAGCAGATGGGGCGAATAAAGTTGTGAATAAGCTTATGAACTAGGGAAGCAAGCGGAATGGCCTCTTTTTTGTGCTTCATTTGATGGTTTAACGAAAAATTGAAGAATATGAAAAGTCCGTTAAGAATGGCAGTCGCTTTAGAAAAGAACAACAAGGTATATCCAAAAGATGTACGGAAGTTCTTGATGGGATTGTACGCCACGCTGCATTTGACAGATAACGCAACGGCTAAAGATATGGAAAAGCTGGTATATTATGCTTTTCGGAATGGTTACCTGCTAGGTGTCAAGTCTGAAGGAGGTGATGACCAAAAAGCGTATGACCGACTGCCGGATTTGGGAGTAGAAGAAGATATTGGTGATGATTCAAGAAGATAGTTGATAAAATTTGGTAATTAGTTAGTAAAGTTTTTTAGGCTTTGGTGTGTGAACATCGAAGCCTTTTTATATTTATAATAAGGTATATTAAAAGCTTAATTGTTAACAAGATACATATATTGGTTATAGAAGGTTAATTATTAGAAGAAAAACCTTAAAACATTTGCATATTTCAAAACTAATTTGTATCTTTGCATCGTCAATCAAGATAAGTTGGTTGATTTGCCGAGTGACAAGTTTCACTCAATAAGGTGAGAGCGACACCAAGGGGTAAGACCCGAAACAACTAGCACAATTAATTATGTCTAAGCAGACTGGTTTTTCATTCGCAAGTTCAAAGAAGTCATTAATTGAGACTATTGACGAAATCAAGAAGTCTAAGATGCCTCGCAACGAAAAGATTGTTGCATTGAAGGCTTGCGGTCTTCGTGAGAAAGAAATCTCTGATATGTTGAAGGTTTGTGTACCAAGCGGTTCAACTTCAACGAGATTCGTTTATACATTCGGTGTTGAGATTGAATGTGTTCATGCCGAGCGCAATGCCTTGATAGAGGCGGGTCGTCAGAATGGTGTTGATATTCATTCTGAGGGCTATAACCACACCGATAACAAGAGTTATTTCAAGATTGTTAGTGATGCTTCAGTTGGGGGTGATGTTGACCCTAACGAGGTTGTTAGTCCGGTATTGAATGGCAATACAAATGGTATGGAAACTTTGAAGAAGGCTATCAAGTCTTTGGATGCCGTAGGTGCAAGAGTAAATTCTACTTGTGGTCTTCACGTTCATATTGGTGCAGCTAAGTTGACAGGCGAGCAGTATGTTAACGTCTTCAAGAATTATCAGAAGCTTGAAAGATTGATTGATAGTTTTATGGCTCCTTCAAGAAGAGGTAATTGCCGTTGGGCAGCCAGCTTGCTTGACAAGGATTTCTCTAATTGCCACGACAATTACGATATAAGACGTAGTGTTTTTTATGGAGACAGATATTACAAGGTAAATGCTGAGAGCTATACACGTCACAAGACTATAGAGTTTCGCCAGCATCAAGGTTCAACTAATTACAAGAAGATTGAAATGTGGGTTAAGTTCTGCGCAAAGCTTGTCGGTTGGTCTCGTAACAATGTCTTCACTAGTGAGGTTATGAACATCGAAGATATACCTTTCTTGAATAAAGAAGAGAAGGCTTTCTTCCAGAGCCGTAAGGATGCATTTGCAGCCAATAACGATTAATTGATGCAGTCCTAGGGTTAAATCCCTAGGGCACAAATAAATCAAAGTATTATTAAGAAAAAGAAAGGGTAAAGATATGTGTGTTATTATTGTATGTCCGAAAGGTGTTGCTTTGCCATCCGTAGATGAGCTGAAGGCAGCGTATATGAGAAATCCCGATGGTTGCGGATTTGTGAGCGAGTCTGACCATTATAAGAGCTTGCATTTCTCTACATTTATACGTAGATTAATGAAGCGAGATATAAATGAGAATGTAATCATACATTTTAGATTTGCTACTCATGGTTCTGTCTGTGTCAAGAATTGCCATCCGTTTTACAAGGCTGGTTATTGGTTCGCCCATAATGGGGTGCTCCCGATCTGCTCCGAGCATGATAAAACGGATAGTCAGATTTGTTTTGAACGTTTTATTTATCCTACTATCAAGAAATATGGTTGGGGTTCTGATGAACATATGAAAGAAATGAATAAATGGACAGCTCATGGTTCTAAGTTTGCAATGTTGCATAATGGTGAGATTTTGAAGTCCGGTAAATTCATAGAGCGTGATGGACGGTTCTATTCTAATTTGAATCATTTGGGTTATATGAGAAATGTCATAAACTTTTAGATATTTTAATGTTTAGGTTCTTTTTAATTCGACAAGCGTCAGATGTCCGTGAGGATATTTGGCGTTTTTTTGTTATATAAGGTGTTTTATTTTGCGTTGCAATTAATTATTCATTTTTGTGATAAAATAGCCTTAAATCGCTTATAAATACCATTATTACTCACTTTTAACTAAAAGTGAGATACCTGCATATGATTTAGTGTGTTAATTATCATTTTCGTATTATCTTTGCACTAGTTTTAACAAATATATCGAAAGAATGAAAGATAAAATTTTCCAGTTACTAAAACAAGAGTATAAGTCTCTTGGGTTAGGTGATGAAGTTCTTCAGGCACATGCCGAAATGCTTGACAAGATGGGGCTTGTTACTGATGACAACATCGAGACAGTGGTTGCTAGCCAAAAGAGTTTTTTGGAGTCCTTGCAAAAGGACAATGACCGCAGAGTTACCGATGCCAAGAAAAAGTTCGAGGAGGCACAGAAGGCTAAAGAAGATGCTGAACGCAAGGCTGCTGAAGAAGAAGCTAAGAAGAAAGCAGATGAAGAAGCCAAGAAAGCCGCTGAAGAAGCCGAAAAGAAACGTTTGGAGGAATTGGCAAAGAAAAACGAAATGCCGGACTATCTCAAAAAGTACTTTGAAGAGCAGGCAGCAGAGAAGAAAGCTTCTGAGGAAGCAAGAGTCAAGGAACGTGAAGAGTTCAAGAAACTCGTTGAGACCTTGACACAGAAAAATACAGACCAAGCCAAGACTTACAACGAACAGATGGATGAGCAAAGCAAGACCATTAAGGAATTGCAAGAAACTATCCAAAAGCAAGCTGAGGAGGCTAAGGCTAAGGAAGAGGCTGCTGCAAAGGCAAAGGCAAAGGCAGACCACGATGCGAAGATTTTATCAAAGGCTAAGGAGTTGGGCATTCCCGATAGTCGTATCAACGAGGGTTTCACTCTGAGCGATGATGCTACAGATGAAACTATCGAAACATACCTCTCAAAGGTAGCGAACAACTACAAGGCGTTGCAACAACCACAATTCGGGGGCAGCTATCGTGCAAGCGAAGGTGAGCCAACAAAGGAGGAAGTTGACGATGTAGCCGCATCATTAGTTCAGTCACTTTAAAAATTGAAAAACATGAATCAGGAATTGAAGACTACGAAAAAGCAAATTGTCTTTGGTGAGGATTCCGTCATTATCCAGAAATGGGAAGGCGACATCAAGGGCGGTCGTGCTTTGGATTGGACAGGCGTAAACGATGAAGTTCTTTACGCAGGTCGTGTTATCGTGACAGATGATAAGGGAACTTACAAGCCATTGCCTATCGAAGCAGGCAATTATAAGGCTTTGGGTACAGCCAGTGACCCATTGGAGCATTACAAGTATGCAGGTGTTCTCTATCGTTCCATTCTGAACGGTGAGCCAGCGGCAATTATGACTGCTGGACAAGTAAACAAGGTAGCAGCTAAGGCTGCGAATGGTGCAGACTATCCGGATGCGTTCCTTACAGCTATGCCAAAGATTGCTTTGGTTAGTGATGAGGATGCTAACGAGTTCGATGAGTCTGATGCAACTATGGATAAAGACTAAAAGAAGGAGGATAACAGATGGAAAAATCACTTTATTTTCAGTTGGTCAATAAATACTTCCCACAACTTGTTGCAAGTGTAGTAGAGAAGTTGAACGGCAAGAATCAGACCACATTGACCTATATGTACCGAGACCACTTGACTAACACATATAGTCAGGACGGACGCTGGGCATCAATTACTGCGGAATATACACGAGTTGCTGCTGACGTTGTATCAATGGATGCAGAACTCCCATTGAAGAGCCGTGATAAGGTTTCAACCGCTGAGGGTCAAATCCCAAAGGTTGGTATGAAGCTTTACATGACAGAGAAGCAGCTTAAGGATTTGGATAACATGATTGCGCAACGTTTGCCTCAACCACAGATTTTGCGTAACTTGTTTGCAGACCTTCCTCGTTGTATTCAGGCGGTTTACGAGCGTATTGAAGATATGTTCCTCAGTGAGCTGTCAACAGGTGTAGCTTTGGCAACTCGTTCCGGTGGTACTGGTGTCCGAGTTGATGTAGGTTTTGCCGAGAAAAATAAGTTTGGTCACGGTGCTAAGGCTTGGGATGCAGAGGACGCAACCCCACTTGATGATATTCAATTGGTTTACGACAAGGCGATGGAAGACCAAAACACCATCACTACTTGTTACCTTGATGATTACACAATCAAATTGCTTGGCAAGAACAAGCAGGTTCGTGCTCAGTTTGCCTTCAATCAAGGCATTGCAATTAATAGTAATAGCAATATTCCTATTTTGAGCTTTGAGCAGATTGCGTCTATCTTTAGAAATAAGTGGCAGACCAACTTGGTACGTGTAGCCCGTACAATCAAGACCGAGCTTAATGGCAAGAAGGGAACACACAACCCTTGGGCTAAGGGGCATATGACTTTTACTTGCTATGATAACTTGGGTGATTTGTTCTGGACTAACGTAGCAGAAGCAACAAGACCAGTTGCAGGTGTAACTTATCAGACCGCAGAAGAGTTTATCTTGGCTAGCCGTTATTCTACCAATGACCCACTCCGTGAGTTCACCAGCTCACAGGCAATGGTTGTTCCTATCTTGAATAACGTTGATGCCATCTACTCTTTGGACTCAACACAAACAGTAGGTTAGGCTTATGAGAGGTGAGGTAATTAGTCCGTTCCGTGATAAGTTCCATTTTAACACCATTTATGAAGTTGGTGCAGTCTTGGACTTTGACGAAGAACGTATGAACTCCCTTATCGAACGTAAGCTTTGCAAGATGTTGGAGGTGCAGGATGATAATCATTCTGCATCTCCAGAAGACGATAAGGAAATTAAAGATACTCCTAAAAAGGAAGTCTTGAATGATGGAAAGGTAAATCCTGTAAAGGAAGATGAAAAGAAATCAGAAGAGACACCCAAGAAGGAAGTCTTGAAGGAGAAGAAGGAGAGCAAGCCTAAAAAGGAGAAAACCACTAAAAAGGATGCTGCCGAGTCAACCGAAGAGACTCCTAAAAAGGAAGTCTTGAATGATGGAAAGGTAAATCCTGTAAAGGAAGATGAAAAGAAATCAGAAGAGACACCCAAGAAGGAAGTCTTGAAGGAGAAGAAGGAGAGCAAGCCTAAAAAGGAGAAAACCACTAAAAAGGATGCTGCCGAGTCAACCGAAGAGACTCCTAAAAAGGAAGTCTTGAATGATGGAAAGGTAAATCCTGTAAAGGAAGATGAAAAGAAATCAGAAGAGACACCCAAGAAGGAAGTCTTGAAGGAGAAGAAGGAGAGCAAGCCTAAAAAGGAGAAAACCACTAAAAAGGATGCTGCCGAGTCAACCGAAGAGACTTCTGAAAAGGAGAATGTAGAAAAGGAACTTGACGAAAAAGCAAAGAGCGAGCAGGAGGCTGCAAAGAAAATCGCTGAGGCTATGAGTCAGGCTCAGAAATAATGATGTCACATGAAGATAAGAGAATACATTTCGCAGAAGTTGCGTGCTTGGAATATTACCGATGCCCAATTGGAAGATATTTCGTTAGGTATAGACCTTGACGAAGAATATACGTCTGATAATTCGCAGGTTGTAGGCAAGGCGATGATTTCCGTAATCGAGGAACTGATGCTTGCTCCATATATGAGCAATGTAAACGAAAATGGATTCTCTGTCTCTTGGGACTACTCTAGGATAGGACAATACTATATGTGGCTTTGCCGAAAATATGGTGTTGCTCCGGATAATGAAGTGGTGGCAGCTTTAGGGCTTTCCACTATCACGGATAAGTCTGATATTTGGTAAATGTCTAGGTTATGTTATATTCCCCTCATATATTAAAGAAGAAGTTCGTGAATAAGGTTGTCAACAAGTACAACGAGGTCATTAGCTCTTCTGAGGAATGGAAAGAAATGGGGCGTTGTCGATGCGATGACAACTCTACCGAGCATTTCACTACCGATAATGGTAGCATATATACACCGAAATATCACATTGTTTGTGACAAGTGCCAGATTTCCGAAGGTGATGAAGTCAAGGTCTATTCCGATGATGGAAGCTACCGAGGAGGTGGAAAGGTCTATAATGCCCCTAAGTGCAATTATCTTGGTTATATGAGTATCTATGTCTGATGTTATAAAGGATGAGATAGACGCTTTCTTTGCACAGGGAGAAAGGGAAGTAGATGAATTCCTTGATAGGTTAGGTAAAACTGCAGTTGAGCTTGATAAGGCTAACGGAAACTACCGAAACCGCACAGGTAATCTCAGAAGGTCTAACTATAGTAAAGTACATGACCACACCTTGACCCTTGGCAACAAAGCGGAATATGCGTCAGATGTTTCCTCTAGGGGATATGATGTTATAGATTCGGGTATTCAGTATATCAAGAAAGAAATCGAGGATATGCGATGATAACAGAAATAGATGCAGGTCATGTAATCTATGATGACTTGGAGCTTATGGGAATGGAACGAAGACTGAAAGGACATCTGAAAAAGGGTGGACTTGATGGGGAAGAACCTATGGTCGGTGAGAAGATTCCCGATGATGGCATGATAGTCATCATCCCTAAGCGTATGAGTGCAGACAAGACATATTTCAATGATTGTACTATAGAGGTAAATATATTGCTCAAAGATATAGAGGGCGAGGCTAATCCTCAGTTGAACGAGCTTTTAAAGAAGGCTATTGAAATTCTGTCCGACAATGAAGTCGGAAAAGCAGAGGATGTATGGTATCGTTATTCTATCCGATCCCACGGCATAGAGCAAGAGAGTAGGTTTAGTTGCCATTACGCAAACATTACTATTGATTTTGAAACATTAAACGTAAGATAAGATGAAACCATTTATTGGAATCAAGAGAATTTGGTATGGTGCTCCTCTTACCGAGGCAAATACACCTGCTAAGTTGGCTACATGGTTGAAAACCGCTACAGAGGTCTTGAACAGCCATGAGGGAACATGGGGATATTCTCAGGATGACCCTAGTGTTACCGAGTACAAGAACGAGCTGAACGGACAGGTTTACTATCGTGACAAGACCGATGAGGGTGCTAAGACTATTACATTCTCTATTGGTGTCTTCTCATGGAAGAACAAGGTTGACCTTCAAGGTGGTAAGATGTACGATTCAACCGGAGCAGTGACTACAACGGAGGCGAACGCAGCAGGTTGGTCTTCTAGTCAAGATTTGGAAAACATCAACAAGTGTATTGTTGCTCAGACCAAGACAGGAAACTACATCGTTTTCTCAAATGCGGCTATCGTAGCCAAGGGAGACCAGCAGGACAAGAATATCACTTTGGGTATTTCTGCCGTTGCCATGGAAAGTGATACCGATGGTGTGGCTGGCGAGTACCAATGGGAAGGTTCTGCAGTTGTGAAACCGGAATAAGGTATAAACGACAAATGATAGAGGGGGATGGTATTACTGCCGTTCCCTTTTTTATATTAAGAACTATGAGTAAGGCAAGTAAATTAGTTGCGGGTGCTATTCTTGGGGAGGATTTCGTAACAATAATGGTGAATGGAAAGACTTATTATATTTCACCACCTACAATTATAAAATTGGTCAAGGCGGCTAAATACCTTGATAGTTTTGAAGAGGGCAAGACCTTAGCGGAAGTCTTAGGCATGCTTAAGAATTTGGATGATACTTGTAAGGCGTTGTCTGTATTCATACAAGGCGATGAATCCATTAGTGATGAATTATCTAAAGGAACGTTTGAAGAGGTTGTCAATGGCTTACAAACGGCTTATTCCTTAATCTCTATAAAGGATTTTCAGACGCTATCAATTTTGGCGAAGAGTGCGGCAAGGATGATAGCAAAACCACGACCATAGGTAACGATACACTCTTAGGGCAGATTGCATCTTTTATGGATAGTCTGCATTTGTCGTACCAAGAGGTCGTGAGAGAAATACCTTATAGGAACTTGCTACTGATGGCAAAAGACAAGCAAAGAGTAGCATGTGGTGATGTAATGTATGAGGTAACGGAAGAAGAGTTTGGAATGAACTTCAAAAAAGGATAAGTTTAAAATAATGCAAATAAAGTATTAAAAGCACTAAAACGTTTGCAAGTTAGCAAAATATTGTTTATCTTTGCAAGCGCAGAACAAAAAAGGATAAAATGGCGATTTAAGATATTGAATAAGATATTAGAGACACGAAACCCGATGGACTATACCGAAAGGCAGTCCGAGTCACTATTCCTTTGGCTTTGCAATCGGTAGTTTCGTGTTTTTGTGTTTAAAATAAGATGCAAGACGTAAGGTTAATATTCGAGATACTTGTTTCCATGTTGCTTTGCGTTTGTCTCATATTGCTTGCTGTAAGTAGATATAGGCAAAGGAAAAAGCGTGAAGAACCGGAGCGAAAGGAAATAGACTTGATAGACTTCTTTTCTTTGGGAGGAGTTGCCTATTATTGGAACAAAGGTGGTAAGCAGCAGAAATGCTACACATACGAAGAATTTCTGAAAATCAAGGCTGACTACGTGGAGCTTTGGTTGAATCAGAATAGATATATTTTTAACTCTCAATTAGATAGCGATGATATATAAAGTATTTGTTTTGTTGCCGACAATAGTTGTATCAGATGGCATTGTTGGTATAGCTTGGCTAGGAAAGATTTTTAGCTTGCGATATGGAAAGAACAAGAAAAAGAGCAAGAATGTGTCCTTAATGATAGGATATAACACAGGAATGTCTCTTAAGTCGAAAATAGACGATAACACTGCGGATGATTATTTAAGACGCATTGCCGAAGAAAACAGAATCTAAATTCAAGGGTTAGATACCCTTTTTACAACCATATTACTTGTGGTTATTTTTATACATCGGTTTTTATTAACGATTGTTTTTTTATGGTAGATAAATGTATAAAAACGAGCACAAGTTCCCTTATAGATGGACTAAAAAAGATGCTAATTTCACAAAAGACAAAGGTAAGGTGATGTCTTGCTTCTGTTGTGGAGGTGGAAGTTCCTTTGGCTACAAACTAGCTGGCTACGATGTTGTAGCCTGTAATGAGATAGACCCAAAGGTTATGAAGATGTACTTGAAGAATCACGATGTCAAGTATGCTTTCAATTGTGATATTCGTGAGTTGATTACCAATATCAATATGGGGGGGCATATTATGAAAGAAGAGCTTCATAATTTGGATATATTGGATGCTAGTTTCCCTTGTTCGGTATTCAGTATTGCAGGTGATCGCCAAAAGGCTTGGGGAAAGGAAAAAGTATTCCGAGAAGGTCAGAAAGCACAAAGGCTTGACGATTTGGCTTTTTACTCAATCGCCCTCGCTCAAGAACTACAACCAAAGGTAGTGGTTTTTGAGAATGTCCAAGGTTTGTTGCAAGGTGAAGCTATCGAGTACGTGAAAGAGATTTACAGGCAGATGGATAATGCCGGATATATCTTGCAGCATTGGTTGCTTAATGCACGTAATATGGGTGTTCCTCAGAATCGACCTAGGGTGTTCTTTCTAGGATTACGCAAAGACCTTTGCAAGCCGTTTATGGTTCAGAAGGATTTGTTCGAGCGAGTGCCTAAGATAGATATGGACTTCAACGAGAAAGAAATTGTCTTGGATGAGTTTTCGGACTATAGTGGAAGACAGATTCCAAAAGGAGTGATGAAGTATTGGGAGCATAGAAACGAGAAAGACAATTCTATCGGTGATATTGTCAAACGGATGGATAATCGTCTTTCTATGTTCAATAATAATTTTCTTAAAAAGGATAAAGTATGCAATACTATATCAGCAATGGAAGATAGGCTTTTGTATTTTGATAATCCAAGTTATATTTCAGCGCATGATACGATTTTAGCATCAACATTCCCGATGGATTATGACTTTAATGGCATGAAGCCTTGGTTTGCTTGCGGAATGTGCGTTCCTCCGGTTATGATGGCGAATGTAGCTGCGAGAATCTGGGATTGTTGGTTGTCAAAGATTAAAAAGGAGGAATGCGCATGATAACAGCAAGTATGACTTCGGGTGAGATGCGTAGGGTACGAAACTTAGATGAAGCTAGAATCTATGAGTTTCAGATGCGAAAAGCTAATGAGCTTAAACGTGAAATGAGAAAGCAGAACGTAAGACAAATAACAAAGACCTTTGAGTTTGCTACACCGAATGCCGATTATTTTATCGTTGTAGGTGTAAAACATGGCGATGTATTTGCTTCCGGTGTGTTCATTTATCTGAAGGAAACTAACGAGTATATTCCTATGAGCAGAAATGAGGGGTATAGCGAGGATTGTTTTGCTATGAGCGTTCATTTTCTGAAGAGATATGCAGAAAGGTATTTGAAAAAGGATTTGCCGATAGCAAAGATATTACAAAAGATATATACATCGTTTACAGGTGCGGTTCAGCTTTATAGTGACGACAAGACAAAAAGGGTGGTGTTTGCTATTCCGGAAGGGCTTATACTCACAGAATACGAGCAAGAAAAGCGTATCATCCACTACAAAACCTTTGTAAGCATGGATATGCTAAAGAAGACACAGATGCAAAGTTACGAGAAGATTAGTGCATTTCTAATGGAATCATGTCAGCAAATAGCTATGGCAAGAGAAGCAGGAAATGACGAAAAGCTGGGCGTTGTGTACAGAAGGTTTTATGATGATATTGATTTACTAGACACTAAGGAGGCGCAAGCCATATATTCAGGTTTCTTTGAAAAAGGAGGTAACAATGAAAGATAAATGTATAACAAGGTTTCTTGGTGATATTAAGCCTATAAAGAATTACGAAAGGTATTATGTTAGCAAGCTTGGACATGTCTTTACTATTGGGAGAACGTCTCAATTAAAGGAAATCGCACCTTGCAAGACACCAAAAGGTTATTTGAAGGTATGGCTTTACAAAAACGGAAAGCGAAAGATGTTCTATGTTCATCGTTTGGTAGCGCAGGCATTCTTGGAGAATCCAGATGCATTACCAATGGTGAATCATAAGGATTTCGACAAGACGAATAATAACGTAGATAACTTGGAGTTTTGTACCGCAAGATACAATGTGATTTATTCTGCTATAGCAAAGAAAACCTCTTCCGAATACTTGGGTGTTACTTGGAATAAGAGTGTAAGAAAATGGCAAGCTCAGTACCAGGTAGGTAAGAAGAAAACTTATATCGGATGCTTTGGTACGCAAGAAGAGGCTCACGAAGCTTATGTTAACGCTACAAAAGAGATTTGACATGCTTAAATTTAATAGAATATACAATTCCGACTGTATAGAAGGAATGAAACAAATAGAGACCAGGAAATTAGATTTAATTGTTACTGACCCACCATATTGTATCTCCTATAAGACCGGATGGAGAGCAGACGACCATCGCTTTTCGAAGGAAATACTCAATGACGATAATGAGCAATTGATTATTGATTATATGAGCGAATGCTACCGGATTTTGAAGGATGATAGTGCTGCTTATATCTTCTGTAGTGCCAAAACATTGGACTTTTTTATGCAACAAGCGAGGAACGCAGGGTTTACCATTAAGAATGTGCTCATTTGGCGAAAGAACAACCATACGGCTGGAGATTTAGAGGCGCAATATGGGCAATGTTACGAGCCAATCCTGTACTTGAATAAAGGCAGACGAACCATAAACGGAAAGCGTTTGGAGGACGTATGGGACTTTGATAGAGTTCCATCTGATAAATTGGTACATCAGAATGAGAAACCAATTCCCTTGCTTATGCAATGCATCTTGAAATCATCGGACGAAGGAGATTTGGTATTTGATGGTTTTATGGGTTCAGCAAGTACTGCTTTGGCTTGTATGCGAACAAACAGGAATTTCCTTGGCTTTGAATTAGACGGGGAATATTTCAAGGTAGCACAAAAAAGAATCAAAGAAGAAATGTTTAATCAAAAAGATATGTTTGGATATGTTGGAGATAGATAAGATTTATCAAGTTGATTGTCTGGATGGTATGAGCAAGATTGATGACAAATCTGTCTCGCTTATACTCACAGACCCTCCATATGAAATTTCAAGGAATTCCAATTATGCAAAGTCCGCTCCTACTGGTAAAGATACTGATAGATTCCGCATATCTATCGACTTTGGAGACTTGGATAAACAGGAAGCATTTGATATAGGCTCTATGATAAAAGAATCCTACAGGTGCTTGAAAGATGGTGGATATATAGTTTGTTTCTATGATTTGTGGAAGATTGGGGTCGTAAAGGATGCGATGATTAATGTCGGATTTAAACAAATTAGATTTATTGAATGGATAAAAACAAATCCTGTTCCAATAAATAGTAAGACAAACTATCTCACAAACGCAAGAGAGGTCGCTGTGTGTGGGGTGAAAGGTAAAAATCCTATCTTTAAAAGCGAATATGACAATGGAGTATATAGCTTTCCAATCTGTCGTGATAAGGGGAGATTTCATCCTACCCAGAAGCCTGTTAGTCTTTTCAGAAGCATTATAAACAAGCATTCCTGCAAAGGAGATATTGTACTAGATTGCTGTATAGGTAGTGGAACTACGGCTATTGCGTGTATTCAAGAAAATCGTAATTTTATTGGTTTTGAAACTAATAGAGAGTTTTACGACAAAGCAAACGAGAGAATAGAAAATGAATTAATGATAAAGCAAGATAGTTTATTTAGTAATGAAAGTTAGTGGGTGATATGATGGAGCTAAATAGAATTTATCAAGGTGATTGCCGAAAGCTTCTAAAGCAGCTAGACGATGAATGTATAGACCTAGTATGCTCTGATGTTGCTTATCCGGTACAAGCTAGAGGTGGGCGCAGTAGTATGAGTGGATATTGGACGGATTCTCAAACTAGAAAAGGTAAGATATTCAAGAGTAATGACATAGATATTTCGGAGTATATCAACGAACTATATCGAGTACTAAAGGATAAGACTCATTGCTATCTTATGTGTAACGACTATAATCTGATGCACTTTCTAGATGAGATAGGACGGAGTGAGTTTCACTTCACAAAGTGTTTAATATGGGATAAATGCACTAAGGTGTGTGGAACGTATTATATGAACCAAAAAGAGTATATCATTATGCTTCGTAAGGGAGGTGGAAAGCCAATTAATGAGTTTGGCACATCTGACATTCTGAGTGTTCCTATTCCAACCAACAAACGCAGGGATAAAGAAGGATTGATCAATCAGACCGAAAAACCAGTTAAGTTGATGGAGATTCTAATCAGAAACTCAACAAATGTAGGTGATGTTGTTCTTGACCCATTTATGGGGAGTGGCACAACAGCAAGGGCTTGCGTTAATCTTGAAAGAAAGTATATAGGCTTCGAAATAGACCAGCGGCAAGTAGATTTTTCCAATAACGAATTAAAGAGCATGAGTAGGCAATTAAGTCTGTTTTAAAACAATGGATATGAGTATGGTTATTCAATGTAACACAGTTGTAAGAAATGGGAATAAAGAGATAACGGATGCTCTTATAAAAGCCATTAAGGATGAAGCCTCGAAGCGTGGGTTGGTACGTGATGAATTGGTTGAATATTGCAACCAATTGTTAAGGAAAGGCGAAATCAAGGCTTGTATTAAGAATTTGTTTTATAATTTCAAACGTTATTTTTGGAGGTATTATTGATATGAGAAGAAGAAAGTTGAACAAGTCTCCAGTGCTAGGTCTCTGCGGATTTGTTGTCGGTTACGAGTGCAAGGAAAAGGGAATAAAGCTGATGGAGTGCGATAAGGCGCAAGCTGATGCAATCATAGTTCCTCATCACTTTTCACACAAGGTAACGAAGAATAGTTGCTTGAATCTTTTGGTATTGTACAAAGGCAAGATTAGGGGTGCTATGCAAATTGGGTATGGAATTCGACCGCATATCAAGACTGAAAAGGGCGAAGTGTTGGATTACCATCAAGTGAGGGAATTTGACCGAATGTGGTTGTCTGATGATATGCCAAAGTATAGCGAAACCATTTGCCTTTCTCTCTTACACAAGTATATTAGGGCAACGCATAAGGAAATCAAGTATCTTATATCTTATGCCGATACGTCCATAGGTAACAAGGGAACTATATATAAAGCTGCAAACTATGAGCATATTGATACCATTAAGGCAGATTTCTATGTATTACCAAGTGGTGAGCGTGTGCATCCGGTAACTATGTGGCATCGGCACAAGACAAGAGTGTGGGAGGTTCTGACGGAACTATACCCAGGAATAAAAAAGGCAGAAGGGTTTCAACTTAAATTTCTGAAGAAGTTATGAAGAAAAGAAATAAATATATTCCTTGTCATTTGCATCCAGATCCTGAGCATTGGGTTAGAAAAGGTCAATCTTGGAAGGCGAAGGTCGCTTATGAAAACGAGGATGATGCTTGGGAATTTCTGAATCAGAATCCGAAGTTAAAGGCACTCGGTTGGCATCCTTACTTATGCAAGGTTTGCTCAAAGTGGCATATTGGTAGGTTACATAATTAACGATTATGAAAAAAGAAGATAGACTTAAAATATATCGCAAATACGATGGGCATTGTGCTTATTGCGGTAAGAGTATAGAGTATAAGGATATGCAGGTTGACCATCTTGTTCCGAAGAATCGAGGTTGTTACTCTCGGTGGAGCGACAAGGAGGGAAGGTTTGTCGTTTTTCATGGCGATGACTGTATGGAGAACTATATGCCATCTTGCAGGTCTTGTAATCTTCGTAAGCGTGATATGAGTTTGGAACAATTTCGCTCAGAGATTACTAGACAGGCTAAAGGATTGCTTAATGGTAAGGCTTCTTTCCAAGTAAAGATGTCGCTTGCTTATGGTTTAATCGAAGAGCACTTTGATAGACAAATTGAGTTCTACTTTGAGAAATTTAAATAATAGGGAATATGAAGAAGTTTAAGAAGTCGATAGAGATTAGCACTGAGAATATTTCAGACGTTCTTCAAGTGCCAATTGTTACAAGTTTATACAAGACTAAGAATTTTAAAAATCCTTGCCTTGAAGGTCGTAGCGTTCCTTATGATACTATAGCATTGATGTATGTTCATATCGAAGGCTTTGATAGCGATTTTTGTATTGACCAAGGCAACATGCTCGCTCTTGATATTTGTGATACTTGGTATGCCTTTTCAAAAGCAGGGTGGGAGAAACATAAAAACGATGAGGTATGAAGAAGAAAGGATATTACGAATACGACCCTGTTATCTATCCAAGAATGTTATGTGTCGCTATTGGAATGAACCAAGAGGACGCTAACAAGTGTTTTGAAGGTAGAAAAGGTGAGGTTTTGAAGGTTGATTTCTCTAATTCTAACGCAATAACCTACGATGAAGTTAGGGAAAAGTCGAATAAGAAGCTTTGTTCATTTATTAATTTTGCAAGCAAGGATTCTATGAGGATGGGGATTTGTTGCCATGAAGCTTCTCATGCCTGCGATGCCATCGAGGATGCTATTGGTATGGAACACGGAGGCGAGCCTTCTGCCTACTTGATTGGTTGGATTGCGTCTTGCATCAACAAGGCACGTTTGGGTATTGGTGATTTCGTTGAAATTAAAGATAAGGAAGAAAAGTAGCCCAAAGACAAAATACCTTTGAGTGCTTTGCCCCATCACTATATATAATAATGTAGTGGTGGGGATTTTTGTGTTAACATCAGCAAATTATCTGTCCGTATTATTATAGTATGTTAAATACTAAAAGAAACACATTAAATAATTTGCATATTTCGAATATTCTTTGTATCTTTGCATCGTAATTAAGAAACAAGGTTACTAATTAAAAAGGTGAGACACACCTTAAAAACTGTAATGAGAAAATGAAAAAGTTTTTTGAAAACCTATCTGAAAAGATTAATGATGCGGCTTTTGAGGCGCAGCTTGATGATTTTGCTTGCGAGTTTGATGCAATTGACAAACCTGCCGAAATCGTGGTGTCTGTTAAGAGTCGAAAGGTTATCCATTCAAATGGAAATGTTTCCTTTTATCCATATTACAATGTAGATAAGATAAATATCTATGATGAAGACGGAGAAGACGTTTCTTCAAAATATCCTTTGTTCTGCCAAAGAGTTAAGGATTGCGTGCCTTCTTACAAGGATATTGAGAATAGTCTAGAAGAGGCAAATATGAGCGATACCGAGCTTTATTTCGGCTCAGAGGCTAATTATTTGCGTTATAAGTATGGTAACTAAATTGTTTGGATATGGAGTACGAAAATAAGTTTGTAGGTCTTTCATCTGTAACGAGTCACGACCTTGAAATATTAAGGTATGAACTAGAGTATGGATGGAAATTGGCTCTTATGCCAAATGATGTATGGTACAACTAATTACATTTAAGATTTCAAATTATGGCATATTATAAAGTTAGTGTAGCGGAAATCCTAAAGGATAAACCAGTAAACACGAAGTTATATTCTCCTTTGTTTGGGGATGTATATTTTTCACATGTAGAGGACAGTATTATAAATGTGGAACATCATGCAGGAGTATCAAAATTCTTTAATAGTGGCAGATATTACAATTTCGATGAATCAGAGCCGTTATTATTCCCTTCTATGGAAATGCGAGACAGGTCTAAGTTCTCGTGGAAGAAAGGCGATGTGTTGGTTTGTAAAGATGTTAACTCACATATTATCTTTGAAAAGTTTAACGATGATACATATACAACTTTCACAGGTAAGCTGTACTATCAAGCAACTAGGGCTGGATATAGTTATACTCATACACGTAATCTTGCTATGACACAAGACTTCGATATTGAAGAAGGTGATGCTGTTCAGACCTACATCAAAACCATCGAGGAAAAATTGGGTGGCAAACTCAATCGTGAGACTCTTGAAGTAGAGAAGGCTCAGCATGAGTTCAAGAATGGAGATATAGCTTTTGCCGATTATGGTAATAGACAAGATGTATTTATAGTATCAGACAAAACTGATTTATATGAAGGTTATAGCTCATTTATTTCTTTAGATTTAAGAGGTTTAACTTTGAGTATGGGTTACAGAACTTGTTTCTTTAAGAAAAACCTTTGTGAACTTCGCCTTGCCACAGAAGAAGAGAAGCAGCAGCTCTTTGACGCTCTAGCAAAGGAAGGAAAACACTGGGATGCTGAGAAGGAAATGATTGTTGATTTGAAGCCAAAGGTTGAGTTCAAGCCTTTTGATAAGGTAGTAGTAAGAGATAAAGAAGATTTAGTATGGTTTGCCGATTTGTTTAGTCATATTGATAAAGAAAATAACAGATTTGCATGTGTTGGTAATTTTTGGAACGTTTGTCTTCCTTACAATGAAGAAACTGCAAAGCTGATTGGTACAACAAATAACGTGGAGGGCTAGGTATGATTAGAGACGATGCAAAGATAATTGTAACACCAACTGGTATATCACTTAAAGAAGCCTTGACTAAAGAAGTAGTTAAGGCACTCAATGAAGAAGCTTTAAAATATATAAATTATGACATCCCAGAAGTAAAACTTGGTGGCAACCCTCCTAGTGGCAAGGAAAACCGTAGAACTAGGAGAATGTTAGAACTTAGAAAAAGAAGGGGTAGATTATGAATGATGAAAGCATAGATGTTAACATTAGTTTCATCAATACTGATTATTTCTCAATATCTGTAAGGGATGGGTGTATTTCAGTTATTGGTAGAATAACCAAGTTAGAGATGGAAAATTTTATAAAGGCTCAATATTTCGAGATTAAAGAGGTATTGGATAAAAATAGTAAGAAAGGAAGATAATTATGATAGACGATAAGAAAATAGAATCTGCAAAGGAAGAAATCTACGAGGATAAATTCCTTGGCTGCGGTGAAATGGTAGAAGCCTTCGAAGATGAAGATAAGATGGAAATGTTCGACAAAGAGGACATCAAAGAAGCTATTGGACTAGGTGCTAAGTGGATGCAAGAAGAATTTTTGAAGGACTTGCGGCATCCTGCTAGCGAAGAGCCTAATCACGAATCGATAAGAACCTATATCTTGGGGAAAACAAAAGCAAGTGAGTCAGGTGTACTTCCAATGCTATTAAGACCAAACACAAATTGGAAAGAGTTTGTTGTTTCTCATGGTGTTACTCACTGGCTTTACGTTGATGATTTATTTCCAAAGAAAGGAGGTGAGTAATGAAAGGATTATGTAGTTACTGCTCCAGATATTTTTTTTGTAGCAAAAGACCCAAACAAAATGAGGAGGATGTAATACTTTGTTCAAGCTTTACCCAGAATAATGATAACGAAGAAAACATTTGGGAGCAGAGAAGATATGAGATAGCAAAAGATGTTACAGCAGGTCTTGTACAACGTCCTAACTCTACGTATGACAGTGTTGTTAATTCTGCCATTAAAATCGCAGATAAATTAATAGAACGTTTAAAGGAGAAGTAAGTTATGATAGATAAAAATGATAGATTAAAAGTTCCTAAAAGACTTTATATTATGGACTACCAGCTAGAGCCATGTAAGATTGATGGAATCTCTGACGCAAGACTCAACGCATTCCCATTCAATACAACTAATGGGAAACTAGTAGAATATTTGTGTCTCGACACCCTATGGCATCCTGCTAGTGAAGAGCCAAAGAAAGTGAAGAATCTCCTATTGGAAACAACCTATGAGTACGGAAAGCCTATTTATCATCTTATAAAGTATATGCCAAATGGTAACAATGTTTGTGCTTGGAGAGAATGGTATAAAGGTGCTCACATATCTCGTTGGCTCTATATTGATGATTTATTACCAAAGGAGGGAGGTGAACAATGAAAGAGCTTAAAGATTTGGTTGCTGGTGATGATGTACTAGTTGTAGGTATGTCTTGCAGACGTATCGCCAAAATTGATAAAGTGACAAAGACTCAAATTGTTGTTAATAACGCTAGATTTAGAAGAGATTCGGGCTGGCAATGCGGTGGTGATAGTTGGAATGTTAGAAAAATATCTGTTCCTACAGAAAAGGAAATATCAGATGTTAAAGAAGAGAATCTTCGTAAGAGTCTCATCTACGCTATCAGTTCTTTTGATTTCAAACGCTTAACAACAAATGAGTTAAAACAAGTGTACAATATTGTAAAAGGCAAAGAATGAAAGAGCTTAAAGTTGGCGAAAGAGTAACTATTATTCTTGAAGCTGTTGAACATGACACTTGTGAAGGATGCTTCTTTAAAGGAGTGGCTGGCTATTGTGGCGCAGCTCCACTTGGATTGAAGTGTCTTCCTAAATATCGTTCAGACAAAAAGAATGTAATCTTTAAAGAAGTAAAGGAGTAAATATGAATAGAAATTTAATGAGAATGGCGTTAATGATGGCTGCTACGGCAGCTTACGCACAAGGAGATATTTTTGGAAGCCCAAGTCCTAACTTGATACATCAAAATGGTAACATTCCTTCTGACAGACAGAAGTGTCAGCCAAAGAAACAACATGAGTTCACCGTCAAGGGAGTTAATATCATGGCAGCTTCTAAGAAGGATGCCATCAAAAAGTTTAATCATCGTAAAAAGTAAGCGTATGAGAGCAAAAGAATTAGCAGAAATATTGCTAACAAAGCCAGAGAGCAATGTTTGCATAAAAAGGGAATATGTTATTAACCCTCACGGAGATACCGATTATTGTACGAAAGGTATTGAATCAATCGGTATTAAGGATGGGAAGTTTGTGTTATGTGAAAAGTAAAGCGTATGGTAAAATACATTCCGGGAGATTTGGTAACGATAGAGACGGAATCAATGAAACCAAGAGTAGTAAAAGTTTCAAATGTTGATGAGGATAGTGTTATCTATTGTGAAGGTTGGGGAGAAGTCTGTTTTTATGACGAGATAAAACCTATTCCTTTAACAAAGGATATACTTCTTAGAAACGGATGGAAAGTTAGTAGAGATTCGTTGTTGCTAAAAATTGATGATAATGCTACATTGGGTATTGTCTTTGCATTTGAGCATAAAGTTTGTTATATCAGAGCAACGAATGACATTATCCACAAAGAACAATGTTTTGCTAGATTGAAGCTCTCAGATGTTGATTTCGTTTCTGATTTACAGCATATCCTCTCAATTTTTCATCTTAACTCAGAAATGGAGGTGTAGGTATGTTAGCAGCATTATTAATAATATTCATAGCTATAGGCATAGCATTTATGTATGTAGGCATAAGAATTTGCAGAGATTTATGGCATGCTCATATCGGACTGCTTATTTTCGGGATAGATGCGCTTTCCGTTCCTAATGATGTACTTGCAGAAAACACGAACCTTGTTGTCATTTGGATTCTTTTCCATCAAAAGTCCCTCCATCGTTTATCCAGACTTCTCTATCTGGGGGAATACTGCCCACTACAAAGCAGTACAAGAAAAAAGCCCCTAAGCGGCAACTAAGGGGCTTTGTAATCTCCTTGAACAGAGGAAGAACGGCGCGTAGTGTCGCCGATGGGGGACTATGATGTCCTAGAATCCGAGTGCAAAGGTAATCATTTATATGATTATATAAACAATAACAATGTTAATGTGTTTTAAATATGTTCTAATTTAGACTACTCTAAAATAATATATAAATTTATAGTTAAGTATGGACAGAAATCAAGCTAGAGAATTTTATCCTTTCTTGCAAGCTTTTGCAGAAGGAAAGGTAATTGAGTGTAGGACAAAACCGAGTACCATAAAAGGTACAGATGTTCCGAATGATTGGACGGAAACGAAAGAGATTGAGTTTTGGAATAATACAGAGTACCGAATCAAGCCAGAACCAAAATACCGTCCATTCAAGGATGCAGAAGAGTGTTGGAATGAAATGCAAAAGCACCAGCCATTTGGGTGGGTGAAGGATAATGAGACACAAAGCTTTTTTGTATGTAAGGCTTTTGGAAATCTTCTTTTTTCCATAGGTATTGAAGATAAGCCTTATAACTACAATGAAGTATTAAGAGACTATACCTTTGCTGATGGGACACCCTTCGGTGTAAAAGTGGAGGAATAGTTATGGTTGGAGATTGTCAACTTTGCAAATTAAGTGATATTTGCAAGTATATATACGCAGAGTGTTGTCCTTATATGAAAACGGAGGAATAGTTATGGAAATATCAAAGAGAGCCTATCAAGAATTGATAGACGGAGATATAGAATGGCTTTTTAGACAGCCTAGAGACCTCGAAAGAGACCATATAGAGGCAGTGCTAAGAAAGAGTGTTGAACTTTTATACGGAAAGGGAAAATAAATATGAAATGGGTATGTTGTAATGGTGATGGCGTTACATATATATGTGATGTTGAACCTATTAGAAATTGGAATAAAATAAAGTCGTATTTTAAAGAATAATAGCTATGCTTACATCAGACGAATTATACAAGATGAAACATTGCATTGGCTTAGATTGGAAGGAGCCAAAAAGAGGTGTTTATGAAGCCTTTCGCAATGGAGTGATGTATTATGATGAGCCAGATACATTATGGGATTCCTTATGGTCAAAAGGATATGCTAAAAGAAGCATTCAGCCTTATGGTAAAGGAGCTCCTCGTGATATATATTATTATAGTGTAAACGAAAATGGGTTAAAAGAAATGGAAAAGTATTTAGGTATTAAAATTAAGATTTTAAGATAGCTTATGAAAGTAGAAGATATTAAATTCAAGGCAAAGAGTATCTTAGATGGAGCTTGGGTACAAGGCGATTTAATTCATAAAGAAGATGGTAAGATAGCCATATTAAGAAACGGATTTAATGTATCAGAAGTTGACCCTTCCACCGTCTGCCAGTTCACAGGACTGAAAGACTGTGAAGGCAATGAGATTTGGGAAGGTGATATTATAAGTAGCCCACACTTTGAACGTGTAGCCACAGTAAAATGGGATGATTCTTTATGTGGTTTTAAATGTTCAGATGTTACTGGGAATATTAATTTTTCTTTTACAGCTATTGCTCACTGTTCTGAATGGTCTATTGTTGGTAATGAATTCGATAAAAAGAAGTAGCGTATGAAGAAAAAGATTTTAGACTTAGCCAAGTCAGCCGTTTGGTTCGTCTTGTGCTTGCTTGTAGGAGCATTGATATTTGAGGGCATCCGCTCTTTGGCTAATAGCGATGAACCTGCAAGGGATTTTGGTACATCTGTATTCACCAAGAAAGGGCACGACTATCTGCTAGTAGATACGAAACACGGAGTTTGTGTTATTCACGCCGAGAGCTGCCATTGCCGTTTAGACACCTTGGGTATCTATGTGGTTGATAACAAAGATACAACTTATGTGATTAAAAAGAAGTAGCGTATGAGTCTTAAAAAGAAAGAAAAGCTAACGGCATATTGGGATAAGAAAGAGAACTGTATTGGTGCTTATCACCCTCTAGGGTTTATGACCCAAACAGATGCTCATTATCTCTTTGATAATGTCTTTACCAAAGAGTTTGTCAAAGAAATGACTGATAGAGGATATGATGTTACAACGATGAAGTTTGAAATCTCTCCCAAGCTGCCGAACTATGAGCGGTTCAATGGCTTATCAAAAAAGTATTGCAGAAAGGAGAAGTAGCGTATGAAGAAACAAATAGTCTTAGACGAACAAGATATTAAAGAGTTCCACGAGGATGCGGAGCATCTACGTTGGCTATATAACAGAATGGTGTGTGAGTATGGTGAAAGCGTTAACTTTGATTACATGCACCGTTTTGCCAAGATATTCAATAAATTAAAGCAATTATAGCGTATGAAGATTAGATTAGCAAAGAAAATAATGAAGCATAAATGTACTTTCCTCGATTTAGAAGAGGAGTACAAAAAGAAAGGGTATAATGTCAAGTGGTTGCTTGCATGGGCATCTTACGATAAAAGAAAGATGTGTCGGAATGCCTTACCATTCGACCACAGAATCACAAAGGCGATAAGTTTAACAAGTAAAAAGAAATGAGATATGAATGAGTTTACAAAGGTCTTTGCAAAGTCAATAGAAGATGAAGCTATCAAGCAGATAGAAGTTCTATCCAATAGCGATGCCTACTCTGGTTGTGAAATAAGAATAATGCCAGATTGTCACGCAGGTAAAGGCTGTACTATTGGCACGGTGATAGAGCTGGACAAAAGAGTAGTTCCTAACACCGTAGGAGTAGATATAGGTTGCGGAATGAAAGTCGTTAGACTTGGTAAAGTTAATATTAATCTACAGAAATTTGACGAAGCAGTCAATACGTTGATTCCATCTGGTTTCAATATCAACGAAGAAGCTTCTGCATTCATACATGGATTAGTTGACGGCAATATGTTTGGTAAATTTCGTTCTTGGGATAGTATTAATGGGATGGATATAGTATATCGTTCTGTTGGTTCTCTAGGTGGAGGTAATCACTTTATAGAGTTAGATGCAAACGAGGAGGGTGAGAAGTTTCTTGTGATACATACGGGAAGTAGAAACCTTGGAGTTAGGGTATGCAACTATTACCAAAACCTTGCTTACCAGTATTGCCACAAGAAGGCTGCCGATAAGTCGGAGGATATTGCCAAGCTAAAAAGCGAAGGCAGAGAAAAGGAGATTCAGAGTGTTATTAAGTCATTAGGTACTAAAAATATAAGCAAGGAACTTTCTTACTTGGAAGGTGATTTACTCAATGACTACCTCAATGATATGCGCATAGTTCAAAAATATGCTGAACAAAACAGAATGATTATCGCCAACAGACTTGTAAATGCTTTAGGTGTAGATATTGATGCTAATTCAGATAAGTATTCTTTTACAACCATTCACAACTATATAGATACAGACAAGGGTATATTGCGAAAGGGAGCTATCAGTGCAAAAAAGGATGAGGTAGTCATTATCCCAATGAATATGCGTGATGGTTCTCTTATCTGCAAGGGAAAAGGTAACAAAGATTGGCTATGCTCTGCCCCTCATGGCGCAGGTAGATTAATGTCTCGTACACAGGCAAAGAAAGAGTTATCTATGGATTCTTACAAGAATGAAATGAATGGTATTTATTCCACATCAGTTTGTGAAGAAACCATTGATGAAGCACCTATGGCATACAAGCCAACCGAAGAGATTGTTGAGTTAATCAAACCTACGGTTGATGTCATTGATGTCATTAAGCCAATTTACAACTTTAAAGCAAAATCATAATGAGCAAGCAAACATTTGACTTCTCGGAGGCTCTGAGAAGAATGAAGGAAGGAAAGAAAGTAAAAAGGGTAATTTGGGAAGAATGTGGAGCTTATATCCATATTGTCTCTGAGACTATTGTGGCTGTATGCGATGGCAAATTCTTTCCTTGTGTTTTCAAAGATTCTGATGATATTCTCGCAACCGACTGGGAGGAGGTGGAATGATGAAGAACGTTCCATGTGTATGCGATTTCAGACCACTGCTATTCGCAGAACAATTCGAGAGATTAAGCAGGTTGGCACTTGTCTCTGTGTATGCGATTGCACTTAATAAGTTTTGGAAATCTTGCGAAGAGTCTTACAATAATCGTGTTGACGACCCTCGTTTGGATAGCCGTCCACCGTATCTTTGGCAATGGATGGATGATTCCGATATTTTGATAGGAAACAAGGTATATAGAAAGCCTTCTTTTAAGCCTTTTCTACACCTTCGTGATAGTGAAATTAAAAAGATTATAAATCAGTTTAATAGATATAAGTATGAAAAAGAAAGTATTGCATCTGTCCGTCAAGAAGCAGTGGTTTGATATGATTTCTGCTGGCGAAAAGACGGAGGAGTACCGGGAGATAAAACCTTATTGGATTGAACGTCTGACTACTAACTGTGAAGTAGCTTATGATGTGGCGGCAGAAACATATTGCGGAATGGTTTACACCCACGTCCTTTTCATCAACGGCTACCGCAAGGATAGTCCACGAATTGAGAAGGAAATTGAGAGTATCACCATCGGTAAGCCAAAGAAGGGAATGTGCCCAGACAAGTGGCTTGATACCGAGTTTTTTATCATTAAATTCAAGTGATATGAATTACATACAATGTGATGAATGTAAATATAGATTAGTCTGTAACGGAGAGCCACTTACTAGTGGAAGTACAGGAAGTTGCGACCATCGTGTTATCAGCAATACTCCTATATTTCCAAAGATTAAAACACCACCAGATGAAAGATACGCTGACATTTGGAATTGGTAAATATTCATAAATTAAGTTTAAGGGATATGAAAATAAAGAATTTACCTAAAAAGATTTATCTCAATATCTGTAGCAATGAAGATGAGGTAGATTACAATGAGCTTAACGGAGTAACGTTCAGTACAGAAAAGGTTGATGTTACTGATTGTGGCACAGAAAACGTTCCTTACGTGAATACTGCATCATTATGGCACAACCTAATAGAAGATAAGCCACCATTAAGAAAGTGGGTAATGTTCCGATATAGTGGAGGTGGCGTAAATCCTACGGCTCTTCATTATGGAGCAATGAGTGACGAAATATGGGTTGTCACAAGAGGAGACGGAACACAGCGTATCGAAGCTCTGTATGAATGCTATGATAAGATAGAGTGGCTTGATTTTGATGAACTAAAATAGTAATAGCGTATGACAAACGAGGAATTTTGTAAGGCTCATATAGGTGAGCGAGTTCTTTATAAAGGTAAAGATATTGGCGCATACGTTGCAGGGTATGTAGAAGAAAAGTATATCATCTTAGGATTTAATGATTATACGGGTTGTATTAGTTGTTTCACTTCTAAAATAAAAAATCTTTGTGGAATGTATCACTCGTATCGATTCGCAAAATTAAAGTATTTGGAAGTAGTAAAACATTAGTAATATGGAAAAAGATAACAGTTGTTTTAAGCTTTTATTTATTCTTTTTATATTAGGAATTTTTGCTTATATGGGTATTAACGATAGGTCTCATAAAGGTAAAACTTTTTGGTATGAAGTAATAGATAAACGAGAGTCTGTAGGAAGTCACTTCTCAATTATTAACAAGGGAGTGAGGACGGATTATAATATAATATTCAAACGAATTGATAACGGAAAGCTGTTCCCATGTAAAGATGTGGAGTATGGAGATTATATTCAATATCTGTTACACCACAAATACTCCATAACAGAGGAAGATATGCAAGAGCTTTCAGGTATTTATAATAGAGATTTCTATAAGTGATAAAAATAGAGAATATGGAAAAATATAAATATACAAATAAAGAGGAAAGACCCATTCCAAAATATAAGAATGGTGATATTGCTTGGTATATAGATAGTTGGTTTGAACATCCGCAACGCTGTATTATAAAGGGATGCTGCAACGTATCTTGGTTCGAGGGAAATGAGCTTAACCCTTCTGGATGGTGGATAGATTATAAATACAAACCCGACTATTGTGAACGAACTAAACAGCATACAATTAGAGAAGAAGAGCTTTTTGATACCGAGCAAGAAGCTTTAATTGCATTGTTCGAGAAGTTTAAAGAAAAAGTAAAACGTAAAGTAGATTTCTTTAGCAAAGAGGCAAAAAGGTTAGGCATAAAACAGCAGTTGTTATTACAATAATAAAAAAGGGTAGGGCGAAAGCTCTACCCCTTTCGCAAAAAAATAGCCCCTCCATCGACCAGTCTTGGTATGACAAGGCAATGCGTTGGGTTGACCCTGAATGGTGGGAGAAACATCCTAATGGCGGAAAGGATTCCTTGAACTTTGAAGAAGCTCTGAAGGCTATCATGAAAGCTACTGGTGCAAAAATGAATAAAAAGGAAGAGGAGAACAAAAACAAAGAGGGGGAAGACTAAGCTTCCCCTATCTCCTTTAACCCCAAATCCATTAATAGCTTATCCAATATCTCATTCACGTCATTACGGAAACTTCGGTAAGTAACATAATAGAAACTGATGTTTTTGTAATCATGGCTTACATTAGAACATGTACACCCCAAAACCTTAGCGATTTTTTCTCTTAACCCTCTTCTCATCTTAGAACCGCCAAGGGCACTAGGAGAATAAAGATAAAGAATAACAAAGATAAATTGCTTGCGTACCATTGTGGAATTTCGTCCGGCATGATAGCTCATAAATTTATCGTAAATATTGCCTACTTGCGCCAAATCTTGCATCAATGGAACGGAAAGGCTTATTTCTTCCTTGGATAAGATGGCCTTAGTTTCTCTAATCCATTTTATGCGTTCCATGATTTTCTTTAGATTCATTTCAATGTCTGATTCTTTCATTCTTTTCTGTTTTTAGTTCAACATTTCTTAGACGAAGTAAACCTCGTCTGCATCTATTTGTTTCCTAAACTTTTCTATGTTAGAAACTATCAACGAGCAGTGCTCAAACGAACTCTGCCCATTGATAACTTTTTTCTATTCTTGTTATTCGGTATCTCATTTTATTTCGATAAGAGTTAAAATGCAATAACCCAACAAGTCTTTATAGCTGTCAAGAATAGGTTCTTCTTTAGCATCCTCGTTCAAAGTAAGCAAAGAGCAAATACGATTAATCTTCTCTTGCAAATGACCGAATGCATACGGATAACCATCCTTAGAGAAACATTCCGAAAATGCGTTTCCATACCGCTTATTTTTGGTTTTGAACAATTCAATTTGCGACTCGATGATGTCGTTATAATCTGAGACAATATACCAAGAGAGCGTAAGCAAGGCTTCCATCGCCATTACGCAGATATGATTTCGTAAGGTTTCCTTATCTTCAGTAGATGCTCGAATCTCATACATAAGGCGAAGGAAATTGGCTGCGCTTGAAAATAATCCGAGCTTTCCGAAGTCCTCCTTTAGAGATGAAACAAAAGCGGCATTATCCTTGCATTCAATCATGTCTGCCAAATGTCTAATCTCAAAGATATACTTGTTAGCATATTCGCTACACCCATTGTTATTTTGTTCCACCATGTCCGTATCCTCCTCCACGATTATTTTCCATATTCAACTCTCCAAGTATGCTTTCTGGATTTTCTACCTTGCGGAATGCGCCCTGACAAATACGAGTACCTTTCTTGACTACGAAAACATAATATTCGTAATCAGAATCAAGTTTAAATTTGCTATCTTTCGTTGGCATATAACGCTCAGAATTAACCCTATAAAGCGCACCAATATCGTCTCTGTAATCTTCATCAACTAAGCCAAGACAAATATCAATATCGGCTCTTACTTTAGTCATGTAACCAACTTGTGTTTCGTTCTTGCCAATAAACGCCACATCAACTTCCAGGCCTTTGTCAGTAAAGCCTGAACGTGAACGAATGTCCAAGCCAACTCCTTTAGGAAGTTCCACGCCTAAATGCAGATTTATGTGACCTCTTCCCATTTTCACCCAAGGCATATTCAATACCACATCTTGTGGACAGTAAAAATCAACTGCCGCAGCATTACCTTCCTTATAAGGGACACGACCACCTCGCAAGTCAAGTACATAAGCCTTGCCTTGTGCAACTAACTTTTTTATTAACTCCTTATCCATTGTATATAAAGCCTAAATCATTTAAAGTTCTACAATTCTTAACCAGTCCTTTTGCCCATAAATTGCGCAACTCAGGTAACGGGTCTTTTCCGTACCTATTCTTTATGGTTGCCAAGGTCAAGATTTCCGGTTTAATATGTTTATCTCTTTTCTGCTGCCTTAGCTCCTTTAGAATATTCTCCAAGTTCTCCATTGACGAAATCCTCCATTGTTATATTGTCAACACCAAATTTATCAGCCAGATCATCATTCCCAATAATCAGCCAATTAGATTTGTCTTTGAGAAACTCTATACTCTCGGTGCTTTTTGCAGCATCAACAAAAGTATCATCAATATTATCAGTAGAGCGATATGGAACTACCGCCTTATCAGCATACATAGCAATTTCGTAAGTAATAACCGATACCATTTTTGCGAATGTTATATCGCTTGAATACATTATTTGGTTCTTGTCATATCCTAAGATGTTGACACGGACTATATTATCATCTGCTTGCAACGCTCTAAAGAAATCGTGCTTTAGCTGAAAATCCGTAATATCTACCGGATGTTCATTACCCGATGGAATACTTATAATATTCAACAGGCTTACAAAAATAACTTTTTTATTCATCGTCTTCTTCTGTCAATAATTTGTCTATTGTTTTTTCTAATTCGTCCAATCTCAGAGTATAATCCTCTTCGTAAACGCATGTCAATGTAGAAATAAAGAACTTATCATTATCTGTTCTCAATTCAATCTCCATGTATTCCTCGTAATAGCTATCGTATTTAATCGCTATCGAAAAGGAGTTCATGTAATCTGGGTTAAACCTTCTCTGCAAGGCTTGTGCCCTCGTAAAGGCATTTTTAAATTCATCCGTCATGGCTTAATATTTTGAGTAAGCATTTCCTTGCTCTTTGCCATCGCATCATGGAAGCCTATATCGTATCTGTCGGTTTGCTCCAGCTCATAGTTTCGCTTAATTAGTTCACTTGTCTGATATGAACTCTTTGCAAGTTGAATCTTAAAATAGACAAACTCAACAAACATAACCATAAAGCAAAGAACAAAACCGATAATTACCGCTGCCTTTGTGTTCTCCTTGCAGAACCTTACAATACACTTAGCAAGCCAGCATGTTGTACTAACTATGCCTACAAGTACAAGGTAAGGAATTCGTAGCAGAACCTTGCATAACATACCCATAGTTCTCTTCGTATAAGATGCGAAATCCGTACTCGTAAAAACTAACTTTAACTTCTTCATATTTTAGCCTATTTAATGTTTATCAAAAGTCTCTTGTTTACGAACCACAACAAATCAATTCCGTTCATCATACAATATCCGCAAAGCATGCCAATCAATATTATGATCTTCTTGAATACTCGGTAATGCGTCATTTCTATCTTCAGCATAGACATCATCAAGTCTTCAAAGGAACGGTCTCTCATTGAGTCTGAGTCTAGCCTCAACGATTTGACATTCATCTTGTACTTATTGGCCATTGAGAATAATGTAATAGCAAACTCTGCTAATTTGTCCTCTAGAGTTCCGGCAACGAGTTTAGAATATATTTCTATTGTATCTCGTCCATTAACATTTTCATATTCCCAACGTTTGGCGTTGAAACGACCTTCATATTTGCGCATTTCTACAATAGCGTCAATTACGTTGAATGTTTCAGCCATTTGGGTCTGGCTAGCAACATCTAAGTTGCAAGCCTCTATAATCTGTTCTATTTCTGCTATCTCCATTTTTTTTATACTATTGAATCTAAATCAAAATCATTAGAGGGGATGAAAGCCACATGGTCTTTCTCCCTAGTCATCGTTCTCTCTCCTGTTCGCACGCAATTGATTGGCTTGGAATTTTTGTGTCGTACCACAAACGTTCCAAAGCTACGTATTGTTACTCTATCTCTATTACGTAACGACTGCTTGGTGAGGTCTATAAAAAAATTCACAATGGCTTGAACGTCATCCTTACGGAACTTCTTGCCATTTACATCTCTAAGGTTCTTAATGATTGCCTTGACAATTTCTTCTTTCTTCATATTCTCTAAGTTTTTTATTCCCTAAACTTCTAATCAAGTCGTATGGGTCTATTTCATATTTCTTGATAAAGCAATCCCTCAGCTTGCTTAAAGCATTGAAATCTGCATTTGCCGTATTCTTGACTATCATATAAGCCGAGTCTAACCGAGCATCTGTTTTAGGGGCTTTAACCCGAAAAAGCTTGTTGCCTTTCTCGTCTTCGATAAGTTCCAGATTAACTTCTTCGCCTTTAGCTTTTTTTCTTGCTGACCATTCTTCATAAGTGATGGCATTTTGCTTGATAGCCTCATCCTCTTTAGCCTCCTTTTCTCTCTGTATATTTGCCTCTACAGATTTTATGGCATCTATGCGATGGGAGCAAAAAGTATTCAAGCTCTTTGTTATAACTTGCGGATTTGGCTTCTTGTAGAACTTTTCAAACTTTCCGGCAATAAACATCTTGAAGAAAGTAATCAGTTCGTTCAGATTAAGGAAATAATACTCATCCTTTATAGCATTCGCTGTCATTATCTTAATATTGTCCGTAACCTCATTATTAACAAAGCCACAAATACCATAGACATCAGAAATCCATGCTACAAGCCATGTTATTGCACTTCCTTCTCCATAACACAGGTCAAGATAGGTTAGTGTTGGTGCGTTGCTCTTAAAAGCTTTTCCGATAGGCATCTTACTACCTACTTGGCTTGATGGAGAGAAATACGTTAGAATGTTATCGAACGTTCCATACTCATTGAATATTCGTTGCTTTTCTCTGTTGATTGAGACGCTGCACGAGGTTGGCTGACTCTTGATAATAGCCTTGCTCTGCATCTTTATTAGTTCCTTGCTTTCTGTCATCATAATTTCCTTCCAATACTTTAACGAAATTGTTTGGTCTCATAATCCAATCAAAACTTGCCATCCACCCATTGCTACCATTAAGAAATGCAGATGCGGCTGCTTTATCTATCACAAGTTTCATCTGCTCACTCCCATATTCTTTAAGTCGTGAATTAATCATTGACTTTCTCTTCGAAGTCAAGGCATGAACAAGAGGCATTCCTCTTCCAACGATAACCTTATTGAAATATTCGCAAACCTTCTTTGCTTTATCATCCACTTGTTGTACACTAGGGACGTTGTTCAATGCTATTCGTTCAGGTTCGTTCTTGTGTGGTTTAGATTCTTCACCTTCAGCAAATTCTATGTTGTCTTCATGCTTCCAAATAAAGACTTTTCCGCTACCGATAGATAACATTTGTTTCTCAAATAGCCCCTCAATAGCTTTTTTTACCTTTGCCACCGACATGCCTATCTTTTCCGATAATTCTTTGTTGCTTCCATATACATATCCGTCTTTGTCAGCATTAAATGAAAGACGGACGAAAGCGACTAATTCATCAGCATCCAAGCTACATGCTTTTTCATCTAATTTTACTACCATATCTTAAAAGAATGTATTTGTTAATTGTTTATTTCCACTCATTATTACCCACTTTCCTTTGCCGTTTTGATCTAGCAATTTCAAGTCTTCAACCTTCCCGAACCTCTCATAAGTACCGCAGAGGTCAACAAACCAAGGCTGTTTTCCTTTTGATAGTCTAAGAAGTCTTCCTACAACTTGATAGTATTGCGCTAATGAGCGTGTTGGCTTTGCATACACGACCGTATCTAACTCCGGATAGTCAAAACCTACGACTAATATTTGACTATTTACCAATACTTTAGTCTGACCATTACGGAAACGCTCGATGATTGCTTCACGTTCTTTTGGAGGAGTCTCTCCGCAAACCATTTCGCAGTTAGGTATGGAATATGTCAGCTTCTGAGCTTCCTTAACGAACTTCGTAAAAACCAAGATACCTTTACGCTGTCCACCTCGTTTAGGATTAAGCAATCTTTTAACAACACTAACTAGCCATCCGTACAAATCTACACGTTCATATTCTTGCTTGACACTTTGGTCAGTGTAATCACGGCAAGTTGAATTGAGCTGCAAGTTTCCTTCGTTCCATTGTGGTGGCGGGCATTTGTAATAGTTCGGAAGACAGATATATCCGTTTTTTGCCATATCCTCAACTTGAACATAGTAAATAAGCTCCTTGAAAATCTTGTCTCTACTTCTTGTCAGAAACTTCAGTATGCTACCATAGTTCTGATAGGAATACAAACGGAAAGGTGTTGCGGTTAAACCTATGACCTTACTCTTTAATTTATCAAGAAACTCCTTATACATGCCGGATTCAGGTTTTACTAAATGAACCTCATCAATTAATATGTATTTAAAGTCTGTAAACAATTCGGGATGTCCTTTCACGCTACCAATTGTAGCAAAAGTAACATCGCTGATTTCTTTTGATTTAAAGCTAGCGGAATAGATGCTGGCATTATCAAATCCATAAGAACAATACTTCTTGTAGTTTTGTTCCAAAATCTCCTTAGTAGGAGAGAACACAAGCACTTTATCCTTGAGCCTAGCAGCTATATCTGCTAAAATCAATGATTTGCCCGATGCAGTAGGAAGCACTTCCAGAGCGTTCCAGTTTTTCTTCTTATCCAAGAAAAACTCAACAGCCTTCTTGCTTGCCTCTTCTTGATATGGTCTTAATTTAAACTTCATTTCACAAATAATATGAAATCACTTTTGTTACTATATAGGAATGCACAAGTCTTATGCATAACAAAAGCCCTTAGAGAAGACCTTACAGTTTTTATGGTGTGTCTCACCGAATACGATTGCAAAGGTACGAAGAATAATTCAATAATGCATACAATTTAGTGTTTATTATTAATGCGGTAACATTATTTAAACCTTATTGATTATCTTTTTCTTCATTCATTTTCAGAATTAGAGCCGCATAGTATTTATAGAGTTCCTGTAATTCAAACACAGACCAATTCTTTGCTTGATGTTTCATTACCTCCAATAAATCAACTTGTTGCTCTCCGAGCCGTTTTACTTCATCCATATCCAAAGGAATGTGAGGATGCTTTTGCAGATAAGCCAATCTTCCTAGCTTCATTACTAAATTCTTTCTATAACCGATAAGATGATCAGAAGAGAATCTGTTGCATCGTTTGCATTCCGCATTCTGATTACGTGTATCAAAGCGCAAACTCATATGAGTTCGTCCGCAATAATGCCCATTGTCGGCTTGGTCGATTGGCAATATTCGTCCACAACTGATACATCTGAAGTACTTATAGTGAAACTCTCTAGAGTCTCTCATGCGGATATAAACCGACATAAGTCTATCTAACTTATCAACCCACTTTTGCTTCTCGCTCCTTTGGTGTTTAGGCTTCTTTCCTCCTTTGTTAAATCTATCATAATATCCCATAATCTTTATCCTTTATCAAACCAAAAGTCATAGTTGCTGCTGTGGGGGTCGAACCCACAACCTTTTTCCGATTTGGGCGGACGTTCTACCATTGAACTAAGCAGCACCACCCCATAAGGGGAATTTCAAACCAGTTAAATATTTAGAAAAATGAAAAGCTTTACTCCTTTGGTTTATCCATATGCAAGAATACGTCCATGATTGATGTTTCCTTAAGACTTGTAATATTGTAATCAATCATAGTCTTACCCATAATCTCATCAACATTCTTGCGAGCCTTTTCAATGGTATCACCCTGCACAAGATAACGAACCTTAGTCTTTCTCTCTTTGTCTGATTTTTCGTCAATAGTAATCATGTTAATACTGCAATCGTAGTATTTATCCTCACTATCAACTTCTGAAAGGAACAACTCTGAGAAACTAGCTTTCTTCATAGTAACAATTTCCATGTCACCATTTGTGTAAACTGTCATTTCTTCGGTTGTCTTAGCCTCACATTCTGACCATGACAAGGCATCTACAACATATTGTTCTGTAGTCTTAGCGTTCGTTCCATCCTCTAAAGTCTTCTCATAACGAACACCTACGATAAAATACTTTCCTGTTAATGATTTCATTGTATATTACTTTTTTTTATTATCTTTGCATAGAAATTCAACATCAGGGTGTGGAATAAGACCGAGTTTTCATTAGCTTTGCAAGCCGTAGAATATGTTCCGTCCCCACACCCTTACATCAGAACCTGGATAGTTCAAAGGGCATAGACCCCGTATTTGCAATGATAGCTCATGATGTATCGATGTTTGTTTAATTATAAATATTATGACTATGACTTACGTAGGAATTGACGTCAGCAAAGCAACCTTCGTTGTTGCTTATTCATCTGCCAAAAGCAGTGAAACCAAAACTTTCAAGAATACCACAAAGGGTATCCGAGAGTTTATCCGAACCATCTCTCCTGAAGAGAACCATTGTGTGTTGGAAGCAACAGGCAACTACAGTATGCTGCTTGTCTATTTGCTCTCCAAGGCAGGCTTTACTGTCAGCATGGAGAATCCTCTGAAGATAAAGAACTTTGCACGTGTCATGCTCTCTGTTGTCAAGACAGACGAGATAGATGCCCGCCTCATTGCCTTGTATGGTGAGAGAATGCAACCAGCACCATTCAAGCTCCGTAGTGATTCCCTTTTGTTACTCAAGCAAAAGCGCACTGTATTACGCCAACTGAAGAAGCAGCTTACCGCTAACAGAAACCTTGAAGGTTCACTTAAAATCCTGCCATTCATTGATTCCAAGTGCAAGAAAGTCTTGGAGAAGACTATCAAGTTTCTAGAGAAACAAATCGAAGAAATGGAGGAAGAGCTAACTTCCTTAGCAGAGATTGAATACAAGAAGCAGATGGATTTACTCACTTCCATAAAAGGAATAGGAGCAACCCTTGCAGCTGCACTCATCATTGCCACAGGCGGATTCACCTACTTTGATAATGCTAAGCAACTTACCCGATATTTAGGGCTGTCACCTACTTACCAACAGTCTGGTACGTCAGTCAATGTCAAAGGGCACATTAATCGTAACGGAGATGCTTATCTGCGTAGTCAGCTTTATATTGGAGCTATGGCATCATTGCGGTGCAACACCGAATGCAAAGCATGCTTTGAACGCTTGCGGTCAAATGGGAAGCCAGGAAAAGTGGCTATTGTCGCTGTTGCCAACAAACTCATCAGACAAGCCTTCGCTGTTGTTACACAGGAGAAAATATATATAGATGGATATAAGTCTGTAAAGCCATAAAACCATCTCTCCGCCTGAAGGAACGCCTTGTCGGCTAGGGGCTGAGATATCAGTCCTAAAGATCCTCTATGTGCCTACGAAAATGCATATTCATGCTAAATTTCGTTAACCGTATTCATTTTTATTATTATAGTTCATATTCTTTATTTTTTATGTTAGAGAATGTGGTATCGGTGGGGCTTGAACTCACGACCTAATGTTTAGGAAACATTTGCTCTATCCAACTGAGCTACGACACCAAGCATTCTATAGAAACTCTTTGTTTAATTCTGCTTGCCTCTCCACCTGTGTCTGCCATACCATATAAGCATGGTCTTGTGGGGTCGGTATGTATAATCCTCTTTCCATAGAGCAATGATGAAGCCATCGGTCTATACATAAAGACATTTCTTCTTTGTCAAGGTCTGGTATGTGCCTCCAATATTGGAAGGTCTTGCCTTGCTTATTCTCACGCTCCCTAAGAAAAACATCCTTATTTACACGTTTGAACTCTTGTTCGATATAGTCCTTAGTATATCCTTCTTCGATAGCTACGTAAGTGATTGTTACCCACAGATAAGCATTCTGCTGGATTGTCCTAGATTGTTGTCTCTCTTTAAGGTCAACAACAAAGAACTTCTCATTATAATAATCACCTTGTAGTTTCTTAGCTTTGGCTATCATTGCCTTGGCTCGTTCCTCGAACTTTTCTAGCTCGACAGGATTCAACATATTATATACCATCTTTCTTTAATGAAAGGTGGAGAAAATTAAATCTCCACCATAATAAGTTTAAAATGGCGCATTAGATGCGTTAGTGCCACTCGGCTGCGCTGGTGGTATTGGGGCTGCACCTGCGGCTGGAGCTTGTGGAGGAAAAGGATTATTAGCAGCAGCTTGCATGCCACCTTGTGGCGCATTGTTCTGTGATTCAATCTTTTGCATCTTGTAGCCACGAACAGATGTAAACCAGTCTGTTGTGCCATCCTTCTTTGTCCCTTGATAAGATTCAACGTCAAAGAATACTTCAGCAATATCCCCGACATTAAAACCATCTGGAACATGAACATTCTTTCCACAGAAATCAAAGATGATGCGCTTTTCGTAACCACGTACACCTGTCAAACCATCGAAACGTGTTGCATCAAGCATCAAACGTCTCTTTTCAAATGGTTCTTTACCTTGTCTCTGAATAGACTGAATGCCTTCGATAGCAACAATCTTACCTTTATAACTATTTGCCATAACTTATAATATTTAATAAAACAATAAATTATCCAACTCTTTTCAAAGTCAAACTAGGTTTTACCTTAGTTACCTTTTTATACTTTTTCAATAGATGGTTGTAAGCTTCTTCGTCATCCGCATCAAAAGCCTTCGTGTCTAACGTAACCCTCTCAGAAGCAGACTTCAAGGAATAAGTGTAAATTGAAGTTTTATAAGATGTGAGGTTGTCATTTGACATACCATCAAAGATAGCTGCCTTCAACTCCTTTTCCTGTTCTTGCAATTTAGCAATGCGCTCTTGAACGTCCATGAGTGCGATTTCGTTATCTATAATATAGTAAGGTGTTTTTGTATCATCACTATACAAACGACCTTCTTTCTCGCATCGGAACAATTCTTTAACATCACTCGCAGGTCTTGGCTTGCCTAATGGGATGAGTTTACAGATTGTTCCTCGCTTCTCGTCATCACGCAACCACATACAACAGATACGTGTAACCTTCAGATGAGGATTCAATGTTTCGAAACCGAACTTATACATCGAGTTCTGCCAACGCACATATTCCTTATTAACGGAATAAGTACCCTTAATATCCCAAATCTCAACCTCATCGTCCGGTGCATCATCCTTGTGCATCACCAAGTCGATTGCACTTGCATGGTCTTCTCCGATACGAAGGACATATTCGCTGCCAATTATCTCATATCCATTCTTTTTGATATAAGCGACAAAAGCCTTGACACTCTCTGAGGCTGGCTCAATACCCAATGAAGCAAACAACTCTACCTGCTCATGGATAATAGTGCCTTTTTCGGCAGCTTTCTTCAATACCTCTTCGCTTACGTTAGAGTACATATTGGGAAATACATACTGATGAAGCATACCTGTAATGCCACTTAATTCACGACCATCATAAAAGTATTGATGTGTGGAGTCCTCATAAAGAACTCCACTGTTATTCAATTGTATCATACTAATCTTGATTTAAATTGTGTCAACTTAGCTAAGAACTCTGCATTCTTTTGATATTCGGGATAAGCATCATAAACTGCTTTTAAATCCTCCTTGCTCTGTGCGAGTTCCATCTTTCGTAATGCACATTTGCGTTTAAACTCTTCGGACTTCTGAAGGTCTGGGAATCCGTTCCAAACTCTATCTACTTCCTCCCAAATTTGAGCCTGTTGCAATTGTGGATAAGCATATTGTTTTTGCTCATTAAGATTTTCGTCTTTTTCTTCCTCGCTCTTTGGAGCTGGTTCAGAGTAACCATATACTTCTTTCTGATTATTCATCCATTCAAGAACTTCTTGCTCGGTCATACCGCAATACCAACGTACAATGTTATTCTCATCTTGAATGATAAGTTTTGTAATACATCTGTTAGTATAGCCCACATATCCTACATGGAAAATCGTCTTCAGCTTTCCGCTCGAAGAATATTCTACATTTCGGTTAAGGTTAACGAATATCTTCTTGGGAGCGGTATATAATTCTCGACCGATACCTAAACAAGAGCAAGCACGCTTGAAAGAGTCGCTAGCTTGGCCTTTAACGGCTTCGGTGTTACTTGGCGTACCAACATCTTGCTTATCTATCCAACCGATGCCTTCTTTATAAACGGAAACCGTACAAAAGAGGTTTTGACCAATAAGCTCATGCTTACGTTTCCATCCATAGATGCCGAACTTCTCATCTAATCGTCTCATGTCACATCTTGCGTCTTTGTAAAGGAGCAAGGAACACCAGTCCGGTGACTTCTGATTACCACCTTGACCAACACGGACTTCTATCTCATCTGCATCAAGGAGGCGAAACTCATAATCCTTAATTTCTACGCTCTGCCCTTCTACAGGCTTCGCTGCCTTATTCTCTGCCATAGTCGTATATTTTAAATAATCATTTTCTTTATCTGACAAGAAACAACAAGTTCATTGATTTCTTTGAGAGAATAATATCTAGGTGAGTTTTTACTATCACCTACATATTCTTTCATTAACCTATTCTTGACCCATTTGTCAATCATCTGTTTTTCGAATCCTTTTGATGCAAGATAGCATTCGGCATCCTTTCTGCGTATCTTGTCGGAACGCAAGCCCATTTCGAATTGGGCATCCATCCGTCCCGCTTGAAATGCGACTGATACTAATTGCTCAATCTCGCTTAATGACATATTCTTTCTACAGTTTTTATGGTGTGTCTCACCTTTTTATGTAATATTACAAAAAATATATTAAATTTCTTGCAAGTTACGATATTTTTATGTATATTTGCAACATATTTAATGTTTACGAGTGCAAAGATAAGAAAAGTATCGCAAATATGCAAATAAATTAGTGTTTAAATATACTATATTAACCTTTATTATCTTTAAACTCTAAATCTTTACATAAATTAAGTTACACATGCGCTTACTGCGTATTAAATTTTAGGTTATGAATAGTGCATACGAAAGACTGAAGGCAGTAATCACTGCTTTGGGTTACACTTCTAATGAAAAATTCGAGGATACCGTAGGCTTAGGACATGGCTTCGTAAGCCGTATAACTAATCGTGTATCTTCCAAAAGCTTGCAAGCTATAACGAGAAAATTTCCGCAGGTAAATCCAAGTTATATTAGGACAGGAATGGGGGAAATGTTCATCTCTTCACCTATAAAGGTAAGCGAAAACGAAAACGCAAAGACTAGACTGCGTGAGTATCTTAAATATAAAGGAATTACCAAACGTGAATTTTGCGACAAAGCCGATGTGGCCTCTAACTTTCCAATCATAGGGAAAAATGGTGTGTTCACGGCAAGGGTATCTTATAGAGTGAATTCTAAATTTCCAGATCTTAATATGGATTGGCTAGCTAATGGAGCTGGTGAAATGTTGCAGCCGGAGGCTAATATTGAAAAATTCAACAACTACAAAAGCAGAATTGCGCCATTCTGTACGGAGATGGGAATTAGTACTACATTCTTCTTGCGGAAGTGTAAGAGTTATACCAGTGCGATTAACAGATTGCCGGATATGCCTAGCGAGACATTCTTGAAGAATATCTCTTTGGCTTACCCTCAGCTTAACTTGAACTGGCTTAAGACCGGAGAAGGAAAGATGTTCAACGATGACATCAAGTCGAATATCAATTCAAGCGTCAGCTTTGTTCCTCTTGTTCCTCAGATGGCTTATGCGGGTTATCTCAGCGGATATGCAGATGATGTATATATCTCATCACTTCCAACAATCCCTATCGTAAAGGAAGATAAAGAGAAGTACGTAGCATTCGAAGTAAGCGGTGACTCTATGGATGATGGCTCGTCTAGAGCTTACCAAAATGGAGACATCGTTATATGCAAAGTCTGTCCTGATTACATGGTCAAGAACAATGGACTGCATATAGACGGAAAGGAATATATCATAGTTCACAAAGAAGGTATTCTGTTGAAGCGCATCATTGACTTGAATATGGATGACGGAAAACTTATTTTGCGTTCCTTTAATCCTACTTATCGTGACTTAGAGTTGGATTTAGCTGATGTAAAGCAGCTCCTCATTGTAGAATATCAGCAGAAAAAGAAAAGATAATGTAAATTATATTTGTATATTCTGTGGAATAGGCTTGCATTAAATGTCGCAAAATTGCCGCAAAACGATTATTCACCTGTAGTGTAAGCTACTATTGCTTAGTTATTTATTGATATTCCGAACAACAGCCTTCTAAGCTGTGGGTCTTGGGTTCGAACCCCAACGGAATCACAATAACAAAGCATAAAGCGTAGGTGATATAATCGAAAGGTTATGTCACCTATTTTGCTTTAAAACGCTAAAATTCATCTAGTTATAAGCGTGAAGTAAGTCTATTAGTGTCGTATGCGATAGTGTATATGGCGATGATGCGAATTTCACAAGTAAGCCGTACAATCCACAAGTAAAGTGTAGAAATGCCGCAAAATTGCCGCAAATGCACAAAAATGTCCGCAATACATTGTAAATTTAAAGAGAATCATTATGGCAACAATAACATATGAACTTGGAAAACCAAAGCTAGATAAGTCTAGAAAGGTATCTATCGTAGTCTCACACAAGGGACAGAGAAGAAGAATTCCTACCAATATCGTTCTGACTGATAGTGACGTCTCACGAAGCGGGAAGATTTCATCCCGAAAGATACAGAAGGCGATTGATGACAAGATAAATCTCCTTAAGGATAAATTATATGACCTAGAGATTGACTTGTTAGGCAAGGATGTAGATATTGATTGGATTTTCTCGCATATAACAAAAGAAAGCGAAACTCTTGATTTCTTCGAGTATGCAGAGAAATGGATAGAACGTTCCACCAATAAAGGAAAGAAGAATTATTCTATAATGCTGAACTCCTTGGAACGTTTTAATCAATGCAGAAAACTGCCATTCTCGCTTATAGACTATAGTTTCCTTAATAGATATAAAGATTATCTCGATGGGCATCCTAGAGCACAGTCTTTATACCTTGGCAATATCCGTCACTTGTTCAATGAAGCTATTAAGGAATACAACACGGATGATAAGAAAGTGATTGCCAATAATCCTTTCGAGAAATTCTCTATTCCCAAGGATATGCCTAACACAAAGAACAGGGTAATCAGTGAAGAGAACCTTGTTAAGGTGTTTAACTTCAAAGGTACAAGGCGTATCGGTATGGCTAGGGATTGTTACATTATGTCGTTCTGTCTGATGGGAATGAACTCTGTTGATATGTATGAATGTACGCAATACAAGAATGGTGTGCTTGCATACGACAGAGCCAAGACTAGGGATAAGCGAGCTGACAACGCCCACATAGAAATAGAAGTACCTGATGTTATAAAACCTTTATTTAAAAAGTACAAAGGAACATCTAGGGTTTTTGATTTCTATATAAAGTATTCCAATTCGGGTAGCTTCAACAAGCATATCAACAAAGGTCTGCATTATATAGCGGACGAGTTGGGAATACCTCGTTTTGACTTCTACTCAGCCCGTCATACTTGGGCATCAATTGCTAGAAATAAACTGGGAATAGATAAATATACGATTCATGAAGCTCTTAACCATGTTTCGGACTTGGACATAACCGATATTTATATCCAGAAGGATTATACCAATATCAACAAGGCAAATGCAAAGGTCGTTGATTATCTTATCAACCTTGCAGGAAACAATATATAATAAGGAGATAGGGGAAGCTTAGTCTTCCCCCTCTTTGTTTTTGTTCTCCTCTTCCT